AAACTGTGTTGCATTTAATTTAAAAGGTGACTTAAAAAGTAGTTTAAAACTAAAAGAAGAATGGGTAGAAGACATAGGAAATGGATTATGGGTTAGAGAAAAAGTAGAATTTGAAGATATTAAATTAGATAACAAGGATTACAACTTACCCTTTATTGTTTTGTATTACAATGTTTCCACTTTTATTGAATATGAAGATGTAAAAAAAATATTTGATAAAGATTTATATTTAAACAAACAATTAATCTTGTTATTTGTAGGGGAAGACGATTTCCAACATTTAAGAATATCACAAAGAGTAAATGAATTATATGATATGCACCTCGTAAGACCTGAAAATAAAAACATTGTAGAAATAATAAAAGAAACTACACCTAACTGTGATTATTATATGGAATATAAAAAAAATGATAACATACAAAATATTTATGATAATAATAAAACACGTTTTATACAACTTTGAATATTAACCCCCCAATTATTATATAATATAAATTACATAATAAAAATAATTAAATTATATTAGTAATGAAATTTTTAAATATTCCAAAAGAATTACTACATATAATATTGTCATATGACGGAAGAATAAAATATGATAATGGAAAGTATATAAATATAATAGATAAAAATGATGAACGATATAATATTATTGGACCAATTATAAGTAAAAAAATAAAAATAATGCAAGATATAGAATTAAATGACACTGGATTTTATTTTGAATTTGCGTTTGATAATCAACCAATGCTGGCATTATGCTATTATTATGATAATAACGTATTTGAAATATGTTATACTGATATGAAAAAATCAGGTCATATTTTGGGAAGTGACCAAATTAGAACTATTTATGATTAAGCTATTTGCTTATCATATAAAATTAACTAGAAACAATTAACTGTAATTTTATTTTCTTTTTTAAACTTTCTTCATCTTGAAACATATATAGTTTAAATTTATTTCTTGTATGTTCTTCTATATCGTGATGCATAGTTATACGAGAAATAAGCCTTAGTTTTTCCAAATAAACCATATAATTATACGCACCATTATTTCGCCTTACTTTATCAAATACAACACCATCATGTTCATTTTCTAAATAAATAGGGTTCTTTACACAATTATGTAGTAAATTACAATCTGTTTGCACTTTTCGTATAGACCTCATTGCAGTATTTACATAATCTAACTTAGAAATCCACTCATTTAAAAAGTCCTTTGCTTTTTCACTCACTGAATTTACAATATATGACTCTTCATTATATAAAATAATCTGATTTAATAAATCAACCAATCTCCTAATAGGACTTGTGATATGAATGTAAGGCTTCATATTACATTTTTTCATGCTTTTTTTTATTGCTTGTAATGAATCCATATTAATTAACTCATGATTTACAATAGCATCTTCCTGAAAATTAATATAATGTCCAGAAACATTGTTCCACTGTTTAATAACTCTCTTAGTTTCCCGTGATAATTCTGCTGTTTGTAATTTATCTTCGTCTTTTTCCATATTTTGTATAATTACCGAACGAAATATTCCTTTTTTTTTATTCAACATAAACATTCCTGTATATGCATTCATCAATATCATCCAATGTGATACAATATCGTGGCTTGTTTTCACATTCCTATCCATTCTGCATGTTAAATCATATAATTTTGTGTAAACCGCTTCATTAAATAACAATTTATGTTCTTCATATGTATAATTTTTAAAGACCTTTATTAATACATTTCTATATTTCACTGCTTCTATATCTTCTAAAAAGTTACCTTCCATATCTATGTAAATATCCATTGCCAATGCAAATCTGTTCTGGTTTTCCTGTAAACTACATAATGTATCTGATAAAACAGTTGGCAACATTGGTCTCTTCCTGTCAGGTAAGTATATTGTAGCTACCCTATGACTAAAAGTCTTCCATAAATCTAACGTTTCCAACCAAAGGAATACATTAGCTATATATATTGAAACTCTCCAACCTATCTGTTCATTGTTTTTTAAATAGGGTTCTATTCCAAATCCATCATCAAAATCTACACTATTTTCAGGATCAATAGTAATAATTTTTTCACTCCGCCTATCCTGAATATTATAATTAGGATTTGTAAATATCTGATCAATAAATTCTTCATGTGGTATTTTATTTAATACTGTTTTGGTTTTAGCTACAAACTCTGTGAACGAAACATATAAACTTTTACAATATAATTGGTATTCATAAAACACTTCCAAATTATCTATGTCACCTAACGTATTTATTAAAACACCGTTTGGGTGTTTATCATTCCAATCTTGAAATTTAAAAATCACATATTTATTTTTAATATTTTTTGAAAAACCAATTTTAATTTCATACGGAACTAAAAATGCTGGTAAATACCTATCATCTGGAACACATTTATAAAGTAATTTTTTCTTATTACTTGTTCTGCCATATGTTCTATTACCCTCCAGAATTAATACACCAGCAATTGTTTGATAACCACGCACTATTGATTTACGAATAGATAAATTATTACTTGAATCAAATGTTAATATATCTCTACTAAAAAGCTTTTCTTTTAAAGGGTCCAGTGTCTTCAAACTTTCTATTGAATTCGTATCTAGTAAGTTTTCATTATTTACATCTTTAAAATCCCAATCGGTATAGTTCCGATTTTTTATAAATATTTGATATGTCATTATATAATTCAAATTTTAATTATATAAGAAAGATTCACTTTAATTCAATTTTTAATAAGGCATTCTATAAATATCATATTTTTTTAAACTTGTCTTTTTCTTTGATTTTGATTTATTTTTTTTTCCTTTGGTTTTGTTTTTATAACTTTTTGATTTTTTATTTTTACGTTTTTTGGTTTTTCCTCCTCTCGGTCCTTCATATTTCCGTATTTCTTTTATAACGTTTTTATCTTTTAGATTATATCTATCAAAGATATCTGAAATTGTATTTTCTCTCCTTAGTTTTTTTGCATACCTAGCAATATCTTTATTCATTACATCATTATCTATCAAAAATGTATTCAATTCTTTATCATTGCCAACATATTGTAATAATTTTTTTTGTTCTTCTTGTGGTATGCTGTTACGATTCATTTGTTTGAATGCTTCAATTAAAAGTGTTAAAATTCGTTTTAACTCCTCTCTTTTTTTACTCATCTTTTCTATAAGCACTTCTTCTCTATCTTCAGGTCTACGTACGAACACACCATAATTATGTTGAAATCTTATTTTCAGATTATCAAAATCTGATTTCAGTTTTTTTATATGTTCATTATAATTTAAAGTATAATCAATTATATCAATGGTTTCAGTTTTTTCTATTTTTTCTATTAATTGCACAAACAATTCCACGTTATCAAGTAATGCTATTTCACCTATTATTGTTAAATGACGGGATGGTTTTCTAATTACAAGTTCATCGTATTTCAATAGTTTTCCTATTGCTACTATATTTTTTACTTGAATTGCTATATCAAGTATATTTACATTTGCACTTATTTCTAAGTCTTCTGAAAATGGAGAGTTATTAAAATAAATAAAAACGTCCATAACCGTTACATAATGAAAATTGATATCAACACCATTTTTAACTAAAAGGTCTATTGCCTCTCTTAAATCCTTTTTTTCATCTGGTTTTTTCAATGAATTGTTTTTTACTATTAAATAAGTTAAAGGATTTACATATTTATAGAATCCTGAGAAGTCATAAAGAAAATTACCATCATCAGAATTACCATCGTCATCATCAGGTTCAATCAATCCAAAAGTTTCGTTTAAATCACAATCTTCTGACCGTTTCTCTTCAAATTCTTCAGGAAGTCCTAATTGAGTTATAAATCTATTTCTATTTCCCTTATAAAATCCTGGTTCTGTTTCTGTTATTATTTTTCTTTCTTTAAAATATTTTTTAAGTTCATCTATATTTATTGGATGCAAATGTTGTATTATATCCTTACAATTTCTGCATCCTTAATTCATCATTATTATCACTCATCTATAGAATATAATAATATAAAAATTGAATACACATAGAAATATTTATTTGAAAATATACTATTCATATGGCATTCAATGATGAAGCTATATATATAAGCTTATGAAGCAATAAAAAAGTTACCCCTATTTGTTCATGTAGTAAATTTCATTTCTACGGAACATGTAATTGTAATAATAAGTTAAAACTACATAATGTTATTGTTAGTAGTTAATTAATAGTATGCCACCCAAATATTATAAAAAATACAAAAAAAAAGAAGTAGATTTGACCAACACAAATGATTCATTTTTTTAGTTATTGTAGAATCACCATCAAAATGTAGTAAAATAGAACATTACTTAGGACCTAACTATAAATGTATTGCTTCTATGGGTCACTTAAGACAAATAAAAGGTTTAAAATCTATTAGCACAAAAGATACATTTTTACCAACCTTTGACATTATTGAAGATAAGTTAAGTCATATTAAGAAAATGGATAAGATAATTGCTGATTTTACAATTGAAAATATATTTCTTGCTACTGATGACGACCGAGAAGGTGAAGCTATTGCGTGGCATATCTGCGACCTTTTCAAATTACCATTAAGCACAAAAAGAATTATTTTCCATGAAATAACGAAAACCGCAATTCAAGATGCTATTAAAAAACCAACTACAATTAACATGTCCTTGGTGATGGCACAACAAACAAGACAAATATTAGATCTTATAGTTGGTTACAAAATTTCTCCTTTTTTATGGAGATACTTATACAATAACAAAGACAATTCTTTGTCTGCAGGAAGATGCCAAACTCCTGCACTAAGACTTATTTATGACAACGAAAAAAACAATAGTAAAGAATTAACAAAAACTTATAAAATAAATGGGTTTTTTACACAGAAAAAGATTAAATTTGAACTGGAAAAACAACTTGAAAATGAAGATTTATTATTAGAATTCTTAGAAAAATCAAAAACACATACATACAATTTGCAGGTAGAACCACAAAAATTATCTACATCTAATCCTCCACGACCATTTTGCACTTCCAAATTACTACAAACTGCAAATAGTTTACTTCAAATGTCTCCTAAGGAAACAATGAATCATTGTCAACAACTATATCAAAACGGATTTATAACCTATATGAGAACAGAAAATACACAATATTCAAAAGACTTTGTAAATAAAGCAAAGAGTTACATAAAAAATGCTTTTGATGAATCATTTATTGGTGAGACAGATAAAATTACTAATATAAAGAGTGACAATCCACACGAAGCTATTAGAGTTACACAAATTGAAGTCAGGACGATTGCTAATTGTAAAAGTAGTCGTATGAACACATTATACAAACTTATTTGGAAAAACACATTACAGAGTTGTATGTCAAACTCAATTTACTTTCAAAACAAGCTTATCATTGATGCACCTTTAAAAAATAAATATTTAGGTATAATTGAGTATCCAAAATTCTTAGGTTGGAAAATAATTGATAATAAAACAGATGTAACAGAAGAACAAAATAAAGCTACTTTTTTAATTAATTATTTACAAAGTCTAATTTCTAATAAAAAAGATATTGTTTGTCACAAGATAACTTGTGAAATAAATTGTAAAAAAAATCATAGTTACTATACGGAAGCAAGTTTAATTCATAAACTAGAAACATTGGAAATAGGTAGACCATCTACTTATTCAACAATAGTCGAAACTATAAAAGAACGTGGCTATGTGAAAAAAACAGATGTTCCAGGAGAAAAGCTAATGTGTAATAATTATGAAATGATAAATAATATTATTACAAAGAAAGAAGAAGAAAAGGTTTTTGGTAACGAAAAAAATAAATTAGTTATTGAACCAATCGGTGTTCTCGCTTTAGAATTTTTAACGAATTATTTTGATACTATATTTTCATATGAATACACAAAAGATATGGAAAAACAATTAGATTTGATTTCAAACAACGAAATTGAAGACTGGTCAATTATTTGTAAAACTTGTTATGATGAGTTAAAAGAGTTATCAAAGTTAGTAAAAGACGTTAAAAAACATTCATACGAAATAGAAGAAGGATATGAATTTATATTTGAAAAATATGGTCCATCTATAAAACATACTTTGAACGATGGAACTATAAATTATTTACCTGCAAATCCAAACATATCTATTGACCTTCACAAACTTGAAAATAAAGAGTATAAATTAGATGACTTGATAAGTAATATTAGTAACGCCTTAGGAAAATATGAAAATGAAGATATATTCATAAAAAATGGGAAATATGGCTATTACGCAGAATGGGGAGATAAACGTGAAAGTATTAAAAATTTAAAAACACCCATTAATGATATTAACTTAGAAATATTAACCCAATTTTTAGAAGATAAGAAAACAAATAATACAGATAGTGGTATACTACGAGAAATAAACGAAGACATGACTGTTAGAAAAGGAAAATACGGACCATATGTATTTTATAAAACAAAAGCTATGTCAAAACCAAAATTTCTCAATATAAAAAAATGTCCTCATGGATTCTTAGAATGTGATAAAAACGACCTAATAAATTGGTTAAAAGAACAATACAATTTATAGTTTAATGCGTATAAAAACTATTGTTATCATCTAATTAAAAGATAATAACAATGAAATTCTACGAAACGACATTTGAAGAATATTTACATGCAAATGAAGAATTAAATATACACCCTGAATTAAATAAAATTATTAAAATTATACCAAACGACATATACAAATTTGAAAATACGATCGTCTATGGTCCTCCTGGAATTGGCAAATATACCCAAATATTATCAATATTAAAAAATTACAGTCCCAGTAAACTTAAATATGAAAAAAAAATTATTGCCAATACTGATAAACAAGAATACAAATACAAAATTAGTGATATACATTACGAAATTGATATGTCATTATTAGGTTGTAATTCAAAAATAATTTGGCATGAGATATTTAATCAGATTGTTGACATCATTTCTGTTAAACAAGAAAAAATTGGATTTATATTATGCAAAAACTTTCATTTAATTCATTCCGAATTATTAGATATTTTTTACAGTTATATTCAACATTTCAATCATTCACAAACCAATGTATTTATTAGATTTATCATTCTTTCAGAGCATATAAGTTTCATTCCTAATAAAATACAGAATATTTGCCAAGTATTAAAAATTGGTTCACCTACAAAAGAAAAATGTAATTATATTGCCACTAGACATGTTAAAAAATACGAAATACCTATCCAAAACAAAGATATTCTTTCAAGAATACATCCTAACCAAGAAAAAAATTCATCAAATTCAAAACAAAAAAACAGAAATATAACTTCATTAATTAATAAAATAGATACTAATGGAATCATAAATTTAAAGGAATTAAAATCATTTAATTTGTTATTTTCCAATAACAGCCAAATTCAAGAACTTCCTGACGATAATTTTAATATTATTTGTAACAAAATTATTGAATACATAATCATTGAAAAAGACATTAAGTACATTGACATTAGAGATAGTTTGTATGATATACTAACTTATAATTTAGATGTTGTTGAATGTATATGGTATATCTTATCTTTTTTAATAAATAATGAATATATAAATAATGAAGATGTATTTGATGTAACAAACAATATTTATAAATGTTTAAAATATTATAATAACAACTATAGACCAATATATCACTTAGAGAGTATTTTTTATTACATATCAATTAAAGTAAAAGGAATAAATGAACTATAACAAAGCATGTAATTATTTAGAATTTAAAAAAAATGACGAAATTAATGAAAATACTATTAAAAAACAATACAGATTGTTAGCATTAACATATCATCCAGATAAAAATAAATCACCTGATGCGAAAAAAAAATTTCAATTGATCAATGAAGCATACCAATATTTACTTTCTTATGAAGGATTCAATAATAGTAATGATATTAACGAAAATGATTATTCAAATATTTTATACTACTTTTTAAATTCTATTATTAGTGAAGAAAATAACTTTATGCATGTCATTATTAATAAAGTAAATAGTCTTTGCGAAGATAAAGCTATTGAATATATAAAAACACTTGATATTACTTTATTATTTAAAATATACGATATATTATTTAAATATAAAAATGCATTCCACATGAAACCACATTTTATAGACGAAGTGAGAAAAATTATAAAAGAAAAAACGAAAAATGATGAAAAAATAATATTAAATCCGAAACTTACAGATTTGTTTGAAGAACAAGTATACAAATTAAAAGTCCAAGAACAATTATTTTTTATACCATTATGGCATGATGAGTTGATATATGATTTATCTGGAACTAACTTATATGTGAATTGTGAACCTATACTACCAGAAAACGTTGAAATTGACAACCAAAATAATATTTACGTTACTAAAGAGTACACTTTGAATGAAATTTGGAACAACGATAAAGTAGATATTCAATTTAACAATATTATAATCAATACACGTAACTTACTCATTAGAAATAAACAAACTATAAGATATAAAAATTGTGGCATTCCAAAAATAAATACCAAAAACCCATTTGATGCTTCTAAAAAAAGTGACATATTTGTTATTATTAATATTGAACGCGTTGATTAAAATAAAAACAAATATATAGTAAAAACTATATATGTGTGGAATAATTGGATACTTAGGACATGATGATTGTAAAAAATATATTTTGGAAGGTTTGAAAATTTTACAAAATAGAGGTTATGATTCTGCAGGTATTTCTATGATTAAAGACAAACAATTTGAAACTAAAAAATTTGCATCCAATAACGTAAATAATGCTTTACATATTTTAGAAAAAGAAATGTCTACTGTTGAAAATATATTTTGTAATGGAATTGGACATACTAGATGGGCAACACATGGAAGTAAAACAGATTACAATGCACATCCTCATCAAGATAATTTATCTAGAATTTCCATTGTTCATAATGGTATTATTGAGAACTATAATCACTTAAAAGATGATTTAATTAAACAAAATTATACATTTCATTCACAAACAGATACTGAAGTTATTTCTGTTTTAATTGGAAGTTTTTTAGATAACGGGGAGAACATAAAAGACTCTATACAAAAAACAGTGCAATTATTGAAAGGAACATGGGCACTTTGTATTATTCACATTGATTTTCCTGATAAAATGTGGATTTGTCGTAATGGTTCTCCGTTATTATTGGGAATTGAAGATAATTATGCTATTATTTCTAGTGAATCATCTGGTTTTGGAAACTATATACAAAAATACATTGTTTTAGAAAATAACGACCTATTAGAACTTAGTTTACACAACAATAAAATTACATACACGGAGAACATCCATCAATATAAGATGAAAAACAACGATTTCGATGGTTTTGAATCGTTACCAGATGGATGTTCTCATTGGATGAAAAAAGAAATCTTTGAACAAATAGAAACTATCAATCGTTCTATCAACTATGGAGGAAGAATAGAGAATAAAACTTGTGTAAAACTAGGTGGACTAGATGATAATAAAGATAATTTACTTGATATAAAGCATTTAATTATATTAGGATGTGGCACTTCTTATCATGCTGGGTTATGGAGTTTATATGAGTTTAAAAGTTATGAAATTTTTGATACAGTTTCATGTATTGACGGTGCAGAGTTTGATGTTTCCGACATTCCTAGAAGAAATAAGACCGCTTTGATTTTATGTTCTCAATCAGGAGAGACAAAAGATCTACATAGATGTATTGATATTGCGAGAACATTTGACCTAATTACAATAGGTGTTGTAAATACTACTGATTCTATGATCGCAAGAGAAACTGATTGTGGTGTTTATTTAAATGCTGGAAGAGAAGTTGCAGTTGCATCTACAAAATCTTTTACAAGTCAGTGTATTATACTTACACTCATTGCTATATGGTTTGCACAAAATAAAGGTATTCATATCAAAAAAAGACAGAAAGCTATTCATGACCTACGTAATTTTTCTTTTCAATTGAATTCTCATTTTGACTCATTGGAGAACCTCGCCACTAACTGTGCAAAAATACTCAAAAATACCGATTCTTTATTCATTTTAGGAAAAGGAAATAACGAGGCAATTGCTAAAGAAGGCTCCTTAAAAATTAAAGAAGTTGCTTATATCCATTCTGAAGGTTATTCTTCATCGGCATTAAAACATGGACCATTTGCATTAATAAAAGAGAACCTACCTATCATTATTATAGATACTATCAAAAAATACAATGAAAAATCAATTAATGCTTTTAATGAAGTTAAATCAAGAAAAGCAAATGTATTTATTATTACAGACAATATATCATCTTATACAAATATAGGTATAGCAAAAGAGAACATAATTGAAATACCAAATAATGAAACTTATGGTAGTTTAATTGCTAATATTTATCTTCAATTACTAAGCTACTATTTATCAATTGAACTTGGATTTAATCCTGATTTTCCTAGAAATCTAGCAAAAGTAGTCACTGTAGAGTAAAATATTTCTAAGTATATTTTATCATGCATGATATAATTATTATCGGTGGTGGAATCTCAGGATTATACGCATACTATTCTCTAAAAAAAAAATATAATGATATAAATGTAGTTTTACTTGAAAAAAACGACTATTTTGGAGGGAGAATATATCAACATAATGAAAAACTATTAGGAAATAATTTTAGTTTTCCAGCAGGAGCAGCAAGATTTAATAAAAATCATAAAGAAGTTATAAAATTATTAAAAGAATTCAAATTAATTGATTTTAGAAAAGAAAAAGGGTTTGAATCAGACTTTGAATTTATTGATACTAAAAATCAATTTAACAAAAAATTTAATAATGAAAATGGATTTAAATATGTAAATCAGGTTCTAAAATTTTCAAAAAAGTTCAAAGATACAGAATTAAAAAACTTAACATTTAAAGAACTTTCAGAAAAGACCTTAAAAAAAGATGAAGTAGAATTTATGCTTATTGCTAGTGGATATAGTGGACAACTGAAAAATATGAACTCGTATGATGCTGTTAAATTATTTGTAAAAGGAATTAACGTAAATTTACAATATTGGGGCAATAAATATCATTTATTAATTTCTAAATTAGTGTCCCATTTAAAAAATAATAAAGCAAAATTAATGTTAAATGCCAATGTTAATAAAGTGATTAATAATAATGATTGCTTTGACGTTTTTTATAATAATAATAGAATTCAAGGTAAAAACATTATTTTTTGCTTACCAAAACCAGCATTATTGAATATTGATTATCTTAAACCAATTCACTGTATAATTAATGAATCAGTCACTTGTAAACCACTTTGCAGAACATATGCTATTTTTAAGAAAGAAGATATATGGTTTAAAGATTTGAAAAATAAAGTGGTAACTAATGACGAATTAAGATATATTATACCAATGGATAGCGAAAACGGATTAATTATGATTTCATATACAGATGATATATATACAAAATACTGGAAAGCTATTAGAAATAATCAAAATAAATTAAAAATTAAAATTATTGAACACGTAAAAAATGTTTTTAATATTAACATTAATAAACCAGAAAAAGTCATTGTTTTTAATTGGGACTGTGGTGTAACATATTGGAACAAAAATATTAACAGCGAAGAAATTAGTAAATTTATATTAAATCCTTTACCTAACACATATATATGTGGTGAAAATTATAGTTTAAATCAAAGCTGGGTTGAAGGTGCTTTGGAAAGTGTAAATTCCTGTGTTAAAAAAATAACATTATAATATATAATGTCTGAAAAAGGAGTTTGTGCTAGTTGTTTAGATTTTAATATAGATAAAGTAGTAAAATCTAAAAATTCACTTAAACCAACATGGTTGAAAGAAAATGATTATGTAGAATCATTTATAAAAAATCATGATTTAAATTTAAAAACCCCATCTAAATATGATGTTGAAATAAAAGTAGATTTAGGAAGTAAATTCGCAGGAAAAAAGGTATTATACTGGGCAGCTGACAAAAATAGTAATCATTCTCCATTAGTTAAATTAGCAAAAAATGCATACAATAAATTTGAAAATAGTGGCGTAATTAAAGTAAATAAAGATGGAAAAGGTATTTTCAAAATTGATTGTCCACAAATTTATAGAGCTAAACGTAACGAAAAAGAAAAATTAAAGTCATATTTTAGACATATGCACTTTGTTATAGAAAAAGATAATCAATGGGACACACAAATATATACAAAGATTGTTATATGTAAATATGACTACGAAAAATTTATGAAACAATATAAAAAAGGAACTACAGTTATCATTAACGCATTACCAAATGAGTATTTTGCAAAAGATCATATCCCTAATTCTTACAATCTTTTCAATAAAACAATCAAGTCTATGAGTTCAGAACAACTACTATCTTGGTTTAAAGAAGTTATTAAACTTCATTATCCAAAATTAAATACATATATTGAAAATAACAAAATAGAACTATATGAAATTCCTATTATTACTTATTGTGCTCATGAAAAATGCAATGCATCAGAGTTAGCAATAAAAGAACTGATGAAAAAAGGATTTGTAAATATAAATGAATATAGTGGTGGAATTGTAGATTATCGTTTGAATAATCCACATGATTAATTTTTTGGTATTATTTTCTTAATATGATAATGATTTAATACTAATTTATTGTTATCATTTGAATCAATAACAGCTGCTGTCTCCTGATTTCCATAAACTTCTTGATATAGTTTTATATTTTCTTTATTTGGAAATTCTAAAACAAATTTATACATATTTCTGCATATATCATGGAAGTTCTCTGGTCTTGAAATTAAATGTGCATTATCAATTTCATATATATCTTTTAAACCTTTATAAATAATAGGATGTCTTGGGGTGCAACCTATAAAACCTTGAAATATACTGCCTGGAAAATAAGATGAATTAACAGAAAAATACTCATAATCTTTTACTATTTCATCAATATTACATTCTATCATTGCGTCTGTATCAAAGTAAACACCTCCTTTTATATATAAATAATAATATCTAAATAAATCAGCACGATGTTCACCATAGTTAAACGAAAAAAATTTGTTTATTACATTAGGAAATTCTGTAATAGAATTTTCTTGAAAAAATGTGATAACTTCTCTATCATTAAAATGCTTATATTCCCAACCTTCACTTCTTCGTTTTATCATATCAACTACATATTCCTTTGGATTTTCACTTCTGGATGTTTGTATAATAAATTTTGGAATTTTCATAAAAATTATTATACTTTATTTTTCATTTTTTTTACGAAGAAATAACGAATCTAAAACATGTCGATTGTTTTTTGCATCTTCGTATCCTTGTAAATACATTATTTTTAAATCGTGTTCTTTTTTTGAGAATAGTGTTGTGTAATCTTTTATATTTAAATTTGCTGGTTGACTTAATTTATTTTTTTTTCTATCTTCCCAGTAACTTGGTGTAATATGCACGTCTGCGTATTTACCATCTACGTAGGGATATTTGCTAAAACCACCGTCAAAAGTTAATAAATTTCTATATTTATAAAATAAATTTCCAGTTACAAATGGAATATGAGAGCTTCCTATACAACAATTTATTGCATCTTCTAGATCAGAAAAATCATTGTATATAACTGTGCGAAATCTAAATCTCTTCCAGACGGTAGTTCCAACATAAACTTTATTTAATCTGAAATCTTCTGTTTTATAATTATTTAATACTGCTTTTTTTACGTTTTCTTCTATTAATTGTAAACTTTTTACATTTGTATAATCTATGTCAAATATATAATTAATAAAGTCATCATCATTTTCTTTTAAACTTAAAAATAAGGAGTTCCATGCACCTGCAGACGCACCAGAAAAAATGTAATCTTCCAATTCATAATTTTCTTTCAAATATTTACATAAACCAAGCATATAAAACCCTCTAAATCCTCCTGGAGAAATAGTTATTACTTTCTTCTCATTATTGGTAGAATTAATATTTAAAATTATATTCTTGTAACTTTTTATAATTGGTCCATGAAACATCTTACTGAATATTCCAAAACTATAAACATTTGTAAATAAAAGTAAATAATAAAATATTTGATATTGAATTCCAAACATACAGATTACATTATACTCCCATAAAAAAAGACGACTAAACTTTAATTAATTAAAATACATGAACAAACTAAATTTTTATTTTTATTATGCTGTGGCGGCTGCCTTCTTTCTAACAACCTTCTTCTTTGGTGCCTGAACGTCTGCCTCCTCGTCGGCTGGTTCCTCAGCAGGAGCTGCTTTCTTTACTACCTTCTTCTTAGGCGCTGGTGCTGGTGCAGGTTCGCCTTCCTCGTCACTGTCTTCAACCACAGTATCCTTAACAGCAACTGCACCACTATCTGATTCTTCGTCAACGGGTTCCTTATCAATAATAGCTAGCTCATCGGTAGTAAGGCTAATATGGCACTTGTCATAAACACTGACAACCTCTCTAGGCTTCACAACCACTTGATTAACCTTCCATGTCAATCCCCAACCCTTACCTCCAAACCAAAGTCCGCCACATTGTAGAACACATGCTACATTAGATAGCTTTGGCACAAAATCCATCGGGGTTAGATTCTCATTCTCACTGGGGAAAATAATATTTTGCTGAGTATCGTAAATCTGAACACTCCACTTATTATTATAATTAGGAACTCTTGCACGAATAGAAGGAGGCTTAGACATATCAATCTTCTTTGTCAACTTGTCCTTCTGATACTTAACAAAAGGGAAGAAGTTATGCTTTACCACACCTCTCTCTAGCTCCTCTCCAAACCAAGCATCACTATGCTTTACTGCATCATCAATAATTTGATTCTCAAATTCAGTTAGCTTCTTCAAGAACTCGTCAGTTCCTGGTGTCTTATAATCATTATTAGGAAAATTGAGAGACATGCTGAACTTTCCATCGGACTCGCCCATATCGTTAACATAATCTGCGATTCCCCACGTCATCATGAGTGGGGTAGAAATATGCAAAGAACGACCTGTTTGGGTGCTGATTACATTAATTGACTTTCCGCCGTTATTGTTTACCTTAGGTTGCATATACCTTACCTCATTGGTAATCCAATCACTGCTCTTCAAAACTACGGGTGTTGCTGACTTAGACATGATAATTTCTTATTATATACTATCTTAAGTAGCTATTCTTTAAATCAATTTTTTATTTATAAAAGCTAGTTAGCAGTTATAATATATTATTTTAGGTATTTTTTACGTTCTCCAAAAAAATAGTATAAATACAAATATAAAAAAATATACTTATAGTATAATATATGAAAAATCTATTAAACGATAAGAAAGTTGATAAAAAAGAAAATGATTTATACATCAAATACGAACAATATAAAAACGAAAAGGATATAAATTTAAAAAAATTTAAACATCCTGTTCTCAAAGAAACATGTAAACAATATGCATTAAAAGTGACAGGAAATAAAACAGTGTTGACAGAGAGGATTGAATCCTTGTTTAAAAAAATAAAAAATGCAATTGTTATACAATCCATGATAAAAAGATATCAATGGAAAATATTTTATAATTATAGGGGACCAGCTTTATATGATAGAAGTAAATGTTGCAATACTACAGATTTTGTTACTCTTGAACCTATTGAAGATATACCAACAGTAAACTTTTTTAGTTACGAAGATCAACAAAAATTTATTTACGGATTTAACATATGTTCTTTAATTAACTTAATTAGAAGTGGACAAACTTTTGAAAATCCTTATAATAGAAATTCATTCCCTAATTCTGTAAAAAAAAATATTATTAGAGTTTACAATAACAATTTCTTTACAAATGAAACTTTTAAAACGGAACATAAAATTTTTCGTAGAAGAAATACTCAAAATTCACAAAGAAGAAGATATATTCCTCCTCATAGGAATCGTTCTGTAAGTGACGTAAATAACTATAATCCTATAATTAATTATCAAAGATATAACACACAAAATAATCAAAGTCGTTTACATTTATTTACTGAGCGTTTACAAACAATAGAAACTATCAGAAATGAAACAAATGTTAACTTGAGAATTGAAAGATTATTTATGGAAATAGATGGATTAGGTAATTATACTAGTAGTTCATGGTTTCAAAATTTATCACATATGCAATACATAAGACTATATAGATGTATTTATGACATTTGGACATTTAGAGGACAAATTAACATTGAAATGAGAAGACAAATATGCCCATTTTACGAACCATTTGATGGTATATTTCCACCTGGAACTAGTCATGCAATAACCCATGGTGACATTAAAAAGGCTTGTTTGTTAGTTTTTGAAAATATAGTGTATTCTAGTCCAGATGTTGAAATACGTAAAATTGGTGCATTACACTGTTTATCTGCTTTAACTATTGTTAGTCATAGTGCAAGAATTAGTATGCCTTATTTATATGAAGCTCTACATTAATTATTCGTTTAAATTTTAATTTTTCGCTTCATTTAGGGTTTATATATTTATTTAGAACTCAATAAATATATATTATAGTTATAAACAACTTAAAAACGTAACATATTATATAGTATATCAGCTAGAATGGTAAGAACTGTTAAGTCTGTTGAGAAGAGCGCTACTAAGACCTCTAAGTCCAAGAAGACCCCCGAGCCCGTTGTTGAGCAAAAGGCTGCCCCTGTTGTAAATGAGATGGTTTCCACTGAGGCTCCCAAGGAGCCTGTTGATACTATTGCCACTAAGATGACCGAGTTTAGTGCCAAGATTCAACAACTAAGTGGTATCTTCTCTACTCTTAAGAATGATTTTAAGACCCTTGAGAAGGCTGTTTCTCGTGAGATGAAGGCTGCCCAAAAGGCTTCTGCCAAGAAGCGTCAGAGCAGTGGCAACCGCAAGCCCTCTGGTTTCGTTAAGCCCGCTCGCATCAGTGACGAGCTTGCCATGTTTCTTGGAAAGGACGTTGGAACTGAGATGTCCAGAACCGATGTTAGCAAGGAGATCAATGCCTACATTGTCGCTCACAGCTTGAAGGATAAGAACAATGGAAGAATCATCCACCCTGATGCTAAGTTGACCAAGTTGCTCAAGGTTGAGAAGAACGATGAGCTCACTTTCTTTAACCTTCAACGTTACATGAAGCCTCACTTCGCCAAGGCTGGAGATGCAGTTGCTGCTTAAATAATATAAATATAAAAATAAACAATAACATAGTAAAAATTATAAAAATATGAAATAATAATATAGAGAATTATTATTTCATATACTTAAAATGAACAGTGAAAATAACACATCTAAACTAGATATCGAGAGTGAAATAAATGAATTTGTAAAAAAACATAATCCTAAGGTTTGTATTCTCACTCCTTGTTATGGAGGTATGTGTTATGTTAGTTATATGTGTTGTTTAATGAATACTAAAGAGATATTACAAAAATACGGAGTTTCAGTAAAATTTGAATTTTGTAAAGGCGATAGTCTTGTTTCCAGAGCACGTAATAATCTTGTTGCAAAAGCTATGAGTGATCCTTCAATTACTCATATTTTTTTTATTGATAGTGATATTAGTTGGGACCCAGTAAACGTATTAAAACTTTTATTAGCTGATAAACCTATTATTGGTGGTATTTATCCATTAAAAAACTATAACTGGGACACATTGATTAAAAATAAAAATCATGTTAATGAAATTATTGAAAAAAAAAACAAATCTTTACTTAAAGACGTTGTTGATGATGATTTACTTATTCAACATAGTTTGCTTACATATAACTTAAATCATAAATCAAAACAAATTACTATTAAAAAAAATTTAATTGAAGTAAAACATATTGCTACTGGTTTTATGATGATTAAAAGAGAACTATTTGATTTAATGTTTGAAGCATATGCTGATACAAAATATACTGACGACGTAAATTTCTTAAATGAAGAAGAAAATAAATTCGCTTATGCTTTATTTGATTGTGGTGTAGAAGATGACCATTACTTATCTGAAGATTGGATGTTTTGTAATAGATGGAGTAAAATTGGAGGTGAATTATTTGTTGATATCTCTATTAATCTAACTCACACTGGAGTTGAAAACTTTAATGGTAGCTTTATTACATCGCTTTTGTAATTTATTTATATTTTTAAATATAACAATAATATAAATATGGAAAATATACAATTAAACAAAACATCTGCACAATTTCTTAATAGCATATTTGATGATCTAAAAAAATACAATCTCTCTTTTGATATAAAAAATTTTTCATCTCACAGTAAATCGTTTAGCAATGCCCAGCTTATTAATATACCTAGTTTTTCACTATATAACAAAAAAGTTATTCAATGCATTACAGAAATGGACAAAGAAATACATACATATAAATTCAAAGTTAATAAAAGAAATATTGAAACTTTCATTATTTTAAATAAAAACAAACAAAACAAAAAAAAATTTGTTCATAATGTCATTAAAAAAACGTATTCTTGGTTGTCCGCCGTAGACAAGTATTCAGATGAAAATTGTTCTAAGAATTTACAAATATATTTATTTATGTCACCATCTATGAAACTTCTTCCAGATACTTCTACTGAAAATTTGGAAGAAAAAAATGTAAATACTGCTTTTACATATACATGTAATCGTGATAATATGATTCATATTTATAGACAAGAAGAATGGTTCAAAGTTCTTATTCATGAAACTTTCCACAATTTAAATATGGATTTTTCAAGAATAGACAACGGATACAGTAATAAATTTGCAAAAAATATTTTTAATTTAAATATTGATTTCAAAATATATGAAAGTTACTGTGAATTTTGGGCAACGGTAATTAATTGCGTTTTTTATTTAACTGAAAAAGATAGCTTTAAAAAAAATGATTTCAATAAAAATATAAATGAATGTTTAAATAGAGAATTGGAACACTCTTTGTTTCAATGTGCAAAAATTCTTAATCACTTTGAAATGTCTTACACCGACCTTTATAATAAAACTGAAGAAGCTAATTTTGCAAGATTATATAAATACAAAGAAGATACGCCTGTTATTTCATACTATTTTTTTAAAACCATATTACTTTTTAATTGCAATGAGTTTATTGAATGGTGTTTACAAAATAATGAACCTACTTTAAATTTCTCACAAAATACAAAGGATATTTATAAAAAAATAGAGATATTTACTTCCTTTATAAACGAACAATCTAAAAATAAAGATTTTGTTAATCAAATACAAGATATTCAAAAAAAGTTTCAAAAAAATAAAAAAAAATTACGTTCTAATGATATAATTATTTACACCAGCTTAAAAATGACTTATCATAATACCGAATAAAAAAATACAAATATACAGATTTTTATTTTTTATTTAAATTTTGTAATATAAACAATTATGGAGCTGCTGCCACCATTCCAAAAGTATTTACACAATCTGTCAACTGATTCACCTGAGACATGAGATTGTCTACTTGAGAAGTGGTCTCTGACATACTACTCATCATTCTGTTCTTCTCAAGGTCCTTATCCTGAATTTCCAACTTCAACTTTCTAATTTCCTCTTCCTTTTCTTGCAACTGCTCTAGAAGACGCAAGTTTTCTGCCATAACTTGCTCCATATTTCGGTCATATTCATCTGGAAGACGGATCGGCTTATGGTTAATCTTAAACAACAAATGAGGACGAGGACGATTAATTGCTTCATGTCTGAGTGTTAGAAAACAGTGTTCCTTCCCGTTATCAAAACCATAACTTTGAAATCTACCCTTTTCCTTTAGTTGTTCACGCATACTTCTTGTGTTTTCATTGTCATATAGACAATCAAAATGTACAAACGCACACTTTTGAGGAGTAGAGTAATTTGGCACCTCACGAACTGAGAAATCTATTCTTCTAACCTTACCCAATCTCAAGCAGTTCTCAATATAATACTTTGCATACTTTGGTAGGAATGGCATTACGCTATTATCCTCAATACTGGACGATGTAAAATGCATATCAGGTGGAAATACAGGAATATACAAACTGGTATTTTCTTTCTCATCAAGAGTCAATACTTTACACTCCTTAGAGTTATCAACAGGAAACATAAAACTAGAATCAAAAGCAGCCATAATTATTATTTAAATCTTTCAATACTTCTATTTCTTTAGTTTATTTAGTAATCAATTTTATGCAAAATACTCTCTTAGCATGTCTTATTTACGTTCTCCAAATTTAATGTTTTCGAAAAAATATTTAAAATAATATATTTTTATAATTCATTATGTGTGGAATTACTGCAATCTTGTACAATAACAAAAATAATGGATTAGAAATATATGAATCATTATTATCAATCCAACACAGAGGACAAGATGGAGCTGGTATTTCTGCTATTAATAATAATGATGTTGATATGATTAAGAATAAAGGATTAATTAGTAATCTTTGTTCATATGAAGAATTAAAAAAAATGAACTCAAATATATACTTAGCACATACTCGTTACAAAACAAATTCTGTATTCAATAGTTTTCAACCGTTTCATTTAAAAAATGATAAATTCAACATGATATTCTGTCATAATGGAAATATAATAAATACTGAACAAATTCTTCAATTATTAAATGAAAATTTTAATATACAGTTTAAAGAGACTCCATCTGATAGTTTTATACTTTTTCAATTAATTTTTTCATATATTAGTGTAAATGTAAGAAATGAAATAGATACCAACCTTATTGTAAATTTATCAAGATATTTACACAGTTGTATTGTAGGTAGTTTCAGTATTATATTAGGAATTGAAAATTATGGAATAATTGTAATGAAGGATAGATTTGGTATTCGCCCTTTAATTTATGGAAAAAACGAAAATAGTGATATTTTAATATCTAGCGAATCATGCTCTATTAATAATATTTTAAACTACAAAATTAAAACAGACGTTAAACCTGGAGAAACAATCGTTTTTTTAGGAAACAAAGAATCGTTTAGTTTTCAATATAATGATTCTGTATTAGCTCCATGTTTATTTGAATACATTTATTTTTCAAGGCTTGATTCTATATTCAATAATATATCCATATATCGTTGTAGAAATTTATTAGGAGAATTATTAGGTAATCAGCTTTTAAAAGATAACGTAAAAGTTGATTTTATTATTCCTACTCCAGAAACAAGTAGAGTATATGCTTATGGATTAAGCAAATTTACTAATATCCCTATTCAAGAGTGTATAATCAAAAATAGATATATAAATAGAACCTTTATTATTGAGAACAAAGATAATATAGAACAAAATATAAGAAGAAAATTTGCAGTTATTAGTGAAATTGTTAAAGATAAAACTGCTATTCTCATAGATGATTCAATTGTTAGAGGTAATACATCAAGAAATATTATAAAATTATTAAAAGACTCTGGTATTAAGAAAATTATTTTCTGCTCAGCCGCACCAAAAATATATAATAAAAACCAATATGGTATATATATTGAAGAAAAAGAAGAATTAATTACTTTTAAAAATAAAACAAATGAAGAAATCGCCAAAGCCATCGGTGCTGATAAAATATATTACAATAGCCTACAAGATGTAATATCTGTTGTTAATCATTTAAATCCAGAAATTAAAAGCATGGAGTTATCTATGTTTATTGATAATTAATTCAATAATTTAGTTCCATCATTATATAAATTATAAAATTATAAATTTATATAATGGAAAAATTACTTGTTCTATATGTTTTTCATATTTATAATAACAGAGTTAAACATTTTATTGAAAACTGCATTTTTAAAGACGAAAATATTGATTTTATTTTAATATCAAATAATTGTCATGAAAAAATTTCTTATCCTGAATATGTTAAATTTTTCTTAAGAGAAAATATTGGGTATGACTTTGGAGGATGGAGTGAAGCTCTACTGACAAATAATTTATATAAAAACTATGATAACTTTATATTTGTAAACTCGTCTGTGACAGGACCATTTCTTCATTCCAGTTATAAAGGAAAATGGACTGATATATATGTAAATGGATTACAGGATAATATTAAATTATTTGGTAGCACTATAAACACTATTCAAAATCCATTACATAAATCACATGTTCAATCTTATATATTTTCTATGAATATAAATACATTAGAATTCTTAATAGAATGTGAAATATTCAGTGTTACTAATTATGCAAAAACATTTATTAGTACTGTTTGGGATAAAGAAGTTCTTATGTCCAGAAAAATAATTGAAAATAAATGGAATATTGGTTCATTATTTAATCATTATAAAGATGTTGATTTTACATTTACTAATAAAAAACCTTATGATTATAACATTCAGTTTTTAGGTGATGTCATGTTAAATAGACACAAAAATAAATTATGGAATGTTTATGATCTTATTTTTGTTAAGGGAATAGAATACATTTAGAATAAGCAAAAAAATTACAAACCTTTACAATAACATAACATATATTATTTTACGGATAACTAACCCCATTTGACCAACTTTCTACTGACTTATATTTACTAATTTTCATGTGAAATGGCAATAACATAAAACGTTTTTGAGTATTTGTAAACTTTTTCTCAAACTTTTTCACAAAATTCTTAAATACTTCTGCTTTTTTCTTTTTCAAAAGCATCTCTTCTTTTAATTGCCATCTTTTTAATATTATATTACGGTAATATATTGTAGATTGAACAAATTTATATAAAATACTTTCTAATATATAATTTATATCAACAATATCACATCTTAGATTTGATAATTGCTTCACTGTATTTTTAAATATACTTACTTTCGCAAAGCTGTTTATTGATGGAGTCTTTTTATAAATCATTAACTTTTCCAAAAATGGATGCATTATTTGAATTACTTGTTCATCCCCGTTTTGGTCCAGATAACTATATGAAGGAGTATCGGGAAATTTACTTGTAATATCATTTGTTAAGACCCGTCTGAAAGAATAATCATTTTTCACACTAAACTTTTCTGTTATAGACTTAAAATACAATATATTTAATTGTGCTAATGTAAAGTTACTTGATAGTTCTTGATTGGTAAACATTTTTTCGTTCGTATCCAATAAACACTTTGTTCTAGTATAATAATCTACAAAATTGTATATATATTTATTCAATTCAACTGGTAATAATGTTACACGTTTTAAAAGACTCATTATTATTTTGATATTAACTACATTTATTGATATCAAATTATATTCGTCAATTTTATGCATTTTGAGCCATGTTATATTCTTCAACGGATATGTCTTTTCTTAACTTCATTATTCCGTTATCATCATGAGGACCTTGTCTTCGGTTAAAAATTGTTAATTTAGCTGTTTTAGTTTCCATTAATACTTTTTTCAAATCCTTATTTTGATTAAACTTTGCATGCAATGCTATATATCTTTCTTGTTCATATCTTGGTTCTACACCTTGTTCGTAAAAATCACTGTCTATTTTATCTTTATTTTCATCTGAGAAACTTATTGCTGACTTTATTTTTTTGGAAATATCACTTTCATTTTTCAATGAGAATTGCTCATAAATATCAGGATATCCTTTTTTGAATTGAGAACCTAAATAGTAATGTTTTACTGAGTTCCAACGTAAACCATCTGGTGTAGTAAATGGAACTAAATATGAATCATCTAACATCCTTCGCCAATCTTTTATTCCATTTAATTCTGCATATTTCATTATATTTTTTTCATGTAATTTTTCATTTGAACCTTTACCTGCAATTGTATGTTTAGAATTTACATGATACATAAATACATCATCTTCTTCATATAAACCATGTGTAGTTTCTATTTCATCTATTATCTCACCTGCATCTGGGTCTAGTCCCATTTCTCTCTTTAAATTTCTAAAATCAGGTATTAAATAATAAGGTCCTGCATTCTTTTCCAAACATTTATTTATTACCAAAGATTTAATATCATAAGGCACCTCAATAAACTTTAATAAACCTTTATTCTTATACTGAATTAATTTATAATGATTTCCTGTGTATGCTAACATTACATAATAATCTGGTTTAAATACCTTTGATTCTTCTATTTGACTGTCATTTAATTGTCCACAATTCATTACTGAATCAACATCTTCTGAGTCCCACGATTCTTCTGATAACAATATTATTTTTATATTTAATTTTCTTTCTAGAGTTGATACTACTACTGTATCACCCCAAAAAGCACTTGTCTGCATAAAATTTTTATAATCTTCAAATGTATTAACATCTTTCATATAATTAAATTCGTGCAATAACAACTTACTATTATTTCTTTCTCTTTTTAACATATCATATTGATTTTTAAATTCTTTAATTTGTAACAACAATGCGGATGATATATCTTTATTTGTATTTTGTTCTTGTTCTTGCTTTAATTTTCGTAATTGAGATTCTATTTCTCTCATTTCTTTTTGTTTTTGGTTTAATTCAGAAACTATAGTTAAATACATATTTCTATATTCTTCAAACTGTGTTTCATCTGCTTCTTCAGAAACCAACTTTCTTAATTTATCTACTGTTGTTTCTTTTCCTATTCCTCTATACGCATCTCTAATTGTTGCAAATAAACAATCTCCACCTCCTTCATTATCAACTATTGAATAATTGTTATTTTGAAAAAAATTTTCTACCCATGTATTTTTATCACTACTTTTGAATTTCGTTTTTTCATCATCTGAACTCTTTTCATTTTCTTTTTGTAATAATGGTGGTAAATCTATTTCTTTTTGTATAAATAAATTTCCTTCTATGGATTCTTCTTTTTTTATTTCATCTCCCTCTTCTGATTTTACTTTCAAAACATCACTGTCTATATTTTCATCTTTTGGTAAAAGTTCTATGTCATCTTCTGTAAGTTTATAATCATCGTTCTCATTTATTTCTTCTTCTTTTTCTACTTTCTCTTCCTTTACTTCATTAAAATATAAGAGCTTTCCATCGCTCAATGAAAATTCCTGTTCATTTTTTAAACTTAGCTCTACTTTATCAGTTTTACTACTTTCTATTTCAAATATACCTATTTTTTCTTTTGGTTCGTCATTCATAACCAAATAAACATAGTGATAACTTAAATCAGTTTCGGTATGAAGATTTCCCAATATTATTTCTTTGTCATCTACCATGTATACATTTGCTGAATCGTTTAAATCATCATAATCAATATTTTTATTCATATCGTATTCTTTATCTGGTTTTATTGTTGAAAATACCATAATATTTACTATATAATTAGAATAAATATTATGTTTATAGATTATTTATCATCTAATTCTTTTTTTTGAAGTATTCTACTAAATCCATAAATTTAAATCTCATTCTGGTTGAAAACCCTACTTTACTTTTATCTTTTAATTCAGAATATTTTATCAAATTTTGTTCAATTGAATATTTACTAACATCTTTTAATATTTTTTCTTTTCCTTCTTTAATAAACACACTTATATTTTCAACTATTTCTTCATTTATATTCTGCTTTTCACTATCTTCAATATTATCTTCTAAATAAGAAAACAACATATCGTTTATTTCTAATATATCTGAAAATGAACATATATCATTTCCTGAAATTATTATCAAAAACCCATATAAACTTTTTCGTTCTTCATTCAACTTATTTATACTACAATATTTATCATAATCTTCGTCTGGATCACTATATTCAATTTGTTCTATTGATTCTTTATATCTTTCAATCAATATATCCATAAAATCTTCAAATTGGTAATATTCTTCACAAAAGAAATTAAAAAGCTGCGCATACAAATTTGAATGCACTTTATTATTTATTAGAACACGATAGAAAACATTAAATATTTTATTAAACTTTTCATCTATATTATCTTCATCAGTTTCATTAAATTCAATTATTTCATTTATTATTTTTTGTATTTGTTCTTCCTGTTCTAAATAATTTTTTTTTGAAATTTTGTTTAATACCCCTCTTAAATTATTTAATAAAAAATCTATACCTTCTTTCTTTTCAAAAACGGTTGTTTTAAAAGGTTCTTGTTTTTTCCAGTTATTATTTTCATTTGTTGAAAATCGTTCTTTTTTTACTGTTTTTTGTTTTAGAGTTACATTGCTTAATCCTAACAAATTATATAAATTTTTTAGAGTCTCATTTACTTCATTTTCTAAATAAAATTCATTTATATTCTCTTTTATATCTTGAATTTCATTTAAAGAATAAACTGTCATGACTAATATAATTAGCTATTTTTATTTTAAATGTTTTTATTAATTAAATATATAAATCAACGTATTTAAAAGCTATCATAGTATAATAATAACCAATGTTAGATAATAATATCAAAAACTGGGATGATTTAAATTTAAAAGATAATCTTTTACGAGGTATATATGCATATGGTTTTGAAAAACCAAGCGAAATTCAAAAAAAAGCTATTCTTCCTATTATTAATAAAAACGATTTAATTGCACAAGCACAATCTGGAACTGGTAAAACTGGAACATTTACTATTGCTTCTCTTCAAAGTATAAATGAAAATGAGGATTCTACACAAATTATTATTTTATCTACTACTAGAGAACTTGCAATACAAACCCATAAAGTTATCGAATCTATTTCTACATTTATGGAAAATGTTAAAATTAAACTATTAACTGGAGGCACTAGTGTTAACAGTGATATTTCATATTTAAATAATAACAATCCTCATATTGTTGTTGGGACACCAGGAAGAGTATTTGATATGATTAAAAGAAAAAAATTAAACCTATTTACTGTAAAATTATTTATTTTAGATGAAGCTGATGAAATGTTATCACACGGGTTTAAAGACCAGATAAAAGCTATATTTGAATACTTTAACGAAAATATACAAACTTCTATATTTAGTGCTACCATGCCAAAAGATGTTATTGAATTAACAAATAAATTTATGAAAACACCTATAAAAATTATAGTTAACTCATCTGAATTATCATTAGAAGGTATCAAACAATATTACGTTGCTGCAAGAAATGACCAAGACAAGTATGAATTACTTAAAACATTGTATGATAGTTTAAATAAATCTACATCTATTATTTTTGTTAATGGCATTGGACGTGTTGATTCTCTTTATGAGGCTATGTTGAATGATAACTACCAAGTTTGTAAAATACATGGTTCATTAAACAAAGATGAGCGTATGAATATTTTGAACGATTTTAAATCTGGTAGTAAAAATGTTCTTATCTCTTCTGATTTAACTGCTAGAGGTATCGATATTCAACAAATTAGTTTAGTTATTAACTTTGATATACCAAAAGATATTCATACCTATCTACACAGAATTGGAAGAAGTGGTAGATGGGGACGAAAAGGTACTGCTATTAATTTTATTTGCGAAAGAGACCTCAATACAATGAGAAGAATTGAAGACTATTACAAAATTTCTATTGAAGAATACAAGATTTAATTGTTGATTACGTTTAAATACAAATCTAAAATTATAATGATTGTATAAATGATTATAATTGAAAATCTTAAAAATCAAATCCTAGACTTTTTTGATTTGAACACAAAAACGGAAGATAATGAAGCTGAGAAAGAAGAACTAGAAATCCATGTTGAATCTAATTTCCAATTACCAATAGAGTATTTAGAAAATGATAAAATACATTCACTATCTGAAGAAGTTTCTAACGATTTAGAACTTGCTTTTCCTATTGAAAAAGAAAGTAAATCTATGTATGAGATTTTATTAGATCCAGAAGATTCTTTTTCTAAACAAATGATACCTAATTGGAATAAATATTTTACTAGTGATACTGAATTCTTGAAAGAAACACAGAATGTATTGAAAAAAATACCAGAATACCAACAACATATGATGAAAACTAAAACAATGACCAATACCTCTTGTATATTAAAAATTTGGAAAAATACAAAGGAAAACAAGTATTTTCTAGAAAAATATAATTACATGGAGTGGGATATGTTAAAATTTTTAAACGAAGATTCATTCTTTCTTCAATTATTATTTTGTATTCATATGGCTTCACCACTTATTCAATTCTTAGTTCCACTAATGCTTCTCATTATTCCATTTATTATACTTAAATTCTCAGGTATTCCTTTTACTACACAACAATATATGTCAACATTGAAAGTATTAGCAAGTCAACATTCTATTGGAAAAATATTTTTTGCAAGTTCAGGAACTATTGGTTGGAGTTCTCTGGCATATTTATTATTTACAGTAGGAATGTATATGTTCCAAATATATCAAAATGTAAACCTATGTAGAAAATTTTATAACAATATTATTCAATTAAATGATGATTTATGTAATCTTAAAACATATGTCCATTATTCAATGAAAAGTATGGAAGAGTTCATGAAAATTAGTAATAATGAAAAATACGCTGAATTCAATGAAAAAACGCTTTCTCATTACAAGGTTCTCCAGGAGTTAGAAACAGAACTACTTTCAATTGATAAATTTACATTGTCTCTTCCAAAATTAACAACTGTTGGATACCTATTAAAGATGTATTATAAAGTTCATAGTAACAAAGAATATGAACAGTCTATTATTTATGCTATGGGATTTGATGGATATGTTAACAATATGTGTAAATTAGACACGTTTTTGTCTAATCACATCATTTCTTTTGCAAAGTTCTCAGAAAAGAGTAAAACTTCTTTTGAAGGAATCTATTATCCTGCAATTAAAGAGTCTGAAATAGTTATTAATAATATTGATATGAAAAAGAACAAAATTATTTCTGCACCTAATAAAGCTGGTAAAACCACTCTTATAAAAACAATACTTATCAATATAATATTTACACAACAATTTGGTTGTGGCTTTTATACAAATGCTAACCTATGTCCATATAAATATATTCATTCCTATTTAAATATACCAGATACATCAGGTAGAGATAGTTTATTCCAAGCAGAATCTAGAAGATGTAAAGAAATTATCAACAAAATTGTTAATAACAAAAACGATAACCACTTTTGCATCTTTGACGAATTATATTCAGGAACTAATCCAGAAGAAGCAGTTAAATCTGGCAATGCTTTCCTGAAATATTTGCAACAATTTACAAATGTAGATTTTATGTTGACTACTCATTACAAGAAAATATGTAAGAATTTTAAATCTTCCAGGCAAATCGAAAATTACAAAATGCAAGTATTAATTAATGAAGATGGCTCTTTTGATTATACATATAAAATGAAGAAAGGTATATCGAATATAAAAGGTGGTATACGTGTATTGAAAGATATGGAATATCCTGAAGAAATATTAAAAGAATTCGATTAAATTATAATTATATAATATTTCATTTATATAATTATGAACATCATACAAACATGGAAAACAAATGAAATTCCTGTTCGATATGAAAAATTTATACAAAGTGTAATTGATCATAATCCAAAATGGAAATATTTATTTTTTAGTGACGACGACATCAAAGAATTTATTGAAAATAAAATGCCTGAATATAAACACACATTTTTCAGTTTATCAAATAAGATTGAGCAGATTGATTTTTTTCGATATTTAGCGGTTTACTATTACGGTGGTGTTTATTTAGATTTAGATATTTTACTTGAATATTCATTAGATGAATTATATGATTCACATATCTGCAAATTTCCAATAGAATATGAAAATATAAATGACGTTATAATTACGGACCAAGGGTTTGATTCATTGATTGGAAATTATGCTTTTTATGCACCAGCAAAGCATGCTTTTGTTAAAAAAATAATTGATAATATAGTGAACAAAAGACTAACCTCAGAAGATGTTTCAAAAGCACAACAAACAAACGGTGATAGTAAGTTAGATGTTGAAATTTATTGTCGCACGGGACCAATTTTAGTAACTCAAAGTTACATTGATTGTACTAATAAACAAGACATCGAACTATTATCAACAACACCTTTTCATCCTGAAAGATTTGGAAAATTTGCAAAACATTATTGTATGGGATCTTGGCGTAAATAATTATTTAAGTTTTATGAAACAATATTATTTGTTCTCCTGTTTCTCGATGCTTTGTTGAATGTACATTTTTATTCTGCATAGGTCGTATTTCGTCAAATTCGAAATACTTCTTGGTAATTGTATTCATATCTTCAATTAAATCATACTTTTGTGTTGTGTTTTGTGATCCATAACCGGATAATATATAACACAACTTTCCATTTTTCTCTAATACATGTAAGCAAAGTTTAATAGTCGTTTCCCAGTAACTTTTCAACCAATCGTCATAATCTTTGTATCTGGAGGTGCTTTGATTATCACTATTATATAATTCTAATTTGTAGTAAGGTGGACTAAAAAATACAACATCAAAATGATTTTTATATTGTTTTAAAAATGATTTCGATTTAAATAAATCTTCCGATGGTTTACAAAATATTTTACTTTTGATATTTTGTGTTTTCAATAGTTGTTCTGTCTTCTTACATACTTGTGGAATAACATCAGTGCCAACATATTCTATCACCTGCGTAGACTCCATAAATCCTTTAGCATATGAACTCCAACCTAGTGTAGGTGTGAAAATCTTTGTACCTTTTAACAAATGCTCGTTTAATGAATAAATTAGATAAGGATTTAATATGGAAGCTCTAAAATAAAAAGAAGAAAATACACTACCCATTCGTCCATTCTTAATATAATGCAGTGCACTAGGCGTTAAAATTTTATAATCTATTTTGTTATTTTTATATAAATCAAAGAGAACATTCAAAAATGTAGGAATGTTCTCGAAACCTGATTTAGTTTCTTGTAATATATCCCAAAAATGCAAATTACGAATAAAGTTCTTAAATATGACGCCTTTATTATTGTCAAATATAGTCGTCATAGGGTCCATATTACCACGAACATGGTCATTTTTGGCATTGACACGCATTGACATATTATAAAATCGTTTCAAATACTTATTTCTTTGTTTTATGTTTTCTAAAATAAGTTGTATCTGTTCTCGGCTTATTGATTTTGTTTTCATATAGTCTTTCAAATTATGTTGTTTCTCTCCTACAACAACTTTATAATTAGAAATGAAGTCATCTAATGTGTATTGATCAGTTGGAGAACCTTCGAATATTTTCAAAAATTGGTCAATGTCTAGTAAATTCATACCAATAATCGTTTTATAATATGGACATATAAAAAATTATGCTTTATAAAACTAATTATTAAAAAAAACGTAAAAAAATGAAAAAAGTTTTCCATCCGAAAAATAAAAAATGGACATTTATTTTTGTCCTTTTTTTTTTTTTCATCCAAAAAACTTTTCAAAAAAAATGCGTTTTTTCGGTTTAAAGCATAATGCAGTAAATACGAAAAAAATGATTTTATGATTACTGCAACCTTTTTAAAATTATTTTTCAAAAAATGATTTAGGAACTTTTTCTGTTAGGAACTATATACTAATAAATCCTAACATGAAAAGTTCCAAAAGTTCCAAAAATTTTTTTTGTAAATTTTGCAACTATACTACGAGCAGAAATAGTCAATTTCAGCGTCATTTATTGACTGCAAAACATAAAATCCTAACAAATCCTAACAAAAAAAGTTCCGCTGCACAAAATTATGAATGTGAATGTGGCAAAGCATATAAGCATTTGTCTAGTTTATGTGCGCATAAAAAAATGTGTAAATTTTTACTAGATGGAGAATTTGCAAACCATTATGAAGAATATGAATATAATTGCAATACTGGAATGCAGCAAGAGACATCTACTATATTAGAATTAATAAAACAAAATCAAGATTTTAAGACATTACTTATAGAACAGCAGAAAGAAAACCAACATTTACAAAAACAGTTGATAGAAGTAGTGAAAGATGGCAAAACGATTCACAATACAACAAACAATAATCAAAAATTTAATCTAAATTTCTTTTTAAATACAACATGTAAAGATGCTATGAATATGTCAGAATTCATTGAAAATATGAATATTAATTTTAAAGATATTGAAAAAATAGGAAAACAGGGTTATGTTCACGGCATGACCGATATGATTATATCAAGAATAAAAGATTTGGACGTAACTAAGAGACCTTTACATTGCACAGATTTAAAAAGAGAAACAATGTATATAAAAGATAACGATGAATGGAGTAAAGACACACCAGAAAATTCAAAACTGCGTAGGATGATAGATTGTGTAGCAAAACAAAATTATGGAACAGTGCCATTATGGAGAGAAAAACACCCAGAATGCCAAGATTGGAATAACCCAAAGTATGATTTTTGTATAGATATGATGCGTAATATATTAGGTGATATGGGAGATGACCAAATAAGAATGGATAATAAAATAATTAAAAATTTATCAAGGCATCTATTAGTAGATAAAAATTAAATAAGAATATAAAAGTTGCAATAATAATAATATTTGATTATTGTTATTGCTTGGAAAACTGAACTATTTTTTTATTTTTTTCTTGTGTTTCTTTTACCTTTCTTTTTTTTACCACCTTTATCTAAATCTAAAAAATGTCCCCAATTAGATTCATTTTTCTTTGATTTATTTGTATTACTAAATGTATCTTTAGATGAATTTTCTTTATTGTTCTTCTTTCTGGTGGTTCTTGTAGTTTGACTATAGTTCTGGTCTGGGACAGTAATAGGTTCTTTAATAATAGATGATTGGTTTAATCTTTCAAATAAATTATTTATACTTGTCTTACTGACATTTGAGGCTGCGAAAGGGTCATAAATAAAACGAGTAGAATTTTGTTTTTGAGAAGTATTTTTTTTCATGTATATTTGTGTTAATATAAACGTATAAAAAAATGTTTGATATAGAATGAAAATTTTATATCAAGTTTTTATTTTATTTATTTAAGCAGAATCCTGCTGTGACTCAGATACGGAAGTGCTACGCTTTCCCTTAGTAGGCTTTCCTCTAGAAGAGGATTGTTGTGAAAAGCGGACTTCACACATCAATTGACCGCCCTTAATACCGCTGACATCAACGGCTTGATATTCGTGTTCGCCAGTCTCGGGCTTAATTAGCCCAAGCTCTACATATTCTCCTTGAACAAGATACTTATATTGAGAGTTATTCACACTAATGGCCGAGTAATGCGTAAAGATATCCTTACCCTTATGCTCACCGTCATTGACAGTAATAAATCCATATCCAGTCTTGTTGTTAAACCATTTTACCTGTCCGGTAGTCTTATCAGAAGTGGAACTCATTGTATTTCACTTATAGTATATTAAGAACGAATTGTTTATATTGTTTATAGACTTAATAATAAAATATTGTAGAGTAATCAACGTAATTAGGTGTTTCATAATAACTTAAATCATAAACTTTTGTAAAATACGTGCCAATAATATTATTAATTTTATCGTAATATTTTTCAATTGAAGTAATTTCTTTTTTGTTCTTAGTTTCAATATTTAAAGGGTGAAATATAGAAGTAATATTAATATCATGCTCATCGGTATTTTTAAGATATATATGTTCCCAAGGTAATTCTTTATTAAACATAAAAAGGTATATATAACCGATTGAAATTAGGTCATCTCTTCTAGCGTATGTATTTCCTTTATGAATAAAATAGCTAGTATAATTTGGACTTCCTATAATGTCATTTTTTTCAGTATTTTCAATAATCTTATTTTTTTCATCAACATAAAATGTGGAAATACCAAAGTCAATAATATATAAGTCGCCATTTCTAATCATAAAATGATGTGGTTTTATATCTCTATGTAAAACAAATAATTCATGTATATTTTGCAACATATAAATCATTTTAACCATAATATCGTTAATTACTTCGGAAGATAATTCATGATTATTAATATAATCGTACAAAGAACAATCGTATTTATTCATAATGAGAGTAAAATTATCGTTAATTTTACCATACCAAAATATAGAAGGAATGTCTCTACAATTATGTTCATATAAATATCTTAAAATAATTGCTTCATTTTTCAATGTAATATAACTAGATGAACCGTTTTCAAATTTTAATACAACATTATAATTATTTTTTTTATTAATACCATGATAAACGGAACCAAATTTGCCACTACCTAATTTATCTTTGATTATATATTTGTCTAAAATTGAATTAGAATTAGAAGCATTATTCATTGTTAAAATAATCGAAGAAAATTTTTAAATATATTTCTAAAGTAATAATAAAAATTTAACTTGTAAAATGGTTGACAATAATGAAATTCAAACTATGTTTGAGTCAGCTTTAAAGGATCCTACCTTATTATCTGATATAGATATAGATAAACTATTATTATCAATTGATGATAATAGAAATAATTATTTAGAGGATAAAACAACGGAAAGTATAAATAAAGAAATTTTTGATAGTATAAATGATTTAGAATTGAGTTTGGAAAAAAAAGAAGGTTATTGCGAAAAATTAATAGGTTATCGATTAGTTGAAAATTTAAATGAATTACATAAAGGAAAACATGTAAGATGGATAAGAAAAGGTAAAAATAATTTAACAAATGGGGGTATAATTGTAAATATAAAATTTTTAGATAATGGAATACAAATATTATGTAAAAATTCAATGAATCGTTTTATTCAATATAAATATGACGAATGTATAACGTATCAAAAGATGAATGAAGCGGAACACTTAGTAGTTATGGCATATGAATATGCATCTAACATAAATTAATATATTTTATAACTCTTGCTATATTTTTTAATGGAATAACTTTTAATATTTACGTTTAATAAATATGACTTAACTGGGTCATCTTCAAACCAATATGTTCGGGGAATATTTAATATTCTATATAGAAAATGTAAAGAAACCATTTTACATTGTCTTCTTACATGTCCAGTCCGTAAACAATATGAACAATGGGATTTTTTAAACTTATTTTCAAAAATCATAATTATATATTAATTGCACTTTTTTCTAGTAAAATTATGCCAATTTCTATTTTTTTTTTTTGTTTTCAATTTTTTTTTAATAAATAAAAAGAACTCTTTAATGTGATAGATGATTCTTTTTGATATTTTTTCTTCATTGGTAAGAAATTTTTTTGTTCTATTATTTATCTTGTGTAAATTTTTTGAATGTATACTTTTTATAATAAATTGATCATGAATGTATTTTTTATTATTTTTAAAGATGTGTTCAAATTTATTAGAATTTAATAATCTATCAATAATTTCATAACTAGATAAATTATGTTTATATGGTGTAGGTTGAATATAGTAAATTTTTTCTTTTTTCATTTCATTAAATTCGTTATCATCAATAAAACAAATGCTAGTTCCTGGTGACAACAAAGTGCAGTTAATAAAATCTTGATGACTTTTTTTATGTCCAGTTCTTCCTATTTGTATAATTTGTTCATTTATTTTGAAAGCATAAATAATTTGGTCAAATAATTTTTCTTTTCCATTAGTAATTTTATTTGTAAAATAATTAACTAGATAATTAACAATATCGTTTTTGCTTTGATTATTTGTATATAAATATAATCTAAAACATTCCCTATTTTTTTTTTTTTTATAAATGTATTCAAGAATTTTAATAATTTTGGTTCTTAAAAATTCTGGGTATAATTCAATTAAAGAATTAAACGTGATTTGATCAGAATTTTTAATATTATTTTTAATAGTAATCCATAATATTTCTAAATCTAAAAAGGTTCCTAACGTTTCATCTAAATCAAACACAATTACCTTTGAACAAGAGTTATTATTTTTTATTTTGTTACCTTTGTATATTTCTATACAATCTTCTTGAAAATGTTTATATTCGCTCATATATAATTATTATATTTTATCATGTAACATATTTTTACTTAGTAAATTGGTGTAATGATTATAAGTTTCAAATATATTTGAGTGTGGTTTATGTATACCAACAGGGTCATTATAATAAATTGTTTCTATAGAAAATGTTTTTGCAATATCATAGGATGGTAGTTGAAACGCTTTTTCGTTTGTGAACATATGATAAGCAAAATAAACATCTTCGTTAGCAAGTCCAATAATTTGTAACGAATCTTTGTTTTCATAGCTAACTGGTAAACATATACTTGTAATATGAATCATAGTTTCAACGTTTCTTAAAGATAGTCCACCATTAAACCCATTTTTTAAGTTATGCATAGGTTTTTTCCAAGGAGCACCAATAAAGTCATATCTTAAATATTTATCTACATTATCCTTTAAAAGTAAACAATCAGTTTGAAAAAGAAGTGCATATTTACCTCCAACACTATAAATAGTATTCCATAACCTAGGTGTAGTAAATAAATGATTGTATGTATTTCTATTAAAGTTGTCAATTTCTAGATTTACATAGTATATTTTTTTCCATTCACCAATATTTTTTTGCAAGAATTCTTTATTTTTATTTCCATGGAATATCATTAATCCCCATCCTTTATTTTTTAATAAAAACATAAAATTTTTTAATACAGGAATAAGAAGTGGATGTTCTCGTGGTTCAACGATAACACAAAATTTACTAGTATCTTTTGGTATATCTTGAAATTGTGAAGGTGGTAAGTCAAATTGTTTTAAATAATTAGTCCAATGTGGTTCATAATAATCGTCCATTAAAATATAAGTATATTAACATTTAATATATTTAAACATAGTTTAGTTTTTTATTTCAATGGAGGTTGAAATAAAAAATCAAAAAGTGCACGAATGTGAAAAAGCAGTAGACAATTTAATAAATTGTTTTGCAAATATTGATAAAAGTTTATCTCAGCACAATTGTTTAACGGAAATTAATTCTTTTGTAAATTGCAAAAAAGATAATAAAAAAAAGTAAATATATAAAAATTTTCAAATATTTAAACACCAGTGGAACCGAAACCACCATCGCCTCGCTCTGTGCTAGTTAATTCACTTTCGTCTACCATTTGAACATAAATAGGTCTAAGTTTAGGATCGCATATTTGAAATAGTCTTGTGCCAGATTTAATTGTATAGCAATTATCATTATCAAAGTATAGTGATCTCAGTGCAACCATTAGGTTACCTCTATAACCAGCATCAATAATTCCAGTATGATTTGCTAACATAAGAGGTGTTTTTGACATACTGGATCTAGGATACAAATAAAAAGGTATTGTTCTTGGTTTACTAGATGATATAGTCTTACATTCAATTAGTTCAGCTCTAACTCCAAGGTCAACCATATTTGTCTTAAACAATCTATCAATAACAACATCATGTCCAACAAATAAATCAAAACCAGAATCCATAAACTTATTGGTTTTAAAATTAATATTATGTTTCATAATTTTTTCTTCGTACAGAGGAACAAGTGTTTTATCGATAACAGCAAGTTTTAAAATTGCAAAATCATCTGAACTGCTATCGTGCTTAAACTTTAAATCAATAAAAAGATTATATATTTGTCGTGCAAAATCACTCATGTTATATAATTTAATGTGAACATGTCTTTATTTTAATTTAAATATGTATATAATTTATAATGAGCGATGAATCAAATATAGAAAATAAATGTAGCAGTGTAGAATACTTTGAAGAAATTATAGATAGTCGTGATTTAGAAAAGATAGAAATTGTAGCAAAGAAATGTGGAGTAAATACGCCAAATGAGATAGGAACTACACTTTTAGTACAGGCAGTTAGTGATATAAAAGAAGACAAAGAATTGATAGAAATTGTAAACATGTTATTAAAAATGGGTGGAGACCCAGTATTTACTATTGCCAATGCTGAAGAACCAAGTCAAATATATTTTTCTGCAATAAATATTGCATTAACAAGACAACATGTGGAAATAGTAAAAATGATGATTGATAAAGCTAATTTGGATGTTAATAATACAGTTAATAATAATCAACCAACTTATTTGGCAACAGCATGTGCAAGTTGTAATATAGATATGGTAAAAATGCTAATAGAAAAGGAAGCAGATGTAAATAAAAAATCATATGATGTATTTTCTCTTCCAATAATTATGAGTGTTGAACAAGAACGTAAGCTTGAAACTCCTTTACATATATGCTTAAAAACATATTTTATGTTAAAAAGAACACATATATTTGGTGGAATAACAGATGAAGAATATAAAAAAATGGAAGAAACAATATTGGAAATAATAAAAATATTGTTAGAGAACGGTGCATTTCCTGACGGGCATAATGATGAAAATAAGGAGAGTGATACTATACAATATGCAAATAAAGGAGGGTTGTATCGTGCATTGGTTTTACTTATTGAAAACGGAGCAGCAGTAACAAATAAAGATATAAATGTTTATTCAAACAATAAGACAATAATTGGAAATGAAGATGAAAATTTAAATAATCTTACAGACGAAGAAGTAGTAAATCTTTTCAAAGCAATAGTAAAAAGTAGAGAAATAAAACAATATACATCACAATACATGATGTTAAATTATGCAGAAATAATAAATAATGAAGAATTTGTTGAGTTTTTATTAAGACGTGGTTTCGCAACCAATATAAGTAGAATTGCAACAAAAATTGCGTTAGAAAAGGAAGGCGTAGACCGTGACGTAAAAATAGACAATTCTGATGTAAAAGAAACAATAAAGACTTTTTTAGGTGGAGGTAAGAAGAGTAAATCAAAGAAAATTAAAAATGCGAAAAAAAATAAAACATATCGTAAAATTTAAGACAAAATACGAAATAATAATTAATAGTTATGCTATATAAAATATTATTATATTTTATATAATGACAATACGAAAGTTAAAAAAAAATAAATTATTCAGAAAAAAATATTCAAAAAAGCAAAAAGGAGGTGTTATTGGTTTTGGTTTGTTCGAAGCATCACAAAATGGTGATGTGGATATAGTGAAGAAGCTACTGGATGAAGGTGAATCAGATGTCAACTATGTTTGGATGCGTGGATTAACACCTTTGTTGGTAGCCTCACAGGAGGGCCATGTGGATGTGGTGAGGGAGCTAGTTGAACGTGGAGCTGACATCAACAAAGCTGATGATGCTAGGTGCTCTCCTTTATGTGCAGCTTCAAAAAATGGTCATTTGGAAGTTGTAAAACTATTGCTTGAGAAAGGAGCGAGTGTAGAAGGAGAGAACGGTGATATAGCTTTAATGTGGGCAAATTGGAGAGCAAAGCCAGAAATTATATCATTGTTACTGGAGAAGGGAGCAGATGTTAATGCGAATGATAATGGTCATCTGTCAGCTCTTATGGTAGCTAGTCGGTTTGGAGGAATATACGCTGTTGAAGCTGTTAAAATACTATTGGATAAAGGAGCTGATGTGAATGCGAAAGATAGGGGTGGTTTTACTGCTCTCATAGTGGCAAGTGATAAAGGGAATACAGAAGTCGTAAAACAGCTTTTAGATGCAGGAGTGGACGTGAATGCGACGACTAATAAAGACGGTTTTACTGCTTTTATAGTAGCAAGTGCTAATGGACACACAGAAACCATGAATTTATTGAAACCACATGTGCAAATTCCAGTAATGACAAAAGAAGAATTTGAAACATGTGAGAACGATGAAGGAGTTGTAACATGTGCTATTACGTTAGAAGAATTAAACAAAGAAAATACAGTTAAACCACCTGGTGATAATAAAGTGTGTTTTAAACGTTCATCTTTACAAAGATGGCTTAAAATAAATAATACACATCCAATAACAAGAGTGCCAATAGATACGAAATGGATTAATAAATGGTACCCTCTAGGTATGAATGAAAATTATGATGATATGACTGGTGGAAAACGAAAAACGAGTAAATCAAAGAAAACTAAAAATGCGAAAAAAACAAGAAAACGATTGAAAAAAGTTAAGCATTAAGATGAACATTTTTAAATTCTTTCCATGAAATATTTTTTCCATCACTTACAACAGGTTTATCTTCTTCAAATTCTTTATCTATATTTTCACCTCTCTTCAAAGCACTATCAACATAGAGTTCTTTTAATACTTTACCAACCATTACAGAACCCTCGTGTTGATTAAGTTTTCCATTTTCAATCATTTTTAATACAATTAGAAGTTTAGTCATAATTTCCAAATCTAGTTCGTCTTTTATAACACGATTAAAAATATCAGTATAACTGTTGTATAAAAAAGGACATTCTGTTTTAGCTTTTTCTAAAAATTCATCGTAATTAGAATTTTTTAGAGAAAGATTTGCCTTTTTAAAGGTATCTAATTTACGCAAATCGTCACGTATAAGAACACTATGTTTAAGTTTTCTAATTTGTTCAGTATTATCGTCACATTCTGATTCGTTAATCATCTTTTGTAGATTAAGTCTTTCATGATCTGAAAGTGTAGAGTCCATAAATATTATATATAATTAATGATAATATTTATTTATGTTAGTTTTGAATGAAACACATTTAGTAATTTATGATAAATTAAAAAGTTATTATCTACTTAATATGTATAAAAAATGACACTTTTGAACATTTTAGTAATCATTCTTTTCGTTTTATTAATAGTAACAGTAACAACAGCATCTTGTGCTAACTTCAAACCTCATTCTGCAGATACAGTATTTGAAAAGCATTCAAAATTTGAAGGTTTTGCTAATAATGGACAATTATTAGATTATTCAAATAAAGATTCAAATAAGATGGTGGATACAAATAAGCAATATTTAATTAAGCCTGAAGCTGAGTGTAAGAAGATCTTTGGTTTTGATGGCTTGTATTGCTCACCAAAAGAAGAATCAGTAAAAATAGATACAATTGGTACAAGTGAAGGAAACGCAAAATGCGTGGGTAAGAGTTCTGGATTATCTAATTCAATGGGTGGTCTTTGTTTAAGTGATAATCAAAAGAAATTATTGGCAACACGTGGAGGAAACATGACAGCTGAGTCAGATGATATTGGTAAGTAAATGTGAAAATAATAAAAAAAGTTTTATTATTTTATAAAATTATAACAAATTAAATATACATAGCAAGAAAGCTTTGGTTAGCTTGGTCATTATTTTTAATAAGAATATCAACATGTTCTTTATTGACTGTAAACGGAAACTTAACATCCAATTTCATGTCGTCTTTAAACATAGTGGAATCATCTTTTACAAGTCTAAACAAGTTAAGTTTTGTGTGGATAATTTCCAAACATCTTTTCAAGTTTCTGACACCTTGTTCATCATTTGTTATTGACTTGTTTGAAACAATATAGCTAATGGTTTCGTCAGGGATAATAACATCTTCTTCTGTAAAATTCACCTGCTCACGAATCTTGGGAAGAAGGTGGTTTCTGGCAATAATAATTTTTTCTTTGCATTCATACCCCTTAGTTTGAATACGATACATTCTATCTCTAAGAATAGGATTAACCTTACTTTCATCATTATAACTGAAGATGAAGAGACACTTGCTTAGGTCAAAACTAACTTCTGAGAAATACTTATCATGAAACTCACTATTTTGTGATGTGTCAGTGAGATGTGTAAGAATACCAATAATTTCCTCTCCTTTTGGAGTATCACTAACCTTATCTAACTCATCAAAGTAAATAATAGGATTCATGCATTTGGAATCAATAAGAATTTGCACAATTTTACCCCATGTGCTTCCTTCGTAAGTGTAGGAATGTCCTTCAAGAAAGCTGCTATCACCGTTTCCACCCAATGCGATGAATGAGAATTCACGTCCAAGAATTTTACTAATACCCTCTTTTACAAGTGTAGTTTTACCTGTGCCCATAGGACCCTTGATAGCAATAGCAGTGCCCATAGCAGATGGATTACTAATCCATTGTCCCATCATTTGCATAATCTGCAACTTGGCATCTTCTAGGCCGTATGTGCAAAGGTCAAGTGTATTTTTAGCACTTTCCATGAATTTGTTACACACTTCAAGCCCGTCATTCATAGTAATAGACAAATTGTTATTTATACCAAAAGGAATTCTCATAAATGTATCAACCCAATTTCTAATTTTGTAATATTCTGGATCTCCAGGTTCCATGTTTCTTAGAACATTTAATCTTTGCATAGCAACTGCTTTAAACTTAGGTGGAATGTTAGTATCCAATAAAGCTAGTCGATAAGGCTTGTCAATGTTAATATGTTTATTTATCTCTTTCAGTTCTTTCATCACTCTGAGTTGTTCTTTGTTTGAAAGCTTTTTCTTAAAGTAATCAACCTCATTTGCTTTCTTTTTATCCTTGTGAATAAGCTTATGATAAGTCTTCGCATTTTTATTTCTAGCTTTCTTAATTAATTTTTTAATAGATTTATTGCAATCAACAACCGCTTTCTTTAGAACTTTACTGGTTGGTCTCTTATTCAATTGAGAAGATAGTGTCTTTTTAGTTTCTACCAAATCAAGATATTCTTGTTCAACATCAGTAATTTCAATATCAGCCTCTTCGTCATCATCAGTTTTCTTCTTTTTCTTTTTCTTTTTCTTTTCGTCTTCAGAATCCTTACTATCTTTGCTATTTTCTTCGTATTTTTCCTTCATAAACATTTTCTCATCATCACTGTCACATTCAGCGTTGTCTTCAATATATTCATCTTCTGCCTCACCTCCATCTAGAAGAAGTATATTGAACACTTCTTGATCCTCAACATCATCTTCTTCTTCGTCATCTTCTTCGTCATCGTCATCGTCCTCGTCCTCGTCCTCGTCCTCGTCCTCGTCATCTTCTTCGTCTTCGTCCTCGTCATCTTCTTCGTCTTCGTCCTCGTCGTCATCTTCGTCTTCGTCATAATCTTCATAATAATCTTCATCTTCGTCGTCTTCCTCTTCTTCAGAAGAAGTATCCTCTTTTTTATTTTTTCTTTTATCACGAGTGTTATATTTATGCTTTGAAACAGAATTTTTTTTCTTTGAATGACTTGATTTTTTATTTTTCATTTTTTCATCCATATATTTGGAAGGAAACATTTTATGAATAACATTTCTAATTTTTTTAAAATCTCTTTCTTCCATTTCGTCATCAATAAACTCTTTTCTTTTTTTGGAAATTTTATTTTTTTTTGATTTAGGTGGAATATAATTGGAATCTGATTCAGATTCATATTCAGATTCGCTATATGTTTCATACTCCGACTCAGAATCTGAATCAGTCTGAGGAGCAGATTTCTTTTTGTTCATGTTTTTCTTAAAACTCTCTTTTACCTTGGTATTTTTCGTCATAATCGTATACTTATCTTAACTACAACAAATAGTAATCAAGATATTAAGTCAATTTTATGCAAAAATATATAAAAAAATTATTGAAACAATTTAAAAAAATTGATAATGAACAGAAATAAATATAAATAGTATATTATAGTATATTATAGTAATGTCACAACCTATAAGTTCAAATAATAAGATGGCATCATCTAAAATTATAGGGGTTCAATTTAGTATGTTGTCACCTGAGGAAATCCGTAAAAACTCAGTAGTTGAGATTTCCTCTCGTGACACATACATAAATAATAAACCAGTTCTGGGTGGTCTGTTTGATCCAAGAATGGGTGTTCTAGAACCAGGAATAATTTGTCCAACAGATGGTTATACATATATAGATACACCTGGTTATTTTGGACATATTGAATTAGCAAGACCAGTATTCTATGTTCAACATATGAAAGAAATAATGAAGATTGCTAAGCTAACATGTTTTAAATGTAGTAAATTGCTTGTTAATAAAAATCAACATAAACATATTTTAGATTTTAGCCCAGAAAAAAGATGGCATTATTTGAATAATTTGCGTGGAAACATAAGTAGATGTGGTGAATATACAGATGATGGTTGTGGTTGCTTACAACCATCAAAAATTAAGTTAGAAGGTTTTGCAACAATAAAAGCAACTGTGGATTATCAATCTGATGAAACCAATGAAAAGTCTACTCAAGAGACAGAACTTACACCAGAGTTTATACTAAGACAATTTAAGCGTATATCAGATGAAGATGTGTCATTTATGGGTTTTAGTCCAGTATGGTCTAGACCTGAATGGATGATATGTCAAGTATTACAAGTAGCACCCCCAGCGGTGAGACCTTCTGTAAAACATGATGCCCAACAAAGAAGTGAAGATGATTTAACGCATATTTATAGTAGTATAATAAAAAATAATACAGATTTGGCAGAAAAAATAGAAAATAATGCATCACCTAATGTGATTAAACAATTGGTAGAAACATTACAGTATTTGATTGCAATGATTGTAAATAATAAGATAAAAGGAGCGGAACCAATGGCACAAAGGTCAGGAAGAACAATGAATTGTATTATGAGTAGATTAAACAGCAAAAATGGTAGAATTAGAGGCAATCTTATGGGAAAAAGAGTAGATTACAGTGCTAGGTCTGTAATTACTGGTGACCCAAATTTATCTATACGTGAATTAGGTGTTCCTATGAAGATTGCAATGAATATTACCAAGCCAATAAAGGTAAATAAACGTAATCGTGACTTTTTGACAAAACTAATTCAAAACGGTCCAGATGTTTACCCTGGAGCTAAAATACTAGAAAAAGCAAATGGAGAAAATATCACGTTGAGATATGTAGATAGAAATTCAGTGAAGTTGATGGATGGAGATGTTGTGCATCGCCATATGATGAATGGTGATGCGGTGTTGTTTAATAGACAACCTAGTCTTCATAGAATGTCAATGATGTGTCATATTGTCAAAATAATGAAGAAAGGTGATACATTTAGAATGAATGTAGGAGATACCAAACCATATAATGCAGATTTTGATGGAGATGAAATGAATATGCATATGCCCCAAAATGTGTTGGCAGAAACAGAACTAAAACATTTGGCAGCAATTCCATATCAGATGATAAGTCCTGCTAATAATTCGCCAATTATTGGTATCTTTCAAGATTCTATGTTGGGGTCTTATCGTTTTACAAGACCAAACTTGAAATTTTCTAAAAGAGATGCAATGAACTTGTTGATGATGTATAAAAATGTTGATCCAGAAAATATAATAAATAAAAAAGAAGTATCAAGTTTTGATATTTTAACTCAAATCATGCCTTCCGTAACTCTTAAGTATAAGACAAAATTATTTGAAGATGATGAAGAGTATAGTATTTCAAATAATGTTTTGGAAGTGATTAATGGTGAGTATCGTAGAGGACAATTGGAAAAGAGTGCATTGGGTTCCACTACGAAGGGTATAATTCATAGAATTTGTAATGATTTTGGAAATATGCAAGCAACACAATTTATTGATGATTTGCAAAATGTTGTTACAGAATACATGAAGACAAGCTCATTTAGTGTAGGTATTAGTGATTTAATTGCAAATAAGAAGACACAAGATAGCATTGTGCATGCAATCACAACGCAAAAACAAGAGGTGCAGTCTATTATTGAAAAGGTGCATTTGGGAACATTTGAAAATAATACTTCTGCTTCAAATAATATGCATTTTGAATCTAATATAAACAAAGTATTGAACAAGGCAACCGAACAAGCAGGTAAAATTGGTAGAACATCTTTGAATAAGAATAATCGTTTCTTAATGATTGTAAATTCTGGTTCAAAGGGTAATTTAATTAATATTTCTCAAATGATTTCTTGTTTGGGACAAACAAATGTAGATGGAAAAAGAATTCCCTATGGATATGAAAACCGAACTTTACCCCATTTTAGTAAATTTGATGATTCCCCTGGAGCAAGAGGATTTATTGAGAATTCTTATATTTCTGGTCTAACAGCCCCAGAGTTGTTTTTCCATGCAATGGGTGGTCGTATTGGACTTATTGATACAGCTGTAAAAACTTCTCAAACAGGTTATATTCAAAGAAGGTTGATTAAGGGTTTGGAAGATATTAAAGTAGAATATGATATGACAGTGAGAAATAATAAAGGAAAAATTATTCAATTCAATTATGGAGACGATAATTTTGATTCAACAAAAACTGAGAATCAATCTATTTCCTTAGTAAGTATGAGTATTGAAGATATTTACTTACACTACGATATAATGGGTTCTGTAGAAATTGTAAATCTATTTACCAAGGGAACTGCAACAAGATATAGAAAACAAAAGAAGGAGTTAGAAAAGAAGACAAAGGAATACATAGATAAAACTATTGAATCTCAGAAGAATTTGATAGAAAATGTATTTAATAACACTGATGAGAATAATGTGAAAACACCAATTTCATTCCAAAATACAATTACAAATATTCAAGGACAATTAAATCTAAATGAAAATTCTTTAGTAGATATAACACCACTTGAGGCGTTTGAATTAATAGAAAGTTATTTGAAAAAGTTTTCAAAATTGTCTTACAGTAAGCCTACTGAATTGTTTAATATCTTGTATAACTTTTACTTGACTCCAAAAGAACTTATTACCAAAAAGAGATTTCATAGAAAGGGAATTGTAATGTTGTTGGAGGCAGTATTATTGAAATATAAACAATCTATTGTTCACCCAGGTGAAATGGTAGGAGTGATTGCCGGGCAATCAATTGGTGAACCAACAACTCAATTAACATTGAATACCTTTCATCTTTCTGGTGTGGCATCAAAGTCTAATGTAACTCGTGGAGTGCCAAGAATTGAGGAGATATTAAGACTTACAAAAAATCCTAAAAATCCTTCTCTAACAGTTCATATGCGTGATTTTGAAGAAACAAACGAAGACAAGGCGAGTCAGTATGCAAATATGCTTGAACATACAAAACTAGTAAATGTAATAAAAAATATTCAAATCTGCTTTGATCCTAATGAAGATAACAGTGTAATTGAAGATGATAATGGATTACTGGAACAATATTATGAATTTGAAAAAATGATTAACGAAAGCACAGAGGAAGAGTTAACTGATAATATAACATCAAAATCTAAATGGATTATCAGAATGGAATTTGACCCAGAGACACTATTGGAAAAGAACATAACAATGGATGATATTAATTTTGCAATTAATAGTAGTTATGGTAATGAAGTGTCATGTGTGTATAGTGATTATAACTCAAGTAATTTAATATTCCGTATTCGTATGAATAATTCAATATTAAACAAAAATAGGAAACAAAAAGGTGCTTTGGACACATTAGATCAATCCGATGAAATCTATATGTTGAAGAACTTTCAGGATTTGTTATTGAATAATATAGTTTTGCGTGGTGTCTCTGGAATTACAAACGTATTACCAAGGAAAGTATCAAATTCAGTCAAAAAGGTTGACAGTAAATATATTCAAAATGATATATGGGTATTAGATACAACAGGAACAAATCTGTTAGAAGTATTGTCCTCTGAATTTATAGATGTGAAAAGAACGTTTAGTAATGATATTAAAGAAGTATTCAATGTTCTTGGAATTGAAGCAGCAAGACAAGTATTGTATAATGAATTAATGGAAGTGATGGATTTTAGTGGTGTATATATTAATTATCATCATGCTAGTGTATTGTGTGATAGGATGACATCAAATCATAATATGGTTGCTATATTCCGTTCTGGTATATTGAATGACGATATTGGTCCAATATCTAAGTCCACATTTGAGGTTCATACAGAAGTATTACTAGAAGCATCCAGACATGCAGATTTTGACCATATGCGTGGTGTTTCAGCCAATGTAATGATGGGACAGATGGGAACATATGGAACAGGAGCATTTAATCTAGTATTAGATACAGATGCTTATAAAAATATGGAAAGTGTGGATGTCAATAGAATTAATAGAGAAGAAGAAATAGACGAGATGTTTGGTGGTTTGGAGGATAAGAACGACTCATGTGCAAAACAAAATATTCAAATAAATAATAACATCTCGGCAATTAAACAAAATGATAAGGGTGATTGTGATGATGATTATGATATTGGATTTTAATAAGTGAATAAAACAATATAAAAAAAAGATATTTAATAAAATGTGCAAGGCACACTCCGAACTTAGCTCAGTTGGTAGAGCGCTCGACTGTAGTGGTTTAAACAAATATCGAGTTGTCACTGGTTCGATTCCAGTAGTTCGGAAAAAATTATAATAAAAACATAATTATTATAATTTTTTATTTTTTAATGTTTAATGGAAATTTATAGTTTGATAAGTAGTCTTCTAAACCAGTTCTATTCATTACAACATTGTCTATTTCTGATAATTTCATTTGAGGTTCAATAATAGAAAAACTACTAGGCGTAGTGTCTTTTTGTTTTATAGGATTTGATTTTATAAAAATATAATTATCATTATCAATATCACCACCAAGTATAATAAAATTACTCTCAACTTGAAAAGATTTGTATGATTCTGGTGTAAAAATAACAATTGGCAAGTTTTTATAGTTGCAAAATACCCATAAATCAAATTGAGTCATGATATATTTTTCATTCATAATCATGGATTCAAATGATAATTGTTTTTTCTTAATTTTATTTATGTAATCTTTTTTTGTTTGTTTGGATAAAATAGTTTCTATAACCTTTGAATAAACACTGTTTGCGAGTAGTTTATTGTAAGCATTTACTAATGTGCGTTTTATAGAAATTAAATCTTCTGTAGAATTATTAGTTACTTTTAAAGCATACATTAACACAAAATAGCTACATAAAGGTGAATTATATAAAACAATTTCGTTTGCTTCAGAGCCAAATATATTTTTAATATTCATTTTTTTAGAAAGAGGTTGTGTTTTTTCTATACATTCTGTTTTTATAGAATCATAACTAAAATATTTATCTCTGAAGGTTTGATTTTCAACGGATACAACAGTATTATTTTTATTATCAGAGGAAATAGCGGTATCATATGGTATTTTAGATATATATTTATTATCAATTTCAGTGTTTTTAAGATTAAAGAAATCTTCGGTAAGATGGCTGTTTAAAATTAACATTTCATCGTTGTAAATAGAATAATCAATATTAACAATTTTCATATAAAAAGGGTTGAACATATAATTCTGAATGCGTTTATTTCTAATAATTTCATCAGCTAATCTGATAAAGTAGGTTTCTTCGTTATCATTATCATTAATTAAATTATTTTTTGGTATACAAAGCATATTATTTGAATGAAGACATATTCCATGTTCGTTATTTGGATCCATAGTATTTTTTTTAAATAAAATATCTAAAACGTCGTCGTTAAAATCAACAAAACGGACTATGTATGAAAGTAGATTTTGGATAATATCTTTCACTTTCATTAATTTAACTTGATAAGTATAATCCTTTGACTTGCAAATAAGTTCAAGTTGGTCAATAACATCTTTGTTCATTAAATTCATAATCTCATCTTTTAATTTATGTCGGAATTGTAAATAAAACTTTGTTTCAAGTTTGATATTTCTAGTAACTGTGTATCTTTCTTTATCTATTTCGTCGCTGATGTTGATTTGTTTATCAATTAAATAATAATCTTGATAACTATAGGTTTGAACAGTTTTTAAATCGTCACTTTCTAAATTTTGTTGAGGGTCGGATATAGAAATAAATTGGTTAGTTTCTGTAATAATTCCTACAATTAACCCGTCTTCTTCAAGCTTTGCGATAGGTAAAGATAAAATTTGTTTATTAGATTTTGAACTAATAGATGTAAGCATAGACACAGTTGAAGAATAATCTAACCATTCCACGTTATCAATATAATCAACTTCAATATCGTCTAATTTTGCAGATGGTTTACAAGGTAAAAATAATTGTTTTGATTCATCTGTTTGAGAAACAATAAGTCCAATAATTTGATTTCTATAATTCAAAATTTGTTTGCTTACACTTAGATTGATAGTTTTTGTCAATTCGTAAAGTTTGCTAGCAGAGATATTATCAACATATTTAAAATTTTTATTTTTATGCTTAGGTTGGCAATAACTGTTAATAGAATCTTTAATGTTTTTAAAAACGAAGTTCATACTTGCAGGTGTGTTTTCCCTATAAAAAATTTTGATAGCGTTAGTTTTGCTTGAGGATTTTTCGTTTTTAGTATTTCCATAAATATACAAAGGTTCATAAAATTCGTTTTGTTTTAAAATAAGAACACTTCCTTTTTTGTCATCAAACATAAAATCAGAATATGCGTTTGTTGGGCATAAAAGAGTAACATTATCTCTTCTATCATTATTTTCAACTTCCATAATAATTAAATTAATTCCATCTTTAAACAAACCAATTAATGGTGAAGATACAGCATCCCATAAAAATGTATGATCAATAATAGAATCTTCGTCTTGTAAATATTGAATAAAGTTTTCGTAAGAAGAAATAGTAAATTTTAAAAGAGTATATTGGTTTTTATCATTTAAATTAATAGACTTATAAAAATCAGTATTGCTATATTTTTCAACTTGTATATCAGATATATTTATTTTATCTGGTTGAAATAATGATACTAGATTTCCATTGTGTAATTTGGTGAAATTGTCCAAACTTATTTTTTCAATAATAATATTCATCATATCATCAATAGAAGGAAAGCTTATGTTATTATGAAAAGTATATAGGTCAGCAATGCAAGCAATAAAAGATTTTTTGGTTGATTTTTCAACTCCGTATCTTAATAAAGGAGATGCGTTTTTTTTAATATAAGCAGGATTTGCAGGTTCTAATGATTTTGAATTGTCAATTTGTAAGAATAATTCAATGGAAATAGGAATGAATCCCCATCTATGTTGTGGAATAGGTATTCTTTCAATGCTAAGAATATTAGAATAATTCCTTACGATTACACTTTTTTCAGCTTTTTCTCCAACAATTAAATCTTTATTGCCATAAGATATAGCATCATCTGTTAAATTGAGTTCTTGTCTTCTTTGATTTTGTTTTGCTCCAAATGGATTTTTAAAGCAACAGGGAACACCAATGTTATTTTTAGATTTAGATTTATCAAGAAAGCCAGGATTATAATGAATATAATTACCATCTCCATCTAAGTGCTGTCTATCATCTGTAAATTCATAAATATAATATCCTTCTGGAATATTTGTTTTTTTATTAGTTGGAATTATTTTTCCTCCACATTCTCCATTTTTAACTTGTTCTTCAGTCATAGGTTTGTTTGTTTTTAAGCACCAATAACGAGGACAAATATAATAATAAGGTTTATTTGGATCAGAACCATATTTCAAAGAAACTCCATATGCATTTTTTGCATTTTCATCGTTATCAATTTCTTCTTTTTCTTCAGGTGTTAAGATAACAGGTTGTCTATTTGATTGTGAAGGACAAATTTTTGCGTATGCACTATCAGTTTCATTTACAAAAATAGTTGGTTCCAATTTTTTAAGTTTATTAAAAAATATTGTCCCCGTTCCCTTTATCAGTTTTTAATCCTCCAGATAAAAGCCCACCTTCATCATCATCCTCTTCATCGTCCTCATCTAACATAATTTTATTCTCTTGTTTTTTATCTTCAACACTTTCAAATTCTTCTTCTTCAGCTTCATCGTCTTCATCTAAAAATAAAATTCCGTCCTCATCTTCATTATCATCTTCATTTTCATCCTCAAGTTCTCCAACAAATTCAGTAACTTTTTCTTTATCAACTTCAAGAGGTTTTGTTAATAAAAGGTTTTCTTGTGTTATGACAAGATTAGTAGTATCTTCGTCTTTTTTACTTTTATTAAGTTCCTTTTTCAATATATCAATTTCAGATTGTTGAATAGATAAGTCTTTTTTATATAATGCTAGTTTTACAAATGCATCAATATATGTTTCAATAACTTGAATATATTGAAAAGAATTTATATCATAGATTTCAAATTTTAACATATTTTCAACGTCATTGTAATTCAAAAGAGTAGTGAATCCAGGATTATCTGCAATATCCATTTTTTTATTCATAAAATTCCCATTAATTTTTGTGCAATCATCCAAATACTTTTTTACATTATCAAAGGCTTCATCTTCCGAAATGCCAAAATTAATGGTAATTAAGTTTACAATAGATTGAATACTATTGTTTTGCTTATACATTTTATTAATTTGTGCATTAAGTTCATTCATTTCAGTATAATTATCAACCCTTTTATAACGTAAACTAGTTACATTTTTACCAATTTCAATGATATTGAATATAGGAATTAATATTTTATAATCTGTATTTTTTAAAGCTTGGTTAGTAGAAATTAAATTCACGTAATTAATTTTGTTAACTTCAATTAAATTAGAATCAAGATTGTTTAAAAGGGATATTTTGTTATTATTCTGAAGAAAAGAGTTAATTTCAATAATAAAAGGGTTAATAGAATCAATAATTAGCGATTCAATAAAAGATTTTGACATAGGATTAGAAAAGTGTATTGAGATTTGAATGTTTCCATTTTGTGATAAGGAATAAAAAATGTTGACATTTTCTAGTTCAAGACTTTTTTGAACAACTATGGTAACATATGTAGATGAAGAAACAGAGTATTTTGAAAAATTAGTAATTTGTGATTTGGATAGATAAGGAATTTTGCTTCCGTTGGTAGAGAACCCAGTGCTGTAAAGTCTATACAATTCTTCTTTTTTAAAGCCAGGTTTATATTTAATAAATGGAATTTCTTTTGTGCAATGTAATTGTTTAAATATGTTTTCAAGTGGCATTTGAATCTTGACATCTGGGTATAAAGTTAAAACTACATCATAAATGCCTTTATTAATATAGGGAACTTTAATTTCATTAGAAGATACTTTATAAAAGGTATCAATTTGTTCATCAGAAACAGATTCTAATTTTTTCTTGGATTCTTCAATTAAATTAAATTGTTCATTTTTAAGTTGGGATAAAGAAAGTATATTTTTTTGAAAGAGAAAAGGGTAATAGTATTGAATCATATTTTTTTCATTCAAATTATTATTAACAGCGTATTCTAAAACGTCATCTGCGAAACAAAGAAAAATACATTGATTTTTAATGTTTTTGTAATTTAATATCAATGAGTTCTCAAATGTCAAAAATAAATTTTCGTTATCATTTAAAAAAACACTCTCGCTGTTAGGTAAAAAATCAAATGGGTTACCAGGAAATAAAAGATTATCATGAGAATCAAACTTATGCCCGATAGGATTTGTAATTTCAAAGGTATTTTGGTCAAGTTTTAGTTCACTTTCAATATCATAATAAGAAAATAATTTTTTAGAAGGGTCGTTTTGTAAACTTTTAATTTGTTCTTCCTTATCAAGTAGATGTAAATTCATAATTAATTGACCAAGTTGATGTCTGTTTAATCCTGAGTTCTCTTTTTTAAGATAGTGAAAATGTTTTGGAAAATTAATTTTATAGTCTTTTTTTGAGAACATATAGACTTCTTCGTAAGAATTACTACTAAAATTAAGTTCTTTTAGTATTTTTCGCTTTAAGGTTCTCATAGAATCATCACTATGAAGTAGCTGTTCTGATGTCTTAATATCAACATTAAACTTTTCTAAATAGTTCTTTTCTGTTTCTGAAAAGAAATCTTGTAAAGAGTCTGGAGAACCTTGAGGCGAAGAATGGAAAATAACAACGTTTTTGGGTTCTCCTAGACTATTTAATATAATAACCTTGAATGGTTCAATAATTGTTTCAAGATTTTGATTCATAATGTATAAAATATATCTTATACAATATGTAAGTATTTTGTATGACAAATTAATTATATTCATTCTTATACTTATCCTTAACAGAAAGAGTAAGTAAACCTCGATTATCATTATTTTCTGTTCTTTTTACTAATATTCCATCTATACTATCATAGCCAAGAAAAACTTTTTGTTCAAGTTCAAGAACCCTTTTGTCTAAGTCTTCTATTTTTCTTCGATACTCTTTAATCTCAGGAGAACTATAAATATTTCCCATTATAAGTAAACGTTATATTAAATATCATAATAAGGATTATCATGTATTTTCATGCCACAATATTCTCTAGGTTCATTTTTGTAATCAACAGGTTGATGAATACCAGCTTCTTTGGCATTTTCTAAAAGAAATTTAAAATTTTCCCAGAATTCACTTTTGTGTCCGATAGACTTGGTCATAACATGTGATAATTCATGTATAGCAACAAATGTAAGTGTGCTTTCATCAATTAAATTTTCATTATCACCTTTTTTTTTATTTAAACAGAAGGCTATTTTTTCACCTTTGTTTTCACTATATGCTGTAAATTTACTAGTAGGTAATGTTTCCATAATTTTTTTAGGATTAAATCCAGTAACTAATCTTTTTACGTTTTCTTGTTCAGGGTATTTTTTACCCATGTAGGCAACTAAATCTTTGCATTTATTAGTAATTTTAGATAGCAAATTAGCAGCTTCTTTTACCTTACTTCTTTCGCGAACGCAATATTTATTTCCATCTTGTTCAGCAATAATACAAGTTAATTGTAATTCACCATAATTTTGATAAAAGATGTAACCACAAAGAATTATTATAACTATAATGACTATATATCCTAAAATATCAATATTATCCATTTATAATATACATGTAGCTTTTATAAAAGTAAAATTTTTTCTTTGTAATAATAATGCAATTATTATAAAGTAAATTACTTGCTGGCGGCGCCAAGTTCAAGAGGTGTGCGTCCAAGGTCGGGTTCAATTGTGCTTTGGTGGAAAGGTCCTACATCTTTCTTAGAGATGACAGGGGTCAGAACGAAGTTGTAAGTTGGCATTGCGCATAGATTGTCCAACGGTATCTAAACCGATGTGGTGTCCAGCCTTAAGTAAGTCGGGCATAAGAACATCACCTTTGTTAGCTGTGCTGGGATTTAAAGCAGCCCATTGGCTGTTTTCATCATTGGGTAACAAATCCTTAGGGTTAGCAACCTCCTTTACACTGTATCCAGAACCAGGTGATTGTTCACTAGGGACGGGTTCAGCTTCTTTTTCTTCCTTCTTTTCTTCTTCGTGTGTTCCGTCATCCATATTGTCACTGACGGTAAGCTTACCATTGGAATACATAACCAATGCATACATTAAGATGATGAATACAATTAAAACAAAAACACGTTCCATTGTAAAAAACTTTTTAGCACCTGCAAGAATACCACTAAATAATTTAGAAAACATTCTGTTTATATACTAACGGTTGATATAATTTATTTGCATTAAATTATAAAAAAGATAAGATAGGAAATATGTTCTAAATATTTATTTATTGGTCCAAAAATTCAATATCACTACTATCTTCATCGCTATCAGTGACATCCTCAAGCATATATGTATTTTTGATTCTTTTAGCTTCTAAAATAGAAGAAAGTGCTAAATCACGTGCTATTTTGGCCTTTTTCTTTGCTTCTTTATACATTTCGTAGTAAACATTATTTTTATCTTTAATTTTGAAAGTATCATCTTCATTAATTTTATCTAAAGTAAAATTAATTTCTTCTAATTCTTCTGTTGTTTTTTTCTCTAAACTTTCTTCATTCATTTCAACAACATCATTTGTAATTTCTAGGGCATTTTTTTCTAAATTATTTTCTATGAGTTTCATTTCATTTTTATCCTCTTCAGAACTATTTTCATTAATTTCGTTTTCATTATTATTTTGTAGCGATTCATTAGTAGTCTCGTCTTCACTTACATCTTCAACTATAACTTCTGTGTCATTTAGTTCTTCTGTTTCATCTTCTGTTTTGACATCTAGTTCAACTTCTGGAGATTGATTATTAATTATAGTGTCATTAATGGGTTCAGGTTTAGATAAGATTGGTGCAATGACTGCAGGTTTTCTATTAAATAAACATTTTTCAAATAAATTACTAACTTGAACTGTCATAATTTGTTTAACATCAAATTCTATTTGGAAACTAGTAGCTGAACATTTAATTCCTTTAATTTCCAATATGGATAATATGTTAGTATTTTCTTTTAAATCTTGAAAATCAATTAATTCTTCATTTTCATTGTAAATTTTAATTAAAGGTTTTCCTAAATTCAAAGCAATATTCACTCTTAAATTATAAAATTTTCCTGATTTGTAAATTTTTAATGGACTAGTGAAATAATTTTCAATATCTCCCATATCCATTTTATCTTCAAACCAATCAGAACTATTTTTATAAATCGTATCTTGGCAAAAGGTTTCTATTTTTTCCATCCATTCAATAAATTCGGTATTTTCATTTGAAAACATAAAATCTGAGTAATACTTTTTACCTGATTTTGCAAACCCTTGTTTCATAATGCATTTTGGAGGTTGTATATACAATGGTTTTCCAGATACAGTTAATCTCATAAAATAATTGCCACCAGGAAAAGGTTGAGGTTTAGCTAAATGTAAAGAATTAAAATCAAAAGAAGTATCAGTATTGTAAATGTGTTCTTCCATTAAAAACTAATCCTAAAAGAATAAAATAGATATAACGCATATTTTTAATCGTTTAATAATGGAATTTAAAATACAGATTATTTTTATCAAATGAAAAATATAAAACAATCATGTATTGAATTCTTTAGTGATTCAGAAACAAAAAAAGAATTATTTGAATTATTTAAACCAGTAACAGATTCACTTTATAATGAATTGTATATATATTTATGGATAATATGTTTTTATAGCGTAGTATTATTTTTATTAGTTTTAGTCAACTTGTTTTTGCTTTTAAAATTACTTAACAAAAAAGAACTATTTTTAATTTAAAAATTAATGAAAATATAAATTGTAACTATATAGTATAAATGGAAGGATATTGTGTAAAGTGTAAAAAAAAGCAAGAAATGAAAAGTGCTAAGTGCATTACTATTAAGAAAAACGGGCGTTCAGCAATGAAAGGAGTATGTCCTAAGTGTGGTTGCAAAATGATGAGGTTTGTATCTTCAAAGGATTGTAAAAATAAATCTAAAAGAAAAACACCCAAAAAGAAATAAATTTATTTATTATTATAATAATGAATAAATCAATTACAAACAAAAGTGATTTAATAGAAAATATAAAAACCTGGGTTACTTATGATAGTCAAATAAAATTAATTAACGATAAAACTAAAATATTGCGTGAAAACAAAAATGAATTAACAAAAAATATTTGTAATTATGCAACTACGAATAATATTAAATCTAAAATAGAAATTAGTGATGGAACGTTAACATTTTGTGAAAAAAAAGACTATTCCCCGCTAACTTACTCTTACGTTGAAAAATGTTTAGGCGAATTAATAAACGATAAAGAAAAAGTAGATTATATAATTGAATATATGAAATCTAACAGAGAAGTTACAAAATCATATGATATTAGACGTAGTTATAATAAAAATTTGGCAATAAAGAATTAGAAATGAATTTGTATATATTTCTATTATATATATGATATTTGAAAAGGGAGATATTAGCAATTATGTATTTTATGAGCAGAATAGTGAACCAAAATCAGCATTTTTAGTAAATGATTTGATCAATAATCAAATAAAACAAAAAAACAAACATAGTTTAAATTACGAACTTGAAAGACAATATGAAAATTTATCTGATTTGGGTATTCCTGGAGGTTTAGTATTAGATAATTACGATTCACTAGACATGATAAAAAAAGGAGGCTGCAATAATATTAAAACTGTAGATTCAGATGTTATGAATACTCAATTATTTGATACACTATTTGAAAAAGTTGCGAAAATAAAAAGTAAATTTTCAAGTAATAAAACATTAAAAAATCAAGAAAGTAATGTCGAAGATTTTTTACGTATGATACAGAAATAGTTTAAATAATTATTGTAATAAAATAATAATAATTATTATATAATATGACAGATACAATTGAACCAGACTTGGTAAAGGAAGAATGGTTTTGTTATATTTTAAGAAATACGCAAGCAAAGTATAGCCATCTAACTTACAACGGTTCTACTAATAATATGAAACGAAGATTGCGACAACATAATGAAGAAATATCAGGCGGAGCCAGATATACCCATGGTAGAGGAGGTGGTTGGGAAGTATATGCATTATTAACAGGATTCATTGATCATAAAAATGCTTTATCATGTGAATGGAGAATAAAACATACTAATGGCCGCCCAGGTAAAAGGCCAACAAACCATCTTGGGGTAATTGGTAGAATAAGAGGTTTAAATGAAGTATTAAAATGTCCAAAATGGACTAATAAATGCACGATTGAGAACATAGATGTTAATTATAGACTATACATTGCGGAAGATGTTAATAAATATATAATATGTTATATTTAATTGTAAATACAACATATATAAACACAACTTGGGTATAATACATATAATGTTTTTCTTAACAATATTATTGTTTTTTCCATTTGTTTTTTCATTATCTGCTGTAAATGAGTTGAAAGAAGATTATTATTTGGGACATTGGTATCAAGTATATGGAGCTCCTTTAGATTATATTATCCAAGGAAATGGAAAATGTATAACTGCAGATTATGCTGCATTACCAGATAATAAAATAAGCGTTTTGAATAAAGAGATTACACAAAAAGGAGAACCTCAATCTATTGAAGGATATGCTTATTTGAAAAATGTAAGTGAACCTGGAGAATTCACTGTTCATTTTGATACTGGAGCAGGTGATGCTCCTTATTGGGTAATTATGTTAGGTCCTGAAATTAATAATCAATATGCTTATTCAATAGTTAGTGAACCAAATGCTTTTTTTATGTGGGTTTTAGTTCGTGATGTTGAAGATTTTTACAATACTTACGATGAAGAAGTGAAAGAGTTTTTAAAAGAAAATAATTTTAAATATAATGTAGTTAGTCAAGAAGACTGTACTACAAATTATCTATAAAAATCAAGAAAGTAATGACAATATGTTATATTTAATTGTAAATACAACATAAAAGTTATTTATTAATTTTATTATAAAAGATGAATCGCAGTGAACAAATGAAGAAAGTTCAAACTGAAGGTTTAGAATTGTTTAAAAAGAAAAATCAAGATTACGGAGATGCATTTGCAAAATATGGAGTAATTGGTGTTTTAATGAGAATTGAAGATAAAATACAAAGGTCAATGTCTATAACAAAAAATGGCGTGAATCTAATTAAAGATGAAAACATACGTGATACATTAATTGATTTGCATAATTATGCCGCTATGGGGATTATATTATTAGATGAAGATTCTACTGCATAATTTAACGTGTTTTATTTTTTGTAGCCCTTTTCTTCCTTTTTGTTTTTTTATTTGATTTCTTTTTCTTTTTACCTCCAATTAAACTGCTATAGAAAGAAGATTCTTTTTGGTTAACTTCTGATAAGTCTTTAATCTCAGCACCTAGCATTTTTTGAATTTTATATCAGTTTGCTTGAAGCTTTCCTAAATTGTCATCAATGATTTTTTTTATTTTTTCACTATCTTTCGGAGAAGTGAATATTAAATATTCTTTTTCAACAAATTCTTTTTCAAGAGGGTATAATTCACCAAGAATATTAATATAATTTAGAACAATGAAATCATAATCACCTTTGTCATCTTTACTTATATCTATTTTTTCAAGCATATCTTTTAAAATTACAAGTGTATTTTTTCTAGGAGTGACTCTTTCTTCATGAACTTTTTGTCTCCCTATTTCTGCCATTGGCGTAAGAACAAGGTTCTTAAAGTTTTCAATATCTTTAGAGATTCCCTCATATGCTAGTTTAATAACAGTATTTTCAATATCTTCAATTTGTCTATGTGAATCAGCATGACAGTTAATTTGTTCAACTACTTTTTGAGTCCAATATTTTAATATGCTTATTGCACTCATATTATTTAATGAATTTTCTGTTTCAACCAGTGCAGATAATGGATGAGCGGGTGGTGCTACATCTATTTTTCCTGCTTCTTCTTGTTTTACTTGTTTTTCAGCTTCTTTTATTTGTATTTCTGTAGCATTTCCAGTGTTTATAACTTGTGGTAATATACCACTAACATTTTCTGCACGTTCTTTTAAATCTTGTTCTTGTTCTTGTTCTTGTTCTTGGTCTTGGTCTTGTTCTTGTTCTTGTTCTTGTTCTTGGTCTTGTTCTTGTTCTTGTTCTTGGTCTTGTTCTTGGTATTGGTATTCTGATTCTGATTTTGTTTCTACACTAGGTGTTATTTTTGGTGATTCTTCTTTACTATCATCTTCATTAAGAAGACCGCTTTTATCTAATTCTTTAACAAGTTTGGTTGTTACTGCTTTTTTACCATCTTCTTCGACTGACTCTACGCCTTTCATAAACCTTTCATTCAAATTACCATAAATACCAGTAGCACCGCCTTTTTGTTCTTCCTCTTCATCTTCTTGTTTTTCAGTAATAAAGTCAACAAAATTAGCTGCATAATCCTCAAATAAAGGTTGTAAGAAATTATTTTCAGCGGACTTTTTTATTCTGTTACTAGGAAGAGTAGGTCTTTGGTCACCAGAGTAACCTGTGTCCATGCAAGTATCATCTGGTCCATTATTAATATAGTAACAAACTGTTTTTAAAACTTCAAGTCCTTGTTCTCTCCATTTAATATTTGTAACTCCTGATAATTGCTCTCTCATGTCAATGACTTGTAAAGGTTTATCTGTAGTAAAGGCTCCTGGTCCAACAGCACCACCTCCACCACCTCCGCCATCATCTCCTCCTCCTCCTTCTTCTTCATCTTCCTCTTCTTTATCATCATCTTCTTCTTCTGCTTCTTCTCCTCCTCCGTCATCACCATCACCTCCGATAATTCTTGGACGGTATGTTTTACTTCCAGCATTATATTCTTTCATTGAATTTAAATAATTTTGGTTATGAAACATATTATGTTATTCGTTTGATATATAGACATAAAAAAATTGATAAGAATATACAAAAAATAAAAAATTTAGAATATGATTTCAAGAATAGGCAACGTATTTAAAATAAAACCTGTAAAAAGTAATAATGGGATAGAAAGAATTAGTGAACCTTTTAAAATAAAACCTATAAAAACTAATAATGGGATAGAAAGAACTGATGAACCTTTTAAAATACGGGTGAAGAATGTAGAATTGCAGAATAATGTAAATAAGAACAATGAGCCAATAGAGATACAATTAGAAGAAGAATTAATAATAGAGAAACCAATACAAATAACAAAAAAATTTCAATCACCATTGAATGAAAATAATAAGAAAACTCAAAAGGTGAAACCAGAAAAGAAAATAAATAAAAAGAAATTATGGAATATATTTGAAGAAGATAAGAATAGTTTAGAAGAAGAGAAAAAAGTAGAATGTGTATATTCTACTCCTAAAGAAGATAATTTATGTTATGCATGTAATTCCTACTTAATAATAATGGAAGATGGTTTTCCAACTTGCACGAATGCACAATGTGGAATTATTTATAAAGATATTTTGGATTATTCACCCGAATGGAGGTATTATGGTGCAGAAGATAGAAATGCGAGTGATCCTTCAAGATGCGGTAATCCAATCAATCCATTATTGGTTCAATCGTCATTTGGTTGCAAGGTATTGTGTAGTAACAAAAGTTCGTATGAAATGAAAAAGATTAGAAAATGGTTAGAATGGCAATCCATGCCTCATAAAGAGAAATCATTATATGATGAATTCCAGTTTATAACAACAATGGCACAAAACGCAGGAATACCAAAGATATTTATTGATGACGCAATGTCTATTCATAAAGAAATATCAGAACAAAAAATGTTAAGGGGACTAAATAGAGATGGTATTAAAGCAGCGTCAATATATATATCTTGTCGTTCAAATGGTTGTCCAAGAACAGCACATGAAATAGCAGATATATTTAATTTGGATAAAGCAAGTGCAACGAATGGTTGTACAATGGCAGTAAATATTTTACATAATATTGAAAGGAATTTAGATCCATCAAACCAAGCCAAATTATGTATAACTTTGCCAAGTTCGTTTATCGAAAGATATTGCAGTAAATTAGGCGTAACAAAAGATTTAACAATGTTGTGTAAGTTTATAGCAAATAAAGTAGAAACAAAAAGTTTAATTACTGATAATATACCCCATGCAATAGCAGCGGGTATTATTTGTTTTGTATCTTACAATTGTGGACTAGAATTGAGTAAACAGGAAATAAAAGTAATTTCCAATGTAAGTGAGGTAACTATAAATAAATGTTTTAAGAAATTGGAAACAATTAAACAACAATTGTTGCCAAGTGCAATAATAAACAAATATAACATTCATTGATTTAATATGGAAGCCTTACCATATTTAGAACTTTTGATAGACTTAGAAAAAGTCAATTCAGATTTTTTATTGAATTCTTGAGAATTTATTGATAAAGAACGTTTATTGTCGTATATAAACGAATCTCTTTGTTCTATAGTATCTAATTTTTTTTTACATTTTATACAGGTTTCGCAACCTTTATTAGCGTGAAGAAGACAAACAAAGTGATAATTAAGATTACAAGCATTGCATTGTAAATATTTAGGTTGATCAATATTATCTTTACATACAAAACAATTTCTACTATTGGTTTCCAAACAATTTCCCATCGGTTAAATTAGAATATATAATTATATTTATAAAATATACTTATATATTTTTATGGAATCATTGATTCCCAAAATTATTTTCATAGTGCCTTATAGAGATAGAGAAGAGCAATATAAAAAATTTGATGAAAAAATGAAAACGATTTTAAAGTTATATAAAATAGAAGATTCAAAAATACTATATATTCATCAATGTGATAAACGTTCTTTTAATAGAGGAGCAATGAAAAATATTGGTTTTTTATTTGTGAAGAAAATGTATCCAGAATATTACCAAGATATAACTTTAGTTTTTAATGATTTAGACACAACACCATCGTTATCAAATAATTTTGAATTAAAATATGAAACAAGTGATAATGTAATTAAACACTTTTTTGGGTATACTTATGCATTAGGTGGTATCGTATCAATAATGGCAAAAGATTTTGAAAGGATAAATGGCTTTCCCAATTTCTGGACATGGGGTTATGAAGATAATAGCCTTCAACAAAGAGCTGAAAGAAATAAATTAGCTATAAATAGAGACCAATTTTTTGGAACAAAAGTAAAACATATTGATCATGATTTAGATAATGGAATAAAGACAATAAACAGACATGAATTTGAAAAATATTGTAAAAGAACAAATGATGGAATAAGAACAATAAGAGATTTAGAAATGAATTATGACGAAGAGACTGGATTTGTAAATGTAACTAATTTTAAATTACCACATAGTCACATAAAAGAAAGAGATGAGAAATATGATTTAAGAAATGGACTATCGCCTTATGTAAAATACAGAAAAAATGCACCAACAATGAAAATGGTTGGATTTTAAAACATAACACTAGCTTTATAAAGTTTGTATGTAATTCCAATTTCTTTCGTGTTTTGCCAAATTCCAGAAACTTTAATTATAAAATCCGTTTCATTTGGTTCAATAGAATTAATGTCCTCATAATTTATTTTAAGAGTTCCATTAAACAATTGTTTAGAAAGTAATGTTTGTTTCATAAAAGATAATTGTTTGTTAGAATTATAAAAATCCAATAAATAATTTTCAATAGCTGCGAATTTTTGTATAAATCCATGGTTTTCAGGTAAATAAGGATCAAACTTAATACATGATTTTTCCTTTATAATAGATTTAATTTTAATTGGTAAGTAAAAGAATAATCCACTCATAGTAAACCATTGATTAAGGTAATTTATTTTTGTAAAATAACCTTCCATAAGAATGTTTTTTTTAGGTTCAAGAAATGAAACGTTATTAATGTCAAAATCAAAAGAATTAATAGATATATTCATGATAATATAAAAGATAATATATATTTATTACGGTTTTAATAAATATAATTCCTATATATATAATATAATATAATAATGGCGGCAATAGTACAAATGAATAAAATACCGTTAGTTCAATGGAAAGGACAAACATTTGATCAAATACATTCTTCTATAAAAAAGAATGATTACTCAACTACAAGTAATTATCATAAATTTAATGCAAATCCATTAAAAATATACAGAAGAGAAATAGCTAGTCAATCAATTCCAACATGTAATTTTCGCACATCAGCTAGTGTAGACATATTTAATCAACCAAATGGAACAATTAATAACAGTGGTGCAACTACAAAAAATGGAATAGCAGTAACAACTGAAAATAATATTCCAAAGAATAGTTGTGAAACATTTGAGAATTGTAGTGTAATATTATCTCCTGAACAAAAAGCAAAAAACAGGGTTAGAAGCAGTGGTATGATAAGAAAAACAAACACAATAAATCAGCCTCTAGAGAATTATTATACAAACACAAAACAATATTTAGAAAGTCGCAGTCTTAGTTATAACAAAAATCAATATAATTATCTACAATCTGGTGATGCAACAGCTACTCCTGGTTCAAGTTTAGCATTTAGTAATACTTATCAAACGAATGGAATTAATACCTGTAAAAAGAATGTTTATTATAAACCAAATAATCATCAATTTGCAAAACAGGGTGCGGTATCAGCAAGTGATTTAATATTAAGAAAGAAATTTAATTCTGTAACAAATTCTGCAGCTTTGTATAAAAACGCACTTGGATTATCAGTAGCAAATGCATTAGCTTATGGTGTTCCTTTGGGTGGTTATACTCAGAAAGATAAATTAGGATATCCATTGAAACAAACTCCTACTTTTAGTAAATATAATGATGAAATGAAAAAATGCACAGTAACTACAATTAAGAATCAAATTTAAAAATTCGCAATAAAAATTTATAATAATTAAAAATAGTTATTATAAATTACAATAAAAGTTAAAAATCAGAAGTTTTCATATTAGCGATTCGTTTAGATCTTCTTGGTGCAAATTCTTGTATTTCCTTCTCTATTTTTTTTTTTGAAAGTAACTCTCTTTCTGCACTTAATCTATCTTTATCTAAAAATCTTGTATTCTTGTGTTTTTTTTCTAAATTTTTAATAGTTTTTTTGATAATTGTTAATTTGGTTTTATAGTAAAATTTAATACCTTTTTCAGTAGTTTCCCATTTTTCTAATTTTTGTGGGTAATAATGTTTTCTGACGTAATTAGATGAATGATTTTCAATTGCTTGTTTATATTCATCATATACTTTATTGTAGTTCTTTTTCAAAGTCATAATTTCGCTTTGAATTTCAAAAAACATTATTTTATTCTTAATCGTTAAATATATTCACTGATTTATAAATGAAGTCACAAGTATTATCAATTTTATGTATTTTTAAAACGCTTTCTAAATAAGATTATTTTGTGATAAAAAAACATTTTCTACTATATGTAAATTTGAATTATGAACAACATTATGACGTAAACACCATTGAACACATTTTTGAGTGTTTAATTTAATCATTTGATCTATTTTTTCACTACTAATTTTAGAGTCAATAAGAGAAATAGTATAATAAATATTCTCAATTTGTTGTTGACCAAATATGGCATTATATTCTTCAACTTTAGTTAAATAGTAATTAGAAATGGGAACATTCAAAAATCGTTGTATATTTTCAGATTCAATTGTAATCATTTTGGTGAAAACATTTAATAAATATGGAAAAAACAATTCGCATGATTCAAATAAAAAACCTTTACAAATAATATATTTTTCTGAATTAGCAAAACGACTACTATTCGGTTTCATAATATAAACTTTACTATAAAATGATGAAAGTAAGTATAATATATCAATAGTATGTTGCATAAAACAATCAAATAATTTTAAGACAAAAGAACCATTCTTTTTCTGTAAAACAATAGCATAAATAACTTGGGCAAATAACAATTTACTAATACTAATTTCTTGTTTATTAAAATCAACAGAAAAATCAAATCCACCATCGCCAGTAATAAAGTGCATAGATGAACTATATTTTTCTTTGCAGTATAAAAAATTGTTTAAAGATAGTATGTCTCCTGTCTTATCTCTTCCTTTTTCAATAAAAACATTTGAATTATTTTTTAGGAAACTTTCACTTTTTTTCCAGGAAGGAATAGTGGGGTCTTCTTTATCATCTAACAAAGTTATACCGATATATTTATCTTGTGTAGATTTTCTATATGAAACCATAGCTTCTATAAATCCTCCAGGACCTTCTGCCAAATGAAATGTGTTTATATTTGTTGCAAAATTAAATTCAAAAGTTCTTAATATTTCTAACATTTTAAAATAAGACCTAGATAATGGTTTATACTTAGATACGCTTTTTTTCTTTCCTGGAACAATAGAATGTATATATTCGTAAGGATTTGTATATTTTTTATAGGTGTCCCAATCAATACCTTTTTCTGATATTTTTTTTTTAATATTATATAAATAATCAGCAAGAGAAAAAGAGACAACAGGTTTGATAGTTGTTTTGTTTTCTACACATTCTAATGATTTATATATTAAATTATGATTTCTTGGTAAAAGATAGTAACTCATATAATACGATAGATATAGTATTTATTGTTTTATATTTATATTGTTTATTGCATAGTTATGGGTTTTTTAATTTGAATAGTTTTATTAGATTTTATGAAAATAGGACCTTTTTGTGTTTCTGAATTAAGTTGCTCTGTAAAATCAGGGACATTTTCTATTTGTATGTCCTTTTGTATAATTTTTTCCATTTTTTTTGCGTCTACGTTTCTCATTTTCTTGAATATAAAATATCTATTCATAAATGAAATCTGTTTTTCTTCAGCACCCATATAAATGGCTTCTTTGTAGTCTGCTTTTTTAGATGGGTTTATTTTGATTTCAGTTTCCATTGAAGAGTATAACTCTGAAAATAGACCAGTAGGATTAGGGAGATTCATTTGTTTTGCCTCTTCTTCATTTAATAAAACAAAACCATAATCTTCCATTATTTGAGTCAAATATTCAAAATTTACTAAGTATTCTCTAAAAACTTTATTAATAGATTCTTGGTAAACATCAATAGAATAGCCTAGGCTTAGTTCATCATCAGGAAATCCTGTTTGGTCATATCTTTTGGTAAGTTCATATATTTTATAGTCATCTTTAAAAATTGTAACGGATTCACCCATATTCTTATCTTTTAGTTTATTAAACACACTTCTTCCGTCATAACATGTTCCAATAAAATATCCATGAACTTTTGTGCATTCTGATACATTCCTAATAAATGAATGCATAGTTTCAATATTTTCAAAGAAATAATGAAGTGCAAATTGACAAGAACTAATTTGCAATCCAGTTTCACCTATTCCATAATTTTTGTAAACACCTTGTCCTAAGATTGCAGGATCTTTAGAACCTAAACCAAATATAGCTTTGGAAATTTGTTTATCTTTCTCTGTATAATAAGCACTACCGTCTCGTATATTTTTACCACTATTTCCATGTAAGAACATAGCTCTTGGTATTTTTTCATATTGCTTAGAAGCATTTAAGTAACGTGAACATGCACCATTTAATTGATTAAATATATTGTCTTTAGAAATATCTATTCCAAATACAAATTTTAATTTAGATCGTATCCATTTTGGCAAGTCACCGCCTTTTCCAACTGCATAATCAATAAGTGTATCACCACGATTGGATACTCCATTAATCAACTTAGATTTTACATACAAATTATGAAAATCTCTCAATCCTTGAGTGGATGTTTTCATCATTGAACGATTGTAGTAAACATCTTCATCTCCAAAATAATCAGGAATATCTAATCCAGTAGTAATCATTGATTCTGTAATTGGATTATGAATAGAATGCCAATTACTATTGGCAACATGATAAGCATTTCCATAATTTTTCATTCCACTTCGTAAATCAGCTGTTTTATCAAAACGAACACGCAAAGGAATCCAACGCCAACCTATTTCATTTGTTGGTTCATATTTAAATTCAACTATCATATCTTCTTCAAAATATTCACCTTCTTCAGTTATTAATAATTGTTTTGAACCCTCATCTTTAAGATAAATATTACAATATTTTGCATTTTCATCATATGGATTTGTAGGTTGAAAAGCAACAGGTTGATATGAATTTGTATCATCTACGTTCTTATTATATGAAACATTATCGTTAATTAAATCATTAAATGGATTAAGATAACCATGCTTCTTTTCATCAAAACCACAACGTAATATTAAAGTTTTATATTGTAATATATTTTGAGAACCAGTAGCATTTTTACCTTCTTGAAAGATATTATGTATTTCGTCTTTACCTGTTTTATCTTTTTTTATTGATACTAAGAAATCTACAGTATTAAATTCAGGAGGCTTCCATTTAAACGAATGAATCCATGTATTTTTAGACAATGGACCAGGTAAACCTCCTACTTTATCACTACCAACTGCAATATTTGCAGGTGTAAAAATTAATCCATCAGTATTATATTTAAAAATATTGTCTTTTACCTTTGATAATATAGTAGAGCAACCATCAAATATAGAAATATTTTTGCTCTGAACAATAAATTCTTTACATGTTATTAAAATAGGTAATGGTTTGTTATTAGCACTAGTTTTTACTTCATTGCCACTATTTTTTTTATCAAGAATAGAATAAATTTTCAAGTCTTCTACAAACTCTTTCAATAAATATAATCTATATTTACTTTTATCTACTGGTTCTGGATTTTCAACAGTTTCATCAACAATATTAATAAATTCTAATTCTCTAACACTTTCTTCATGTTTATAGTAAATATCAAAAGCTGCATACATATTTAAAAATTTACCGTTTTTGTCATAAAGTATATGTTCACCATCTAATAAACTATTAAATAATTTCTTTTCACTCGTTTTTGCACCAGTAAAATTTACTTTCATATTTGTGTCAATCAAATATAATTTTCCGTCTTCAGATACATAAAGTAATTTTCTATCACCATCTGCTTTATCTGTTACTGTGTAATTATTACGAATATTTGGAATATTGTTTTCATTTGAATCCACTATATTTTCCATTTCTAATGTGTATGAACTTGGACCAATAAAATCTTTTGACGTTATTTTTCTTGTTACAGTAGGATCGTGGAATAGATGAAAATACTTTTCTAAAATATCATTTTTTTCTTTATATGAAACTGGATAATTTGTATTTTGAATACCACACATGATAATTCTTATAGATTTTCTTAATACATCGGCTAATTTTTTAGGATCTTCATAAATTGTGTTTACACCTACTTTTGAATTGTCAACCTCTATCTCTATTTCATATTTTTCTATATTTTCAAAAACTCCTGCTTCTTGTATTGTATATTTTGGTATGGCAACATGTTTTTTATCTCGTGAACTTCTTACAATACTCAAATCAATGAATACTGGTAATTCTTCATGGTAAAAACGAACTCTGTTCATTGCTCTGAATATTTTAAGTGAATCATCCCATTTTGAAAGTATTTCTCTTGCTAGATTTGTATGTGTATGATAATCTTGTTCTGTTTGAAAAGAAACACGAAAATTAAAATCATCCATATCCACTTTTTTTATAATTTCTCCATTATTTGAAATAGCTGGTTTCTTTTGAGTAAATTTTATCATGTTAAATTGAGTAGAAGGCATATCAATTAATTTTTGTAAATTATTTGTTTTACAATATTCTTGTATCATATTAGAACCCGTAATTTCTGCCCGAACGTTTGAAATCATTTTTTTACCATTAAGTTTATTAATATATTCATTTTGAATTCGCAACATTTGATTTCCACTTGAATTATTTGTTTTAAATCCTTCATGGTAAAGTCGTTGAACTACATTATCGTATTCTATTTTTGTAATAGATTGTCCAATTTTATAATTAGTACCAAAACGAATTTCCAATTCATTGGATAAATTACCTTTTTTTAAAACGGGATTACTCTCTAAATACATTTTTACAATATTATCAAAATCTTTTTTTTTCTCTGACAAAGATTTTTCATTAATATTCTGAGACTTCGTTTCTCCCTTTTCCATAATATATTATATAGTTAGTTAATATATTATTATGTCTAATTTTTATATCAATTTTTAATCCCATGATAATTCTTTTGTCAAATTATCATATAACTGTGTTTTTGATAATTTTACTTCTGTAAATTCTAACTTTATTTTAAAAGCTAAATCATAAAGTTCTTGCACTTTATAACCTGAAATCGGTTTTAATGGACGATTAATATTATAAATACAATGCTTGTCTTCTATCAATTCTTTATATGATTTTTCATCTAATGGTTTCTCATTTACCGAAAATTTACCATTTTCTCTTTTAAAAACAAACATTGGTATGTCTTCATTAATATCTTCTTGGCATAATATTTTAATATATGACTTTTCACTTTCATGAAGTAGTAAAATGTTTATTTGATAATATACGGCATATGCATATAACACTGGATATTCTGTTTCTTTTGTATTGGTTAATAGTTCTGATAATATTTCTTGTATCATTACTTTGGTGATTCTCATATTTACATTTTTCAATAAAAAAGTGTTATCTTTTACATATTTTGATATTTGCTCTTGTATTTCTATTTGCTTTGTCCCATAATTATTTCTTATTTGTGTATATTCATCAAAACCATGTTTTGCAATATAACAACACCAAAAAAGTGTGTCTTTTTGCTTAGGAAAGCTATATTCTTCTGTTTGTTCTATTTCTAATTTATTTTCTTCTTTTTTTATTTCATTTATTGGTTGTGTTTCTAAAATAACATTTATTGCTCTCCTTCGTTTTTTCTTATAATGCATGGTAAACATTAAATCATAAATATCATCTAACGGGTGTTCTTTATTCACAGTATCTGGTTGAAATAATATATTTTGAATGTAACTTATCATGGTTATATTATGCTATATGTAATTGTAGAAATGTCTTTATTATCTTTCTCTTCAAAATATGACTTTTTAAATTCTTGCTTTTGATATTCAGTGGTAATTAAATTTTCCTCTTGTGTTTTTACGTAACTTATATAGTCTTCCATTTCCTTAATTATATGTTCGTCTAAATAAGTCATGTTTACAAAAACTCCACTTTTATTTTCATTTAATTTACAAAGATTTTTGGATAAAATTTTTAAAATTTCAATTTGATGGTGTTTTTCCATACTTTCAATTTTTGTTTTCAATTTATTCAGGCTTTCTACCTTTTCCATTTTGTTATCTATTGCAAAATTTTTTTATATGGTTTTAGTATAATAATAGAAGGTAGAAATTATGACAACCTACTATTCTACAAATAATCTTTTTTCTTACACCGTAACAAATAATTCATCTACATACACTTTGGACAAGTGATGATTATACGATTATTGCAGCTGCATTCAATAAATGGGATGAACTTTTGGATAAAGACCCACGATTTTCCACTTATACAATAACAGTTTCTGTTTCTGTTTCTACTCTTGATGCAGGCGTATTAGGTGGTGCTTCTTTAAATACAGTATATTATTTTGGAACTATGAATTTTGGAAATACTTTTCCTGCAGACGGAAACATAACATTGAGTGATTCTTACTTACCCAGTTTAAAAACTGCTATACATAACGATGGTAATAGTTCTTATTATCATGTATTTTTACATGAACTTGGACACATTTTAGGTATTGGTTCACTTTGGGATTTAACTGATTTTCCAAAAACAGCATACGTAGAAGATTCACAAATTAAATATTATTATACTGGTGAGAAAGCATTACAAGAATACAAAAACTATTTTCCTGAATATGATAATAATAACTTTGTAGGAATTCCCTTTTGAAGATGATGGTTCAAGTGGAACTATGAATGTTCATCCAGAAGAAGGTTCTGAAGGAACTACGTCAAGTGATGACCGATATATAAATGGTGTTTTTCATCCTGGTTTAGATACTGAATTAATGTCGGGTTGGTTAGATTCTTACCCCACTAATGCTCCCTTAAGCAGAATTACACTTGGATTTTTAGATGATATGGGTTATGTTGTTGATTATAGTAAAGCGGATACATATAGAGGATATAGTGCGATCAGTTTTAATTCTGGTAATTTTTCTAACTATAGTTCATATATGTCTGAATGGTTAAGTGATTCGGATAATGCTAATTTACTTGTATCAACACAATTTTCAAATTATGTAGATATTAGTGCAGGTGATATAGTATTGAGAAATAGAAACGACGAGAAATTATTTGTTAGCGGAGATATTAGTTTTAACAAAAATACTACTTTAGGTTTAACAAGAGATAAGTTAATTTCAAGAGAAGTTGATGCATTTACGTATGGTGGAGCTGTAAATACATTTGATTTAGACTCTTCATTTAACATTTTAGGTGCTAATGAAAACGATAATGTTGGAAAAGTAATTGCAACAAACGAAAGTATGAACACTATCGGTATTGGTTATCCAATGGATAACGGTGAGGGAACAAAAAGAGGCAAGGTAAAAGTATATCAAATAGATACGAACAAAAATCTTTATAGACAAATTGGAGAGGATATTGTTGGCACTACTGATAATGAAGAATTTGGACATTCATTGGATCTTAACGGTGATGGAACTATTTTAGCAGTTGGAACAAAAGATTTTTCACATAATACACTTGTTTATAAATATGATTCTGGAAGTTGGGGGTTGTATGGTAATAGTATTTACCTGAATAATAATTTAAATCCCAGATCTGAAACAAGTGGTTTAGTTGCTACATCTGATGCTGCAGGATTTGTTGTTAATTATGAATTTAGAGGAAATGATTATAGTGCAGGTAACTGTACCTAATCCTTATAGTGATACCACGGGTAACAGTAGAAGTAGCGACGTTGGCTCAAATATTTATCTAGATAGTGACGATGGACTCAGAGGTGGAGGGAATTTTATATGCACAGCAGATAATATACAATTTGACTATATAGAATTATATTACAAAATCCCCGTCAATAATCAAAACAACCGTCGACTTTTACTTGGAGAAAATGATGATAAAAGCGATTCTTTTGAAGTAATAGCAAGACAAGCAGCCATCAATGGCGAGGTTCGTGTAGGATTTCACTTCTATATGAAGATTGCAGGTGTCAACAAGATGAAATGGTATGGTTATGATCCTGATTACGATCTTATTCAAGATTCATCAGATAGCTTGGAATCACTTAATTGTTGATCCCAAGAATCGAAGATTTTGGATTAATGGTAGTCAACAAAATTATTACAGTTCAGAATTTTACACTACTTCTGGGTGGGATAACTCATTCAATATACAAAACTTTATGGTTTTGTTAATCAAGTTTCTCATGGCCATTGCCGACTTGCCAGATTGCATTCAGCGGTATCAGCTGGAGCAGTTATGTTTCCACGTATACAATAATAGGGATGTAGTGTATTTTGGATATGATACAGTATTAACTGAAATCAAACGTGAAAATGGTTCTACTAAACCTAAATTAAATAAAACCGGAAATAAATTAACGATTTTAAATGAATTACAATATGCCGACTTAGTAAGTAACGGATTTGTTCAATCCTACCAATACAGCGAATCCGACGCTTCATGGAATTACTTGGAGATAAAATAGAAAGCAGTTCTGTAAATGACATTTCTGGCGGAACAATAGATATGAATGCCGACGGTGATGTAATTGCTATTAGCTATACCTAATATTGACGAAACTGGATATGTTCGTGTATATAATTACGACAGTTCTTGGAATCAAATTGGTAGTGATATTACTGGTTCAGCAAACGAACAATTTGGTAAATCCCTTTCTCTTGACCTTTGTGGAAATAATATAGCAATTGGTGCTCCCTATGCAGGAGATGTAAGTGGTGGAAAAATACAAGTATACACTAACAATAGTAATACATGGACTCAAGTGGGATCTGATATTAATATTCAAACAACTGCTAGAAACGACCTTTCAATGGCTTTGTTGGGTAATTCTGTTAATTTAAATAGTAGTGGTGATGTGCTAATAGCAAGTCATCAAGACACCTCAAACAATACTATCACCGCAAACGTATATCGTTACAATACAGCAAATACCTCTTGGGAATCAAAAGTAACCAAGACTCTTCACAATGATGTAGCAGACAATGAAATTATGCCTGCATTTATGAATAGTAGTGAAAATAAATTTTTAATTACAAATCCTTCTCATTCTACTGCAAGTAAAACTGATGTTGGAAGAATCAATATATCCACTGTTCATAAAGACATAAATTACAAGAATTCTACATATGAATTACAAACAGGAAAAGTAGGTATTGGTATTGAAACACCATCCGTTGCTTTTGATATTAGCGGTAGTGTGCATATAGATAATGGAAATGTGCTTGTTACCGATATTAGTGCTGGTAATTCAAAATTACATGTTGCTGGTGATTTAACTACATCTCTAAATTTTACATCTATAAATTCAAGTAGTTTACTATATGATAATCCAGTAAACTTTCAAAATAGATTATTTGTAAATTCAAGTGATATTCAATTTGCTGGTGGTGATAATACACGACCAAGTGATTTGTCATTTAATTCCACAGCTCAATTATCAGGCTTCCAAATGGGTGATTGGTTGACATATCCAGTAAGTGTAGGTTTTGGATATGAAGTATTTATAAATAATGATGGTACAATAATAGCAGTTTTAGCAGCTTCGGCAGATAGCAATGGTAGTAATAGTGGTTCTGTTTTTGTTTATGGGTATAGTGTTCCAGGAAGTGAATATGGAGAATGGCTACAGATAGGGCAAGAAATAGTTGGAGGCATCAATACAGAGGGTAGTATAGATTCATTTGCAATGAATAAAGATGGAACAGTTATTGCTACAGGTGAACCTTATGACGATGGTAATGGTAGTAATAATGGAAGGGCCAGAGTTTGGGTATATAATGGAACTGATACTTGGATTCAAGTTGGAGAAGATATTGAAGGAAAAGCAACTAATGACTACTTTGGTTGGAAAGTATCATTAAATGACGATGGCACAAGAATTGCAATAGGTGCGATGTATAATGACGATAATGGTGACAAATCAGGACATGTAAGAGTATGGGAATATAGTAATTTAGATATGACATCTGGTGGCAGCTGGACGCAAATAGGACAAAATATTGTTGGGAGCAATGCTGGTATGAACGCAGGTCGATGGGATTTAGCTTTGAACGGTGATGGTTCAGTCATTGCAATAACTGAACCCTACGGTCATAATACTGATGCTGAAAATGATGATGAAGGCTTGTTAAGGATTTGGTTATACAACGGAACTGATACTTGGAATCAAATAGGACAAAATATTTATGGAGAATCACGAGATGACCAGTATGGTATGAATGCAGTTGCAATAAATAGCACAGGAGATATAGTAGCATCTGTTTCTGATGATAATGACACTGCGGGTCAAAATGCTGGAATGGTAAGCGTTTGGAAATATTCAACACCAGGACAAACTGGAGGCGTTTGGAATCAATTAGGTTCAACTCTATATGGTTCAACAACAGTTCAAGCACAATTTAAATATATGGATTTAAGCGATGATGGTTTAACACTTGCAGTAAGTATAAGTACTTATGATGGAATATCAAATAACGGAGGTGGAATAAGAATATTCAAATATGATTCTAATAGCAGTGATTGGGTAGATAAAGGCATAATTGGAGGCGATGAACCCAACTATTATTTTGGTAATTCTAAAATTAGAATTAGTGGTGATGGAAATAATGTTATAGGTAGTAATTCTAGTGCTAGCATTGGTGTAGGAGTTTATAAAATAATAGAACCTGCACCTCAGTTAAATATCGGGACACTAGATACAACATTTCACCATTCTCTTATTGTTCCAGGTAATTTAGTTATAGTAGATGGTTCAAATAATTCATCATTTGGTTCTTATACAACTTATTCAAAAGAGAACTCATTAACCGAGTTATTCCATGTTGGAAAAAGTAAATCAAACGTATTCAATATAGTAAACTCTAACAATGTTGGTGTTTTTATGAATACAGGTTCAACATCTTTTTCAAGCACATCAGATGAATCTTTGAAAAAGGATATACAAAGTTTAGATAAATCTACAGTGAATAAATTAAGTCAAATAGAAAGCAAACGTTTTGATTGGAAATCAAGTAAAAAACACGACGTAGGTTTTATTGCCCAAGAGGTTGAAGAAGTATTACCTGAAATAATTGAAGAAAACACCTATAATGATGGAAATACATATAAAGGAATAAAAACATCTTCTCTTTTACCTTTGTGTTTAGATAAATTAAAAGAAATAGAAAATAGAATTGATAAATTATAAATAAGAATTACATATATATATAAAGTTTATATATAGATGTCTGTGCTAGATTTTTTTGGCGAAGAAGACACTAGAATCACTCAATTAGTTTATGATATAAGTGGTTCTAATGCTAATGACCAATTAGGTCACTCAATATCAATAGGTTTAAGTGGAGAAATTATTGCAGTTGGTGCTCCAACAAGCAGCCAAGGTGGAACAGAAAGAGGTTTGGTTCGTGTTTATCAAAAATTAACTGATTTATCAGGGGTTAGTAGTTGGAACCAAATGGGTGCTGACCTTGCAGGAACAACAGATAATGAGCAATTTGGACATTCTGTAGATTTGAACGGCGATGGAACTATTTTAGCAGTTGGAACAAAAGATCCCTCAAATACTCTTTTAGTATATAATTACGACGGTTCTTCATGGAATCAATATGGAGATACAATTTATTTGGATAATAATACTTCATTTGAGACCAGTATTTCGCATATTACAAAGGGAAAATTAAACTATGACGGAACAAAATTGGTTGCATTAAACCATAATTTAGGTTATACACATAGTTCAGAAAGTACAACAGTAACAACAACACATACATCTCCATATGTTACTGCAGGTTGCACTGCTAATTTTGATTTTAGGACAAATTCTTCTACTGGTATTACCGATGATATAGGTAATGTAGACTGTGATTATATTGGCACAAGTAGTACAACAACCGATGGTATGGAGTGCGATAATGGAGCTGGTACTAGTTTTAGCTCTACTCCTACTAAATATGCAAGAATTCAAAGCGGACTAACATATGGTGGTCAAGGTTCGTATGAATTTTATTTGAAATTTGATGCTGGAGTTGATTGGTGCACTTTATTTGAGATAAGAATAGTTCTTCAGAAAGAGTATGTCTTCAATCTCGTACTTCAGGAAATTTTATATGTTTAGTCCTGGAGGAGCTGAGATAACTATTTCAACTACTACGAAAAACACTGGTTCGTATCACCATTTTGTCTTCACAGTTAGTTCAAGTAAACAATATAATGTATATATTGATGGTGAACTTAAAGGCACTGCTTCTTTTGGTGGTTCACTTATTTCTGCAGCTAATACAGGAAATAACGGAACAAATTTTATAGGTTGTGAAAGACTAATTAGAGGTGGAATTGACGGATATTATAAATTTTGGAGATATTATCATGGTAAAGTGTTGTCACAATCTGAAGTAACTGATTTATACAATGATAGAGATGATACATCAACCGCAACAGGAAGAGATGGAACTGCAACTGGAAGGAACAAATACAGTTACTACAACGGTTACAAACAACTGTAAATGTTCAAAATGATTCTGTTGAATCCTACGAATATAGTTCAACAGATTGGAGCCAAGTAGGAAACACGATACAAAGCACCTCAGTAAATGACATATCCGGTGGTGATATTGCCATAAATGATTCTGGTAATACCATTGCAATAGGATATCCTGAAGGTAAATCTGCTATCCCAAGCACATATACATATACAGTTACCGCTGGTTCTGTTTTTGAATTTTATGGTGAAGAATATACTTCTGATACGAATAATCCAGCATTATCATTTAAAAGAGGGTCTACTTATGTTTTAAATATCAATACAACTTCATTTCATCCGTTCTATATACAGACAACAGACAATGGTGGAAGTTATGATTCTGCAAATGTATATAGTAGTGGTATAACAAACAATGGTATATATGATGGAACAATTACATTCGTTGTGCCAATGGACGCTCCAGATACATTATATTACCGTTGTAGTAATCATGGAAATATGGGTAATTCTATATCTATAACAAGTGCATTAAGTAAAACTGGAATAGCAAAGGTTTTTCAATATAATACAACTGACAGTTCTTGGAATCAGGTTGGATCTAATATTGATGGTTCTGGAGAGAACGATTTTTTTGGAAGTTCAATAGCAATGGATAGTTCTGGAGAATTTATAGCAGTTGGTGGTCCATTTGCAGGTGATGCAAGTGCTGGACATGTAAAAGTATACCAAAATGTGAATAATACATGGAATCAAGCAGGTAATCAAATACAAGGAAGTGCAGATAATGACCAATTTGGAAGTGCTGTTGATATGAACTCAGATGGAAAGGTTATAGTAGTTGGTGCAAAAAATGCAGACAGTGGTAAAGGTTCAGCAACAGTTTATCAATATAAAAATACAGTAACTGGATACAATACAAGTGACTTATCGTGGAATAGAATTGGAGCAGGTATTACTGGCGATTCAGCAGGCGATTTTGTTGGCACATCGGTAGGTATTATTAGAGAAGGAACCGAATTTTCTGTTGGAGCTCCTGGAAAACAAGTAGATACAAATGATAATGCCGGAACTGTAGAATCATATACTTTTGATTATGAAAAAATTAGCGATACAGAACCTCGTTTTACACAGATTTTAACTCCTATTTTAGGAACTGCCGCAAATGACCGAATGGGAGAAGCGGTTGTTACATCATTAACTGGAGATGTTATTGCCATTTCAGCACCTAATAACTCTAGTGGTGGAGTAGAAAGAGGTTTGGTTCGTGTTTATCAAAAAGGGGATAGTAGTTGGACACAATTAGGAAGTGATTTAACAGGGACAAATGACAATGACCAATTTGGTTATTCACTTGACATTAATGCGGATGGAACTATTTTGAGTGTGGGAACAAAAGATGTATCTAATAATGCTTTGTATGTTTATCAGTATGATGGTTCTACTTGGAACCAATATGGAAATACCATAAAGGTTTTTAAAGATAGTGATATATCTTTTAATCAAAGTTCATTTATACAAGGTTCAAAAGTAAAATTAAATAAAGAAGGAAACAAGTTAATTACTTCAAATAAATATAATGTTAGTAATTCATTCGATGAAACAAGTTCTGTAGCTATTAGCAATTATCTAACTACAATTGATTGCACTGCTAATTTTGATTTTAGGACAAATTCTTCTACTGGTATTACAGATGATATTGGCAGTGTAGATTGTGATTTTATTGGCACAAGTAGCACCACAAGCGGTGGAATGGAGTTGGATAATGGAACTGGTTCTGCTTTTAGCAATACTCCTACTAAATATGCAAGAATACAAGGTGGACTTACATATGGTGGTCAAGGTTCATATGAATTCTATATGAAATTCGATAGCGGTGTCGCATGGGCCACTATATTTGATATTCCAAATATCTGTCTTCAATATCCGAGTGCTAAAAGATGGTATATGTTCATGGCACATTCTGGTGCTGCAAATCTATATGTTTCAACAGAAACAAAAGGAACTGGACAATACCATCATTTTGTCATAACAGTTAGTTCCAGTAAACAATATAATATGTATATTGATGGTGAACACCAAACCACCGTAAGTTTTACAATAATGGATGATGAGAAAACTACTGGAAATAATGGAACAAATTTTATAGGTGCCGAAATGCAAGTTAGAGGTGGATTTGACGGTTATATGAAATATTTTAGATATTATCACGGAAAAATATTATCACAATCTGAAGTAACTGATTTATATAACAAGAAAGACGATACTACAACAACCGCAATTGTAACAACTACAACTAATTACGATGAAGAACTAGTGCAAGCTTATGAATATTCTGATCCTTCTTGGAATCAAATAGGTAATACAATAGAAAGCAGTTCATTACATGACTTATCTGGCGGTGACATTGCCATAAATCATAGTGGAGATTTAATAGCAGTTGGGTATCCTAACGCAAATGGTTCTGGTGAACAAAGCGGAACTACAAAAATATTTAAATATAATGCTAACGATGCTTCATGGAATCAAGTGAGTGATAACATCAATGGTTCTTCAAGTGGTGATTATTCTGGAACAACTGTAGTCTTTGATATGTGTTCTAATTATCTTGGTATTAGCTCTCCATTTGCTGGAAATAATAGTGAGGGTTCTGTAAATGTATACAAAATAACTGATAATTCTTGGGAACATTTTGGTAACATAGATGGTTTAACTAGTAATGAACAATTAGGAAGTATAGCGATGACTCCAAGTGCAGAAATAATTGCAGTTGGTTCAAAGACTGCTTTTGATGGAGCTGGTGTAGTTCGTATATATAAAGATTTTACAAAATTATCTGGAGATATCAGTGGAAGTACCTACACATACAATCCTACAGTTCAAACTGAAACTGGTTCATCTATTTTCTTAAGTGAAGATGGACAAATTATATCTGTAGGCGAACCTGGTTATAATGTTGGAACTGATGATAATACAGGAAGAGTTCGTGTTTTTAATGTAACTCTACCACAACCGCCTCTTCCAGAAGAAACTGATTGGTTATATAATTACTCTACATCAAACGCTTTGAAATCCATTTACATGAAAGGTATGTTAGAAATGGACAATGCTATATTAAGAACAAGAAACGAAGATAATAATTTAATTGGTTCCGTAGATGCCAGTTTTAATGGAGGAAACGTTTATTTGGGTGAAACCGTAAAAATAGGCACAGAAACTGTTAAAACCTGACATTACACTTGATGTTTCTGGAAATACCAATATTTCAGGAAATCTAAAAATAATTGGTGATCTAAGTGCAATTACTCAAATTAACAGTTGACCATGTGGATATTAGTGGAGATTTAATTACGTCAGGAGATACTACAAATATTTCTTTATCTAGTCAAAATGTAACTTATGATAGTGAATTAAATATTACTGATGCACCTTTAACTGTTAATAAAAGTAAATTATCAGACAATGCTGGAAAGCAAGCAATTACTGTGGAAAATGTGTTAACTACTGGAAACTATAGTCAAATGGGAGAAACTATATATGGTTATCCAAGTGCAAATTCAGGGCTTTATATTAATAGTATTGGTGCAACTAGTATAAATAATGCAGGTGACATCATAATTCTTGGTTATGGATACGTAAATAGCAGAAACTGCACGTGTTTATCAATACATGACAATATCAGAAGATGATTATAATTCAGGAAATACCACTGGTTCATATGATAATACAGATGGTGAAATTATAATTGCAAATGGTGTTGCATGGTCAGCAGATACAAAATTTTGGGTGCAATTAGGCGGGGAAATTAATAATAGCTTTCTTAATTCTCTTGGAAGCTCCCAAACCGCAGGTTACACAGGGCAGTATGTTTCTATAAATGGAACAGGAGATAGAATCGCGGTAGGATCACAAAATTATGATGCTTTTGGATCAAATAATGGAGCTGTATTTGTTTTGGAATATAGCACTCCAGGTCAAATGGGAGGGACGTGGTCATTAGTTGGAAATATAATAGGATTTACTCATCTTACCGAAACTACTATTCAGTTGGGTAGACAGTCGATGATATTATCACAGGATGGAAATACAATATTGGTTTCAGGTGTTTATGGTGATACCAACAATATGCCTGCCTCTATGAAACATCAAGAGGATGACGGAATCTATAAAACTATAGGACCAGTTAGTGTTTTTCAATACAGAACAGTTACTGAATCTGAATTTAATGCCGGAAATACAACAACAAATGATCCAAACGACGGCACACCACTTATATTAGCTTCTGGTGCGTCATGGTCAGCAGAGAATAAATATTGGGTGCAATTAGGAAATTATATGTATGTACCATATGCGAGTGCGTACCCCCAATGTATTAGTATGTCGGATGATGGTTATAGAGTAATGATTAGTTCAGACAAAAACACTGTCTCAGCAAATTCTGATGGTTCAATTCATGTATTTGAATACAGCAATCCTGGTTCAATAACAGGAGTTTGGAATAGGATGGGAGGTGTAATCTTTGGTGATGCATCAACTGGAACTGGCATTACAAAACAGCATACATGTCTAAAGATGGAAATGTGGTTGCATTCGGACAAAAGAACAGTGATTATACCACAGCCAGTTCTACTTCAGGTGAATTTGGAGTAGTCCGTGCTATGGAATATAGATTAGTTAGTCAAACTGAATGGGATAATGCCAAAAAAGCAGCATCTGGAGATATAGTAACTTCACAAGGCGTGCCTTTAATTTATCCAGATGGAGATACAAATTTAAATACAACAAAAAAATATTGGATTCAAATGGGCGCAGATATAATAGGTCATTTAAGTAGTGGCAATGATGGTGCTAATTTTTGTCTAATTGGAAATACTTATAATGGATATATGTTATCAATATTTTCACGATTTGCAGATACTGGAAAAATATATAAATTTACAACAGTCTCTGAATCAGAATTTAATTCAAGAACATATGATAACTCTAATGATAGTAATGTTCTATTTACAAACGGTGAAAGTTGGGAATCTGATAAAAAGTTTTGGGTGCAAATTGGAGATGCAATTGATAGGTCGGCAACTGATAAATATTTTATAACGACGGCGTTTAGTGGAGATGGAACAAAAATGATAGGCACAGAATCAAATTATGGTCACACATATCCAGGTACCAGCACCATCCTTAATCAAGTTAGTGCAGTGTATGTATATGAATTTGATACAGAACCAATAACAATTGAAGTCAATTATCAAAGCATTGTAACTGATGTGAGTGCGTCAACGCCAACTACTCTTGATATTGAATATCCCACAACAACATTCACTACCATTGATACAAATACAGTAAACCAATTTTCTGGAACATTAACGGGACAAACGTATGGTAATGGAGACTACACTATTACTTCAGACGTTGATAATTCTATCTCAACTACTTTAGTTGCTCAAGAATATCCACCATCGGGTGCAAGAGGAAATTGGACGGAATCACTAATAGTTCAACTCAATATATAGCAACAACAAGTGGACACTCATATGGAAATGGTCAATATTATATATATTTACCAAACGGTTCAAATTGGGGAATGAACGGTCTTTATACAACTAATGGAAGTTCTATATATGTTGCTCAACAACAGTCAGGTTCGGCATTCTGGATATATTTTTTCTTTCCTGAAGAATTTATATTACATACTATTGAATACAAAAATAACGGTAGACAGGGTTGGAATTGGATAGTTCGAGTACATTCTGGTAGTGACCAGGGAACATCGAGCTTAGGAACAGAAATTGCCGAATTACATAATGGCGAGGTAGATATGGGGAGCGATTTAAAAACACTCACCTTTGATTCAAATAGTATTGCAGGAGATATGATTGCAATTAGGTTGCAAAGGATAGGAGGTCCCAACCAAACTGAGTATGCTACTAATAGTTATTTTAATTTTATATCAAAAGAAGAAATTACAACAACTAGTGCTCCTTTATCCTGTCTTTATAACAATGCAATTGCTGATTATAATACGAACTTACATTTACTTTCAACCAATACACCTACCTTAACTTTTACTTTTCCCGATTCCTTTATTTTAAATAATATTTATACAGTAAATAATAATTGTGCTCAAACTTGGATAGTAAAAGCTTTTGATGGAGATACTGAATTGGAAGAATTATATAATGGCACAGTTACCATAACATCTGGAGAATTAAATCTTTCTATTACAAATACAAATCAAGTATCTGCTAGCAAATATACATTACAATTATCTAATCCTGCAAGTGGAGTAGAATTTTACCAAAATGCCGAATTTAGATTTACTGCAGAAACTACTGTTCAGCCACCGGCAACTTTTGGAGAAGATGTTTCATTGAATCCAGCATTGAGTGTGCCTGGTAATATATTAATTGTAGACAGTAGTAATAGCGAATATAATTATGGTTCCTACACGATTCATACAGACAAAGATTATACTAATTATTTTGCTGTTGGAAAGAGTGCTTCTGATGTGTTTAATATTGTTAACAACAACAATTCTGGTGTGTATATGAGTTCAAGTGCAAATAGTTTTACTGGAACATCAGACGAAAGATTAAAGAAAAACGTTTGTGATATAGAGGATAAAGATTTAGAAAATTTACAACAACTTCGTCCAGTTAGTTACAAATGGAAAAAACAAACCGACGATACTGAACATTATGGTTTTATAGCACAAGAAGTAGAAAAGTATTTACCTAACCTTGTTGATGAAAATACATGTCCAGATGGTTCTACTTACAAGGGCGTTGCTGTAGATGATTTAATACCTTATATGATAAAATACATACAAAAACTTAAAAAGAAGATTGTTGAAAAAGAAAAAGAAATGGAAACTTGAGAATAAATTTATTTAAATATAGTATATATTTAAATGAATAATTGGTTAGACCTATCTGACAACGCTAACACATTTCTATCTACTATAGTAGATGGTTTTGTTGATACGAGCGGTGGTAACATTATTGTAAGAGAAAATCAACATCTTGAAGTATCCGGCGACGCAAGTTTTAATCAAGGAGGTTCATTTGCAGTCCCTACTTTAAAAACCGATGTTCTTGACACTACTGGTTTAGTGAATATTGAACTTTCAAAAAAAACAGAGTTTGTAGAAAATCCTTCTTTTATTCAGTTTGCTTATGACATTAGCGGTGCTGAATCTGGTGGATTGACTGGAAAATCTATTAGCAAAAATTTAGCTGGAGATATTATCGCTGTTGGTGCTCCTCTTAATTCTGGTGGCGGAACTGCTCGTGGTGAAGTGCGAGTTTATCAAAAAGATAACGATAGCTGGCTACAACTTGGTAGTGACTTGAATGGTGAAGCGGATAATGATGAATTTGGACATTCCGTGGATCTTAACGGTGATGGAACTATTTTAGCCGTTGGAACAAAAGATATTTCACATAATACACTTGTTTATAAATATGATTCTGGAAGTTGGGGGTTATATGGTAATAATATTTATCAAAATGTAAATATAGAAGTTTATAAAACATCAATCTTAACCAAACCTAAACTCAACAAAACTGGTGATAAACTATCTATTTTGCAACAATATAATGAGATAATTTTTGAAAGCATGACCCTAGAAACAACATTTTCAGGAAATATAGAAATAAAGGGGTCTTTATTTACAGGTGGCACAATGTATGGAGATAAAGCCCTTTTATCATATGATGGAAATACAATGTTAACTGGAGGACGTAAAAATAGCGATACCGTTAATAATGAAGGTTCTATTGAAGTTTACACTTGGAATGGAACAAGTTGGACTCCAAAAGGAGATTTTTTTTATGGTGGTGTTAATAGCGGATTATTAGGAAGAGATGCAGGTTTAAATGGTGATGGAAATATTTTTTGCGCTGGACAACAAAACACTGAAGGATTTTATGTATATGAATGGAGTGGAACAAGTTGGGGACTAAAAGGTAACACTTTAAGTAATCAATATTGGGGTTGTGATATTAATTATTCTGGAAATAGATTTATAGCCGCTGAAAAAGGTAATACTATCGTCAATGTATGGGAATATAATGATACTACTAATATATGGGATGATATAACATCTAATCTAAATAATTTATCTGCTATAACAAGTGCTGGCCAGAACGCATCAGTTACTATTAACAAAAGTTCTGATTCATCAATAGACGGAACTGTGGTTTCTACTTGTCAAGACCAAAATACAAAGGTATTTTATTATAATGGTTCAACATGGTCTCAACGAGGGAGCACAATAACTACCAGTTATGATTCAGGACAAGATGTAAAACAACATTCCTTAAATCATGATGGAACTTTAGTTGCGATAGGTTGTAATGAATCGGTAAATAGTGTAGAAGTGTATGAATGGAATGGAACAAGTTGGGGAAAAAAAGGTCAAACAATTACTACTTCTGATATTACTAATGGTTCACCAAACACTCAGAGATTTGGTTTAAGTGTATCTTTATCAAGTAATGGATCATATTTAGCAGTTTCTGCTGGTGGTGTCTTTGAATATAATGGTAGTGCTTGGGTTCAATTATCTAATACATTCGGTAATCAAATGTCCTCAAGTAATTCAAATGAAGACAAAATACAAATATCTGGAGACGGGAGCACAATTGTTATTGGACTTGAACAAGCAGCGGAAACAGCAGTTTATACATATGAGAATGTAAGTAGTGAAACCATTTTAGTTGAAAAAAACAATGGTATTAATGGTATTGTGCAATCCTACCAATACAGCGAATCTGATGCTTCATGGAATTACTTGGGAGATAAAATAGAAAGTGTATCAGTAAATGACATTTCAGGTGGTGATATTGCTATTAACGACGAAGGTAATATGATTGCAATTGGCTACCCACAAAGTAAATCTTCTATCCAAGGCACATATTCATATTCTGTTATTAATGGTTCTGGTGTATATGAGATTTATGGTGAAGAATTTTCATCTGATACCGCTAATCCAGTTTTAACATTTAAAAGAGGATCTACTTATAATTTATCTATCAATAGCACATCATCTCATCCATTTTGGATACAAACAACAGATAGTGGGAATTATGACTCATCAAACGTTTATAATAATGGTATAACAAATAATGGTGTATATAACGACACACTTACATTCGTAGTTCCTTCTGATGCTCCAGATACATTATATTACGTTTGTCAATATCATGGAGGTATGGGCAATTCCATCTCTATCGTCAATGAATCTGGAAATGACGGAAGAACAAAGGTATTTAAATATAACACAACTGACAGTTCTTGGAATCAGGTTGGAAATAACATTGATGGAGAAGGACAAGCAGGAACTGCTGTAGTAATGGACGGAAGCGGCGATTTCGTTGCTATTGGCTCTCCTAATGTAAATGCAGGAGAAGTCAATGTGTATCAAAATATTGCCGATACATGGACCTTATATGGTAATAAAATAGAAGGACAAGCTGATAATGACCAATTTGGCACTTCACTTGATATGACACCCGCAGGAAATATTCTTGCTGTTGGAGCTGTTAATGCTAATGGAGGTAAAGGAAATGTAAACATTTATGAATATGATGCTACTGACAGTTCCTGGAATAAAATTAATGTTGATTTAAGTGGAGATGCAGTAGGAGATTTAACTGGAACATCCGTAAAATTAAATCAATTAGGAAGTGAAGTAAGTGTTGGTGAACCAAATAGTAATGTTTCTCTTGCACATGTTGATGCTGTCCTTTATTGGAATTTTGCACAAGATATAACTGCAACTACAATTGGAGGTGATATAGGACCTGCTGCTATTTTTAGAGGTATCGTGAGTGGTGTAGGTGATGACGAAGTTATAACAGCAACTTTAACAGAAAGTGAAGGATTACAAACAAGTCGCGACCGCAGCGACGAATTAAGAGCAGTAACAAAAAGTTACGTATTTCCTTCTGATACATTTACTATTGAGTTATATCACAAGATAACTCAAGATCGTGGAAACAACACATTTTTAGAGTATGCTCCAAATGGCACTAGTGATGCCGCTGGTAATTTGGGACGGATATGGTTTTACAGAGGCGGCGCTCCGACTGACATAAGAATAAGATTGTTTGGGTCTACTAGTGGTTATAGTCAAAGAATATATACTGGTAATGGTGATTTTCAAGATAATACTTGGCATCATCTTGTTTTTGTTTGTGATATGGCCAATGCTAGTGGTCCACTTATTACTATGTATGAAAATGGTAGTTATGTTGACGATAATACACATACTGCGGGTCATTGGGATCGTGAACCTGGATTTGATAGAGAATTAGGCGTTTCAAATGCTTATAGAGTTAGCGGTAATGAATGTGATTTGAATACTAAACAACTCCAAGTTATTGATGGATTATTAGACGCAACAGAAGTAGCTGCATTATATACAAAAACAACAGGAGGGGTAGCTAAAGGAAAAGGCGGATCACGAACATTTGAAATTGAACATACCAAATTTTATAATGGAATGACAAATCCAACTTTCGGCATAGGAGTAACGAATCCCACAAACAGATTGGATGTAGATGGAACAGTATACATTGATGGAAAACTCAAAACAACCAATTTATCTCAAACTTCAGGAACAACCACTGTTTCGGGTGATTTAACATTGAATGGTTCTATTTCTGTTGATGCTGTAAATAACAGCTCCTTGACATATGATACAGATATGTCCGTTAATTTACTAAAAAGATTGTTTGTAAATCCTAACGATATTAGCAGTTATGGTGCAATTTATGATACAATAACATATTTTACTACTCCTGGTGATGAATATTCTTGGTCACAAATGGGCGATGACTTTTTTGATAACGATAATGTATTTATGAGTTATGACGGAACCACAGTTGGAGTTAGTAATAGAACTTACAGCGGAACTTATACTAGTGAAGGTTTAACTCGTATTTTTGAATGGGACGGAAATGATTGGCAACAGAAAGGACAAGATATTCATGGAATTGCAATATATAATTATGGTATAGGATCATATGCTTCAATTAGCCAAGATAACAATAGAATTACGTTTGGAACAGCGCAGTCCATAGGTGGTTCTCAATCTGGAGGATTTCATGTATATGATTACGAAAATTCCCAATGGGTTAATAACCACACATATTTATCTGGCACTGATGCTGATTATGGTATGATAGTTGGGGTTAGAATGTCATTAGATGGAAATACAATCACAAATGAATATGGTGATGGTTACATAGTAATTTGGAAGTATAGTAATTCTACATGGAGCACTTTTCAAACAATAAATTATGGTTCTGGATTATTAAACAACAGCACAAGTTGTAATATGAGTTATGACGGTAGTATTATGAAATTTCAGTATGGATCAACTGGAGTAAGTCACAAAATATATGCTTTTGATACCGGTTCTAATACCTATATTGAACGTGATACTATTACACCTCCCCACGACGGTGGGCATAAACATGATCAAAGTGCTTTCAATGGAGATGGCACTGTGTTAGCAATTGGTATGGAAACAATGCATAATGCTAATGTTAACGATGATGATGAAGGTGGTGTAATTGTATATGAATATAATGGAACCGATTGGGTGCAAAAAGGGTTTACACTTCTAGGACCTCAGCAAGATGCACACTTTGGCGAAACAGTTGCACTTAGTGAAGATGGAAATATACTTGCTGTAGGAATAATGCAATACACTACTTCCACCTATTCTAATAGCGGAGCAATAAGAGTCTATGAATATAAAATGTATAGTTCAAACGATGATAGTAGAAATAGATACGATTATAATTCCTATGATAATGCAAATGCAAAACCACTTATAGTAACTGAAGATACGTCAACAGCTCCAGTTGTAGGAAACTATTACTGGAGTCAAATTGGTGTTAATATAGAACCTAACGAAAGTGATAACTCATATGCTGGAATTAGCCTTTCTATGAGTGGTGATGGAACTAAATTAATAATTGGAAAAAACAGTGAAGGTGCAGAAGTATGGCAACTTGGCACACCACCAACAACTACAGAAACTGTAGTTTCTTCTTACCAAACACACGCAAGTGATGTGGTTGATACTTCCGCCCCAACTGTAATTTCACAAACATTTAGTGAAGACATTTCATTCAATCATTCATTAGTTGTTCCTGGTAATTTAGTAATAGTTGACGGTTCAAATAATACAAATTATGGTTCTTATACAACTTATACAAGCGCAGATTTAGACAATTCCGTTTCTACACCAACTAATAAAAGTTACCATGTAGGAAAAAGTAAATCCAATATGTTCAATATAGTAAATCAAGATAACATTGGCGTTTATATGAATACAGGAGATACAAGTTTCACCAGCACTTCTGATGAACGTTTAAAACATAACATTCAACATACAGAAGATTCATTAGAAAAAATATGTGCACTTCAACCTCGTAAGTTCAAGTGGAAATATAATGATAAATCAGAGTCTGGTTTTATTGCTCAAGAAATAGAAAAAGTATTCCCAGAGATGGTTGACGAAAACACTTTACCTGATGGTAAAACGATTAAAGGTGTCAATCATTCTTCTTTATTACCTTATATTTTAGACAGTTTACAATCCTTAGATAAAGAAATAGACGATTTAATAGAAGAATAAGTAAATAATTTATTTAAATATAGTATATATTTAAATGAGTGATTGGTTAGAAGATTCAGACAACGCAAATACATTAAAAAGTTCTTATATTCAAGGTGTTCTTGATGTAAGTGGTAACATTATAATGCGAAATAGTGACCAAGCTTTTATTAGCATGAGCGACGCATCATTCAATAGAAAATTCCATGCACTTAAAAATACAGCCATTGGGAAAGAAGTAGACAACCTTGAAAATGCTTTAGATGTTAGTGGAAACGTTGGAATCACTGGTTCATTAGTATTGGAAGAAACACCAACTATTTATTCTGGTAGTTTAAACACTGACCAGTTATCTATTGAAGGAAATTTAATTACAACTGGTGGAACTGCCCAAGTTGCAAGTAAAAATGTTACATACGATACACATTTAAATGTTCATGGTTCAACTATCACTGCAAATACCAGCGAATTAAACCATATGAATAAATTTTTTAAATACCAAATACACAGTGACATTAGTATGGTAAATGCAACAGAAAGTTTTGGCGAAGATGTATCTTTAAATGCAGCATTAACTGTCCCAGGTAATATTTTGATTGTAGATAGTTCAAATAGCGAATATAATTATGGAGCTTATACAATCCATACAGATGAAACATATACAAATTACTTTGCAGTTGGTAAAAGTGCATCAAATGTATTTAATATAGTAAATAACAACAATGCAGGAGTATATATGGATTCTGGTTCCAATAGTTTTACAGGAACATCAGACGAAAGACTGAAAAAGAACATAGAAGAAATAGGGGACGAGAGTAATGAAAAGGTAAAACAATTACGTCCAGTCACTTATCAATGGAAACATCAAACACACGATAAGTCACAAGCAGGATTTATAGCTCAAGAAGTAGAAAAGGTATTACCTGAATTGGTAAAAGAAAACGATAGCGTAGATGGTTCCACATACAAAGGTGTTTCCAGTGATGATTTAATACCTTATTTAGTTAAGTATGTACAAAAATTAAGAAAAAAGTTAGAAATATTAAAAGAAACCAAACTAAAAAAGAAGCGTAAGTTTAAGTGAAATATCAGTATCAACAAATGGAGGAAGTATAACGCCCAGTCCTTTTTCTTCTACAGACGAATTAAAGTAAATAGAAATAAATTAATATAAAATATTACATATTATATTAATAACATGGTATTGTCAAGAGATCAAAAATTTCTTCTTTCTTTCAGTGATTTTATGAGAGACTTAACAATAGACAATATGATTTACAATTTAAATTATGATTTAATTAACAGAACAGAAAATAAAACACGTTGTGTTCATAGATATGATTTACATATATTAGGAACTCGTGAAGACGAATATTCTAATAATGAGAATGTAATTAATATTTTACCGAGAACAAATGCTTTTATTAATAAACTCAAACAATATTACGAGCCATATAAATTGTTACAGAACGGTAGGAATTGCTCTTATATAAAAATATTAAGCGAACCAGACAATGAAGAAATAACACATGTTGCTTTTAAAATAATATATCATAAACAACACTTACCTTTTCCAGTTCGTCTTTCTACAATTGATGCTTACAAAAGAGAAATTGAAAACTTGGAATTTTTACTACAAGAAGGAAAATATAAGAAAAGAGATATTAGAAAAGAAAATAACAAAATACGAAAGTAAAATAAAATCAACGCAAAAAACAATTAAAAAATTATATGTTGAAAACATGAATTTGAAAAATGAAAAGGAAAAAAAGATGCCCAGTTTGCTGGGAAACTATAGAAGTGGACCAATTAGAAATTCCAGTTTGTCTTCATGAAATATGCAAAGATTGTTTTAAAAAAATAAAAAAATGTCCTTTATGTAGAGAAAAATACATAAAAGTGAGATAGTTAAATTCCATCAAAACTAATTGTTTTATTAGAAGTTGAAACAGAAGGTGAAACAATTTCAGACTCACTAATTGCATTGAGGTCGGTATTTACATTTGTAAATATAGAAAGTCCAGAGCTATTAAGAGATATAGTTTGATTAGCAGTAGATAATTCTGGTGTATTTGTTATATCTATAGATTTGGAAACACTAAAACTAATTCCCAAATTATAAGAAAATCCAGGAGAAGTAGGTAATGATATATTGGGAATATTCATGATTCCACCATATAACTGAGCTGAATAAGAAAAAGTATTTGAAGAAGTTACATTAGGAACAAGTTTAACACTAACTGTAGAATTTTCAAAGTTAATAGATGCTCCATGAGTAGTAACTTCATTAGAACCATAAAATACTTTTAAAGAAGGATTATTTAATTCAAAAGTAATTTCTGCACCACTTGCGTCAATAGGTATATCATTTCCAGAAATATTAAATGTAAAAGGAGTTGAATAATGATAAACATAAGATTCTTTTTCAATAGATTCTCTTATTAATAAACTTGCAATATTTGTAGTTGTATTTAAACCACTTGCACAGTCAACGTTAGGTAAAACAAAAAAAGTCCATTCATTTATATTTTCATCAACTACAATAGCATTTGCAAAGCGGTTAGGAAGGTAATTATATAATGGTACTGATTTATCTTCTTGTAAAGTAATAATAGGACCAGGCACATCAGAAGAAGAAGTTTTTACTGCGATTTTATGGTCATCTGCACAAAAAAGTGTATTTCCTCTATAATTTCCTCGTAAGATCATGGCTTGTTTTTCTTTTTGAGATAGCTGCCTTCCTTGAGAAGAATTTTTTTTATATTTTAATACTTCTACTTTTCTTCTCATATCTAATTGTGCTTTTGTAAATATGCCATCTTCGTAAGGACTTTTTTTTTCGTTTCTTACTAAAGGAATATTGTTTAGTAAATTAAATTTTCTTTGATTACATGCATCTTGAATATTGGTAGTAGACATTATTTATGTATAAAATAATGTATATTATTTAATAAATTAATACAACTTACTTGTATACCAAAGTGTTGACAAATAATTATAATCTTTACTTTTTTGTGTATTATAAACCTTGGTATCAGGTCCTGAATTTACAATACTATTAATTTCAAAAATAGTCAATGCTTTACTATAATATCTCAAGTTAGATATTTTGCCTTGGATTCCTCCGTTTTTGCAAACATGCACATCATGATAATTTTGCATAGGCATTTCTCTAAATTGTAATCTACCAGATACTACACCATTAATATAAACTTCAAGTAAAGTATTTTTCATTCGAATAATTACATTTACCCATTTTTTTAAAGGTATATTATCAATTTCTTTAGTATTTTCATGGTTATTACCAGTTAATTCTAAATTATTTCCACTCTTAGATTCCATAATAACATATAAAGATGCAGTATTTGGTTCGGTTTCATCATTACTTACCATTTGCTTTAGATACAATCCTGGACCGTTACTTACATTTGCAATACCATTTACATCATAACTATCATTTCCTTTATTAAAAATATGTTGAAAAGCTTGGTATTGTTCACCAATATTTAAATTATCAATGTAAATCCATACAGACCATGTAAATTCCATACCATCGTCTTGATTATTCGATCTTTTAATTGGTATAGTTTCACTTCTTGTTGGGTCTTGAGGAATAGTTAATCCTTCATATCCACTAATCATACCTTTTACTAAATAAGGATTATCAGAAGGAGATAAGAAATAATCTAAAGCCATAATTCCTAAACTTAGCAAAAATATGAATGCTATTACAATAAGAATAACAAAAGCCAATTTAGCAAACATTGAATTAGAATCTAAAAAACCACTTGTAGTTTCAGCACTAGAGTCAACTACAGCTTGTGTTTGGTCTGAAAAATCTTTAACAGAATCATTTACAACATTAGAAATTTTATCTAAAGAATTGGAAACATTATTACCAATATTTTGGAAAGCCTCCGGCATTTTCATATTATTGGGTTGACCTACTGGTTGTTGATAATTCATAATCGTTATATACTATCACTATAAAACGATTTAAGAAAAATTAAAATATAGATAATTTGGTTTGTTCAACATCATCCTTCTTAATTAATATATCCAAACCATACCTTGAAAAGTAATTATTAAAAGAACTTTGTCCATTACCTTCTAAATATGTAGAATGTGCTTCTTCTGGATTAACTGGTCCACTCCAATGTTTAAATTTACTTGCATAAGCATCCCATCTTGAACCGCCACCCAATTTCATTTGCACTGTATTATCAGGTGGTATTTTAGGAACAATAAATCCAGTAGATTCACCTTCAAAATAAGCTCTACCTGATTTCACTAATTTTCCATCTAAATAACAATCAACATATTGGTTGTCTACACTTACTATAATCCATACCCATTTTTGTAAAGGGAAATTATCAGTAATTTCAAATGATTTTACAGAGTCGTCAGACATGGTAATATCACATTTTAAAATGGGAGCACTAGAATCCAAATATAATTTAATATTCTCGTTTCTGTTAAAAATTGTTTTTGTTGCTCCCATATCCCAGGAATTTACATACATCCAAAGACCATATGCATATCTAGAACTAGTTGGATTGTTCCTTACTGATATGGCTGTTATGTCATCATTTAAGTTTGCAGAGGATGTTAATTCTACTGAAGTTGCAGTTATTACTTGCACTAAAAGATAAATTAAAAGAATGACAATTACTCCTAAAATAATAACAATGTAATTCATTTATAATAAATACTTACAAATTATTTGTTGGAGGATTCTTTTTCTTAAAAATGTTATAAAAAGCTGTTATCTCTCTAGATGTTAGTTTTTTTTGATAATAACGAATATTTGCAATTGCTCCACTTAGTCCATTTTCACTTCCTGTTGTAACAACATCACCTACATGATAATCTGGTATATTTTCTTTAAAATAAAAAGTTCTTGTTAATTTACCGTTTATAAACAAATCTACATATTTTGAACTATAATTAAATACAAAGTTATTCCACTTTTGATTTGGTATTTGAATTTCATAAAAGTTAGAATTATTATTATCACTATTCAGTTTGTTTGAAAAATATATTCTATATGTATCCATTTTAGTTATATCATCTTCATTATTATAATAAGTAATTTTAGGTTTTCCATTTCCGTAATCAAATATTAATGATTCTTTATTATACGCAGCCATACTTGTTGAATAATTATTCAAATATACCCACATTGATAATGCGTAATTTGTAGAAATACTTTTTTCACCAAAATCAGCTACATTGGTTTGTTTATTTTCAAAGGTTACTATATCTTGAACAGGTATTATGTTTTCACTACTTAAATATACATATCTTTCTAGTATTGGTTCACCCCCCGTTATTGATATTTGATTTATTAAACTTGGTAAATAAAAATATAACAAAAGAAGTATCAGTTCCACTATGAACAATATGAATACAGCATTTGTAGTTAATTTAAATTCTTTTATTATATATTCTGCAAAATCAGATATCAAACATGGAATATAAAATATTAAATAAATAAAGAAACCATTGACACCTTTTATAGATTTTAAATAATTAGAAAATGCATTAAAAAATATTGCAAATCCTACTAATACTACTAAGACAAATGTTATACCCATTGCATAATTAAATAATCTATTGTAAGATAAAGTTATATACGCATAAGTAAAAGACATTAATAACAAAAACATATAATAATAATTGCTCCAACTTGGTGCAGAAAATCTAGTAATATAACTAAAAATATAAATAACTACTAACACTACCGATAAACATGATATAACTGTTTTTGCAATTTCTTTTTCTGGTCTTTTGTATGGGTTATTTTCATTACCTGGGTCACTTTTCAAATCATTCACTGCAATAATTGATAGAATAAAAAAAAATACAATGTTAACATATAATCCAGACATTCCACTTTGCCTAATAGAATCAAAAGTTTGTCCTGTATTTTGACTTATACTATTTATTGATTGTGATAATGAATTTTTTACATTACTAAAATTTTGTTCCATTGTCTATACTGTTTTCTTATATTTTAATACATATGAAAACATTTAAAAATTATTAATTATAAAGAATAATGTATATTTACTTCGCCTCATTCTTGTTTGCAACTCAATTGTTCTTTTTTTATAGACAAAATCACCATATTGAAAATAATAATAATATTAAGTCAAAACAAGCTTTTACTATTATTCATTCACGTATATCTATGGTTAAAGCTATAGTTTTATCAGGATTACATATATATCAGATTGTTATAATAGATTATAATAAATTAGATCGTGTAAACTTCACTTCACCTATAATCACAAATGCACTAAATATCTATATGGGAGGTGCAATCTACGATATTTTAGTTGATGTATTTAATCAGTCCATAAAACAAGATATTTCTTTTCATCATATTATTTCTTTTACATGTGCAGGTTTAACAAACAAATATAACACTCACGTTTACTATGTTACTTTAATGGGATTAACGAGCATTAATAATATTTTTCTTTGTATGATTAATTATAACAAAGCTATTAAAAAACCTCTTACTTTAGACTTAACAAATTCTTTATATCTTATAACTTACGTTTTATTTCGTATTTTACTTTTTCCATATATTATTTTTATTCATTATCAAGATAAGGAGTTATACGTTGGTTTATCAAACAAATTTATATACCTTTTTGGTCATTTATCTTTACTTTCGCTATATGCTTTACAATTGTATTGGGCTGACTTGATTTATAAAAACATTCAAAAATCAAGATTAAATATTGAAAATAAATTATAAATTTTCCATAGCTGTCTTTTCACCGTGACATTCTCTGCACATTGCTACTAAATTATCAACATGATTACTACCTCCATGTTCAAGACGTGTTTTGTGATCAACTTCAAACCATGCATTCAGCTGTTTTTTACATTGTCCACAACACCAATTTTGTCTAGAAGCAACAAACTTTTTTTTTGTTTCGCTTACTGAACGTTTTGTTCCAGTTTTACCAGAGTTCATTATTTTATTTTGAGCGTTCTGTTGATTTAAAGAAACTATTGGGTAATTATAACCCATTCCTTGCATATCTTGATACTGATTATTATCTGTAAATTGTTGTTGTGAAGTAAAATCTAATATTGGTGATATAAAATTAGAAGTATTCCTATCAATTGGCAAATATTTTAAATAATCATTAGATGCCTTGGCTATTTGTTGAGCTCGTAAAGGGTTCTTTTTAAAAAGTATATACAACATTAATGCTCCAAACGCAACACCTGCCATTTGATAATATTTTTTATATGTTAATAACTGCTTTAAATATTTACCATCTGTGTATATATTTGCCATTATCAAACCAGCAATTAATATTAATAACAACTCAAATCTCATTTTAATTATAATATTCTTAGAAATTATTGTTATTCATACCAATTATAGATTAGGTAAAACAAAACAATTATAAGAAAAACAAATATGTAATGTTTTCTATTATTTATTTTTTCTGCTAAATAAACAGACTTTGGTTTGTATGCATTTCTATATAATTCTAAGGCTGTTGGCAAAGATATTTCTGGTTTCCAAGATAAACATTTACTTTATTATGAATGAAATGCATCCATTTTACAAATGAATCTCTATTTGTTAAATATGGTGTCACTGGGTATTTGTCCAAAAAAGAACTAAATACATTTCCAATCTCATCAACTGGAATAAATATCGGTAAATTTTGTATTAAATCGTAATATTTTTTTTTGGTAACATCGTTAGGATGCATTGGGTAAGATTCTGCAATGGTATGTAAAAAAAACCAGTAGTGTGGTCCCCATACTTTAGGATCAAAATACATTTACTTGTATAATTATAATTATATAAAGATATTTTACCATAGATAATAACAAATGAATGATTTATATTGCAACAATTGTGGAAAAAAAGGACATTTATATAATCAATGTAAAATACCAATTACTAGCACAGGTGTAGTAGCATTCAGAATACATAAAAAAGAAATTCAATTTCTCATGATTAGAAGAAAAGAAACACTTGGTTTTATTGATTTTATGCGGGGTAAGTATAATATTCAAAATAAAGATTATATTAAAAATATGATAATGCAAATGACCAACAAAGAAAAAGAACTTCTTAAAACTAAAACTTTTCCCGAGTTATGGGAAAAAATATGGGGAAACTGCAATATTTCTAATCAATATAAAAATGAAGAAAATTCCTCAAAAGATAAATTTATTCAATTAAAACACGGAGTGACATTTAAAGATGAGACTTATAATTTAGAATCTATTATAGATGAAAGTAATTTACAACATTGTTGGACTGAACAAGAATGGGGGTTTCCAAAAGGAAGAAGAAATTTTCAAGAAAAAGATTTTGATTGTGCCATTAGAGAATTCACAGAAGAAACTGGTTATCCCAGAAAAAGTATTCATAATGTTAAGAATATTTACCCTTTTGAAGAAATATTTACAGGTTCTAACTATAAATCATATAAGCATAAATATTATTTGGCATATATGAATAGTGAAGAAACGTTATGTACTAATAAATTTCAAAAATCAGAGGTTGATAAAATGGAATGGAAAAACTATGATGATTGTATGTCAGTTATACGCTTTTATAATTTAGAAAAAAAAAGAGTCCTTACGAATATATACAACACTTTAAAAAATTTTCCATTGCTTCATTTAAATTTACAGAATTAGAAGAAATATGTATATAAAATATATATTCATATTTTAATTATTATTCTATGAAAACCAAAAAAAGAACTTTGAAATCTAATCATAATACAACGAAAAAAAACGGAGGTTCTAACGGAGATATTCCTTGTGGAATGAATGAAAAAGGTGAAAAAATTAAATGTCCTCCTTATCACCGTTGTGAAAAAATGGAAGATGGAACTGAATTATGCAAGAAATCTGTTGATATAGAACTAAAATATAATGATGATTCTATTACTCTTCAAGTTCCATGGAAAAGACATGAAAAATGGTTGTCTTACACTGATATTCTTAATAGATATATACCTCAAATTAGGTCTCTTATTGGTGATAGAAAAATGACTATAACAAAACTTAAGCAAGCTAATACCAATTTAAAAATAGATATTGGTAATGAAGAAATCACTGAACAATTTAAATCTGCTAACAATAAGGAAGAATTAATTATTCAAAATATACTTTTAACTAATATTTATCATGAAAAATTAAAAAATAGTAGTAAAGGTTAACATTATAAAAACCAACAAAAAAATTGTTATTCAGAAACCATCTAATCAAGTAATTGAAAATGTTGAAGTTATCTCTGAACAAGAACAAGAACAAGAACAGAAAGTAACTATTGAAGATGAATTTAACCAAAAATTTAGCATTGAAGATAAAGTTATTTATAATGAAAATGAAGAAAACAATAATGATTTTAGTAAAAAACTTGAAGTTTTACAAGATGAAATCGGAATATATCCTGGTCAAGAAAATGAAAAAGAGAATCAATCATTTTTATTTCAATCTGAAAAAAAGAATCATGACTTTTTAAAAGAAAATAGTAATAATTATGATTTTTTATACCCCGAATTAGATGATCCTAATTTTAATTTAAAAATTGCAAAAAAACAAGAATTTTTTGATACTCAATATGATGGAACTATCTATGATATTAAAGAACATTCTGAAAAAATGTGCAATTCTGAGTTTGAATTAATGCCTCATCAATTATTTGTAAGAAATTTTATGTCTGTTCAAACACCTTATAATAGCTTGCTTCTTTATCATGGTTTAGGAACTGGAAAAACTTGTTCCGCTATTGGCATTGCAGAAGAAATGAGACATTTTATAAAAAATATTGGCTCTACACAAAAAATTTTTATTATTGCTTCACCTAATGTTCAAAATAATTTTAAACTTCAGTTATTTGATGAAAGAAAACTTAAACAAGAAGGTGGCATATGGAACTTAAATACATGTGTTGGAAATGAACTACTAAATGAAATTAACCCCGTTCAACTTCAAAATATTCCAAAATCTAAAATAATTAATCAAATTAATAGATTAATTAAGCTTCATTATCACTTTTTTGGATATGGTGAATTCGCCAATTTTGTTAAGAAGAAAACTATGATTAATGAAGAACTTAATTATTCACCAAAAGAGAAAAAACAAATAGAAATTCAGAAAATCAAACAAATATTTGATAATCATTTGATTATTATTGATGAAGTCCATAATATTTCTTCCGTTCAAAGTAACAAAGAAAATAAAAAAACATCTATATTGTTAAAAAATGTATGCAAATATGCTGATAATTTAAGATTACTTCTCTTATCTGCTACACCTATGTATAATAATTATCGTGAAATCATTTTTATTACCAATTTACTTAACTTAGTTGACAAACGTTCTGAGATTAGAGAAGAAGATATTTTTGATAAAGATGGTAATTTTATTGAAGAAAAAAAGACTGAAGATGGACGTATTATTGAAGGAGGCAAAGAATTATTAACTAGAAAACTTACTGGTTATGTTTCATATGTTAGAGGTGAAAATCCATTCACTTTTCCTTATCGCATTTACCCTGATATTTTTGATGAATCTAAATTACTTAAACCCGAAGATTACCCTTCTTCTCAAATGAACAAAAAACCTATTGAAGATAAAATTAATTTTACTCCAATTTACACCAATTCAATGGGAGTTTATCAATCGCAAGTCTATAAATTTATTATGGAAAACATTAGAAATAATACATTCTCTACTCTAAACAATCAAGATGAAAGAAATATGCCTAATTTTGAGAACATGGAATCATTTGGATATACTTTACTATCAAATCCTGTCCAATCTCTTAATATTGTCTACCCACATGAAAAATTTGAATCTATTTTTGAAGCATCTAATAATGAACTTGAAAATGATTCATCAGAAATTAATGTTACTGAAAACGATGAGATTAATATTGAAGAGAACCAAGAACTTATTTCTAATATGTTGGGTTCTAATGGACTTTCTAATGTTATGACTTATGAAAAAATTAACACTCCTTATATGCTTAGACATAATTTTGATTATAAAAAAGAAAGCCTTGATAAATACGGACCTATATTTTCTCCCGAGAACCTTAACAACTACAGTAATAAAATACACAATATTTGCAATATTATTAAAGATTCTACTGGAATTATTATGATTTATTCACAATATTTGGACAGTGGCATCGTTCCTATGGCTCTTGCATTAGAATCTATTGGATTTACTAGATTTGGAACTGCTAGTCATACAAAACCATTATTCAAAACTTCTCAATCAGAGCCCATCGATTCTTTAACATTAAAAAGAAAATCTGAAGTGTTATCTGAGAACCTACCATTCAAACAAGCAAAATATGTTATGATTACAGGTGATAAATACTTTTCTCCAAATAATTCTGCTGATCTAAAAGAAATTACCAGTGAAAACAATAAAAATGGTGAAAAAATTAAAGTTGTCCTCATTACTAAAGCTGCTGCAGAAGGATTAGATTTCAAAAACATTAGACAACTTCATATTATGGAACCTTGGTATAATTCTAGTCGCACTGAACAAATTACCGGACGTTGTGTTAGAAATCTCAGTCATTGTTCTCTACCTTTTGAAAAAAGAAATGTTGAAATTTACTTACATGCTACTCTACCCAAAAACGATGAAGAAACTGCTGACCTCTATATTTACAGATATGCAGAGAAAAAAGCTATACAAATTGGTAAAGTTAGTAGATTATTAAAGGAAATATCAGTTGATTGTTTATTAAATATTGAACAAACCAATCTAACAATTGAAAATATCAATGCCAAAACAAACGGACAGGAAATTCAAATTGAACTATCATCTAAGCCTATAGAAGAAAAAATTACATATCAAGTTGGCGATAAACCATTTACTGCATTATGTGATTATATGGATACATGCACATACGTTTGTAATCCTAATGAAGATTTGAAAAATATGCAGACATTGAAGACTACCTACAATGAACAATTTGCAAAGATGAATTATCCCAACATTATAAAACGAATTAGACAAATTTACAGAGAACAAAATTTCTATAAGCGTGATGACCTCATTAATTTAATTAACCAAGGCAAATCTTTCCCTATTGAGCATATTGAATATACATTATCACATCTTGTAAATACAAAAAATGAACATATACTTGATAAATTTGGAAGATATGGACATTTAATTAATAAAGATATTTATTACGTATTCCAACCTTTTGAAATAACAGATGAATATGCTTCTTTGTATGATAGAGAAAATCCCATTCCCAATAAATTTGAATCTATTGATATGGAACTACCCATTGAAAAAAATATTCCTCAAGAAAATTTAAAAAGTGCCGCGGAGAACCTTGACGATAAATTCGTTGAAATTACACAAATATTACAAGAAAATATGGATGTTCTCTATGAAGAGGTTAATAATAGGCAGAAATTGAAGGAAGAATTATCAACTATTGAAAAAATAAATAAAAAACATTTATCTCAATTAAGAAAAAAATATAACTTAACAAATTCTTCTAATTGGTTTAGCAATGTTGGAATTGTTTATGATAATTTGACCGAATATTTCGGTATTCCAAAGGAATTGATTGAAAAGTTCTCCATTTATCACTTTTTAGATCAACTAGACTTAGAATCTCATAAATCAGTGGTTAATAAGTTATTTTTCACAACTGAAAATGATAAAATACCTTATTTTTCCCATATTTCTTCTTATTATGATGGACAGGTTCTCCAAGGTCCTAATTTGAAAGGTATTATAATTCCAGAATTTAGTAAGACGTTGCTTTTTATTATCAACGAAGAGGAACAAAAATTAGTTGAAGCTAAGCCTACTGATTATATTAAATTTAAGAATAGTATTATAACTAAATTCAAAATTCCAGACCACAAAATAAATCTTGTATTTGGTTTTATGTCTGTGTTTAAAGACGAATATGTATTTAAAATTAAAAATTTAAATAACGATAAAAACAACACAGGAACATCATGTGAAAAAATTGGAAAAGTAGATATAATTAGAAGATTAAAACCACTTATTAACGAAAATCCACATAATATGAAAGACTGGCCAGAATTTGATTCTAATATACTGCAAGAATTATCAAAATCAAATCTATGTTCTCTATTTGAATGCATTGTTCGTTTTTATAATGAATCTAAAAAAGATAAATATTGGTATTTAAACACAACATTAGCATTATCTAATGAGATTACAAAAAAAAATATTATAAAATTGATTTAAATAGTTATGTAAAAAGATAAGTAAAATCTATACTAATTATATAATGGCTAATCAAGAAAGAAAGGTTTTTGGCGTCTATATTCCATCTGTTTTAACATCAAAAGTAAGTTTATCAATAAATGAAATTGGAAACAACATGAAACAAAATTTAGAAAAAATTATTCAACGTAATACAGAAGGAAAATGCATTTCAGAAGGATTTATACGGCCAAATTCTGTAAAAATAATTTCCTATTCATCAGGTAATGTAAATAATGAGAACATTGAATTCCAGGCTGTATACGAATGTATGATATGCTTTCCAGTTGAAGGTTTAGTTATTGATAATTGTGTTATAAAAACAATTACTAAGGCTGGAATACATGCAGAAGTAATTGATGAAGACGGAACGGTTCCTGTAACTGTATTTGTAGCTCGTGATCACCATTTTAATGATACTAAATTTGCTGATTACAATGTTGATGATAAAATAAAAGTAAATGTTATTGGCAGTCGTTTTGAATTAAATGATAAATATATTTCTGTTATTGCAAATATTATTCATGAAGATAAAGGAAAGAAAATGGAAAAAAAAAATATACCTATTAATATTATCTAGACTCAAATTATATGTCTTATCCCAGAAAAAATAAATATGGCGAAATTTTTTTTAAGGATTATCCTGAATTTAAACCAAATTTAACACCCAAAGAAGTATTCCAATTAGGTAGTTTTGGTGGAACATACTGGAGACCTATTTATTCTAGTGTTACTGAAAAGAATTATAAAGACCAACATAAAAAATATCCATCTGACTGGTGGAAAGGTATTCCAGAAAAAAATTTAACAAGGGATTTTGATAATTATGATACAAAAATAAATAAATATAAAGTCAAGGTTGGAACTACTTTAGACTTTTGGGAAGAAAAAAACTGGATTCATAAACAAAATCCATATGGGTGGATGCAATGGTATTGTGATTTTTATATTGGTGAAAGAGGACCAGATGATGAAAGACAAATTGATAGATGGTTAAAAACTGCTGGTCCAAATAGTCGTTTTAGAAGAGCATTAATAAATAAAATAAAAGATAATAATTCAAAATATAATGATGAAACAATTAGTCCAAAAATTAGACAAACTCTTCAACATTGGGGATATGTTCTAACGGAAAGAGATTTTAAATAAAATATAAATTGATGTTTTTTGAAAGAATTAAATAACATCAATTAACATAAAATTGAAACGAAATTGCGGTGGTTACAGAAAACAAAGAACATAAATAAAGAATAATGAATTCACAAGTAACGAAGCACACTCAAGAACAAAAGGTTTGGATAGGAAAATTAATTAACACTTTAATGCCAAAATGGTTCTCTACTCCTTCGCCATATCAAAGAAGTTTGCGTTATAAAGCTGGAATAGAGCATGCATTAGAAGGTGATGGAAACATTCTCTTTAATTTACCTCAAACAATTGAATATCCCAATGCCATAAAAATGCCCACTATACTTTATTCAAGAAGTAAAGTATGGGAGGAACAAATATATACAGATTTAAATCGTCACTACCTAAAACCTGAGGATTACAAACGATATGTTAAATCGTTTTCGAGTTTAATGCGACGATACCGGAAAGAATATCGTAAACATTACCTTCTCAAGTATATTAAACCACAAGCAAGATACGAAACAACACGTTGTATTCTTTATAAAGAAACACAATTACCACAAGACATTATAAATAACATTGTTTCTTACTTTAAAATTTAAAAAATTAAACATAACCCAGTTTTTCTTCATATTCTCTTATTAAATTTGAATTATTCATAATTATTGTATTTGGAATTGTATTCATTTTTTTTTCATATTTACTATTTGTGTCTTTGTATCTATCACTATTTAATGGAAAATTAATTCCAGACTTAATTATCAATCCTTTATTTTTAATTTGTGTCAATATATTTTCAAAATCATTCAATAAATCTTCATATTTGACAAACATACAATGTTTTACCTTTTTTGGTAATTCTTCCAACATCCATTTTATTTTGGTATGCCTTAACTCATATATATTTTTATATCTTTCACCTGTATATATATTACGATCTTCCATTTTTTCCTTGTCCCATTTTCTATAATTATTTTCTTTGTCATTAATACTAAAAAATTCTTTATTCAAAAACTCATCCAGTCGTTCAATTTCAGTTAATCCATGTTTATAATTTAAAGGTAAATGATGAGGATTTCTAAAAAAAGAATTTATCCAATCTACTGGATTTCTAACTATACATAGAAATAATGTATCATCGGAATTTTTCAACATATCGTCTTGAAACCCGAAAAAATGTTTCCATCCGTATTCCCAAGTTAATTGTATTTCAAAATTATCATTTACCAAATTTTGCAGATAATTTGTTCCTGAGCATCTTTCTCCGTATATTGTAAATTTTTTAATCATATAGTTTTTACAATTTAACATTTATATTAATTTGTAAACAACATTATTTAAGTGGCAGCGTGAGAATGCATGTATACAGCTTTTGTAGGATGCATACACATTTGTAAAGTAGGAAAAGTTTGTCCAGACAGACATTTGGAAGCTTCATTTACTTCAACACAACCTCGCTTTCCTTCATATTCACCGACTAAACACCATTGTGATTTGTCTGATGTAATTGGTTTTTGAATGACACCACTACTCTCATCTGGTTCAGGTTGTTTTCTTGCAAATATGTTGCTAGGTTTTTTATCTCCTGAACCCAAAGTTTTATCTAATTGATTAATTGATGTTTGGTTCACATTATCTTTGCTTAAATTCTTTAATATATCAGCAATAGAATCTACTGTTCCACCTGCGATATCAATACCTGTTTTGGCAACTTCAGTTGCCACATCTTCAGATTTATCCAATAATGTTCCTGTGGTATATCCAAACACAGATAGTATTTGTCCAACTAAAGGACCAAATATATTTAACAATACTTGCATGAAATCTCCTAAAATTAATAATAGATTTATTCCTAAAAAGGATAATACTAATAAGCTTACCAAAATTACAATTAGTAAGTTTTTCCCTCCAAATAAACCATTTGATAATAACATATCATCATCTTCAATTGTTTGTGTTCTAGGTAAGACTTCTCTTGTTTTTTCAAATGAATTATTCATATTTATTTTATATAATGTAGTCTTATTTTTTATTCATATTTAATTATAATTTAAAATAATTTAAATACTCGTTTGTAATCAAAATATAAATCATCTGTTTATTCTAATGGGCTTATTTAGTATGCTTGAATCTTTCTTCTTTGTTACTTTAGGTATTTCATGTGTTTTATTAATGATGTTAATATACCATTTTAAACAAAGAATTAATAAATTAGAAAATAATAATCGTATGATGTTTGATGTTATTAATAATATGGTGCAAGAAATGTCTATGTTAAAACATTCAATTCAAGTTGGTGTTAGACCTAATCCTGAAATGAATGTTCCTTCACAATTTAATTATCCAAATAACGAATATGAAAAAGTTGATGTTATACTTAATGAAGCAGAAAATGATGATGACGAATATGAAAGTGACTCTGAAAGTGGAGAGTGGGAGTCTGATGATGAAAACAGTGATACTAGCACAGAAGTATCCGAATCACGTGAAGAAGATAAAACAGATGCTATAAAAACAATTGCCGTTGAAATGGTTGATGGTATTGACGACACTGTAATTGACAGCGAGTATATAGAGAGTGAAGAATTAGAACAAATGGAAGAAATTATTACAGCAGTTGAATTAGATACCGATGAAAGTAATATGATTCAAGTAAATAAATTAGATGACGAATCTACAAATTTAGAAGAAAGTAGCATTGATACACAAAATATTGATAAAAAGTCTGTATATAAAAAAATGACTGTTAGTTCTTTAAAGGCACTGGTAATTGAAAAAGAATTAAATAGTGATCCAAGTAAACTTAAAAAGAATGAATTATTACAATTATTAGAAAGTAATTAAATAAAAAAACTATTCTCTTAGTATAATATAATATGTTTTCTAACTTTGTCAATAACGCACAAAAATTTGAAACAGCATATCCTGAAAATAAGAATGCTGTTCATGAATCAAAAAGAGGATACCACACAAATAATAAATATGATGATGTCCCTGCTTTTATGAACGATGGAAGGTCATTAATTTCTACAAATCAATGTGATAGTATTGAAAATAAAAAAATTATTGAGGATAATAATATTAAGTCTAATTGGGAATACAGAAGATATTTAACAAAAAATGCTAATAATATAATGGAATCCAATTATCTTTGTTCTACTGACAATGGGTTTATTAATAAAGCCACTGATATACCTAGCATTCAATCAAATATTGTAAATTATAAAGTTTCTGCGCCTCGCAAGCAACAGAATGTTTTAGAAACAGTTACTGCGGTTAACTCTGAAACAACTGATTTAAAAGTTAATTATCTTACTCGTGAACAATTAGAAGCTCGTAAAATATCACCAGCCATTACACAAGAAGAATTAATTAAAAAATAATTTACTACATATGAAACATAAATAAATATTTATATTTCATAACATGAAAGTATTAAGTTTTGATGTCGGTATTAAAAATATGGCTTATTGTTCTTTACTAATTGATGCATCTAATGTTCAAATTACAGATTGGGGTATTTTAGATTTATTAAATACAAATACTATCAATTATACTTGCAATGCTTGTGTTAAAACAAAAAATAAAGTTGAAAAATTGTGTAATAAAAAAGCAAAATACAAAAAAGATAATTCCTTTTTTTGTGAAAAACATGCAAAAGCCAGTAAATATATACTACCTAGCAAAAATACAAAACTTTCTTTTTTAAAAAAACAAAAAATAGATTCTTTAATTTCAATTTGTAATACTCATCTTATTTATTTTAATGAAAAATTAAAAAAAGACGAAATTGTGAATAAACTTTTTGAATTTTACCAAAAAAATTGTTTAGAAGAATTAAATAACCAAAAAAAATTAGCATCAGAAATTGACTTAATTGATGTTGGAAGGAATATGAAACAATGTTTACAAAATGCATCATTTACTAATATAACACATGTTGTTATTGAAAATCAACTTTCACCTATTGCTAACAGAATGAAAACTATTCAAGGTATGTTAGCTCAATATTTTATTATGATTGATGAAAACATTGATATTCAATTCATTTCCTCTTCTAACAAATTAAAACAATTTGAATCTACGCAAAATAAATCAAAAACAAAAAATGACAAAAATGAAATTATTACACCAAATTATAAAGAAAATAAAAAAGACGGTGTTTATTTTTGTAATAAAATTATTGAAAACAATATTGAACTACAAAAATGGAAAGACACTTTACATGTTTCTAAAAAAGATGATTTAGCTGATTCCTTTTTACAAGGTTTATGGTATTTTAAATTACATAATATAATATCTTATGCGGAAGATTTAAAAATAAATATTGTATAATTATCATAATGGATAACGTAATTGATTTAGGCGCAATTGACAGTGAACCAATTGAAATTAACTTGAATCCTGGAGAACAAAAACAAGTAAATTTTGGTGATGGAATTGAATTACTTATGAATGATAAAAAACGCACCACATCTAGTGAGAATTTAAATGCTGAACTTGGTGACTTAGATAATTTGGAGAGTGAACTAAATAATTTGTCATCTGCAGCTAATGTTTCTAGTGATCCTGATAAAAAGTCATTGACTGGAATTAATAATGATTTATTTGGAATTGGTGGATTTTCTAAAGCTGAAGAAATTAATTTAAATACAAATGATATTGAAGAAAATAATGATTCTAATTTAGGCAATGCTACAAGCGCTAGTATGGGAACCACAAAAACATGGGATGGTTTTGCAAAAATGAACGAAATGCCTAGTGCTGCTCCCATGAATAATCTAAATGAACGTGAAAAAAGAAGAAAAAAAAGAAATATGCTTAAGAAAATGGAAGAATGGAGCGAAAAGGGACATTTTAAAATGAATAATTTGTCTCTTGATTCACCCTTTGATGAAATTGAAGACGAGTATGAATCTGTTTTAGAAGATAAAAGAAGGAGAGACTCTATTAAATTACAGGGTTGGTGGTTTATGACATTTGTTAATTCTGTTGAATATGCTAATGCTGCTTTTAATCCCTTTGATTTGAATTTAGATGGTTGGGGCGAACAAATTAGTGAAGATGTTGATAGTTATGATGAAATTTTTGGAGAATTATACGAAAAATACAAAGGAGGAAAAATGGCACCAGAATTATCATTACTTCTAAGAGTTGGATTTAGTGCTGCTGTATTGAACTTTTCAAATAAAGCACTTTCTAGTGCAACCCCTGCTTTTAATGACGTAATTAAACAAAATCCTGATCTCATGAGAATGTTTACAGATGCTACTGTAAATTCCATGAGCCAGCAATCTCCTGGTTTTGAATTTGCTAATAATTTAATGCAAGAACAAATGAATAAACCTAGAGGTCCTCCCCCTCCTGCTCCTGTTGAAACAAAAAGTCAAGCTCCTCCTCCTAGACCTGGAATGACTTTTACAGATGCGCCCTCTAACAGACCCGATATTAATGCTAGCAGAGGTTCTATGTTTAGAGAGAAAGGAGTTGAACTAAATAATGGAATGTCTAATATTAACGATAATTCACAAACCAAAAGTGTTAGACCACCCGCACGTGCTGAAATGAAAGGTCCTCAATCCAGTGATATTGACGACATATTATCGGGACTCAAGACTAGAAAAGTTGATATTCAAAGAGAAAGTGTAGATGAAAGTAAAGGTAATGAATCTATGGTATCAGTAAATTCATTAAAAGACCTTCAAAATACAAGCGTGCCAAAATCTAACAGAAAACGTAATAAATCCGATAAGGAAAAAAATACTATTAGTTTAGATATTTAAATTATTTTTTATCACTGTAATTTATATAAAATATGAAAAATGAAAATGAAGAACAACAGGAAAAAGAATTTGATAACATGATTGAAAGTATTTTGAAAGATATTGAAAAAGAAGAATTTGAAGAAAAAAAAAATGCACTTTTTAAAATTAAATCTGATGTAGAAGAAAAAATGAAAAAAGCTAAAAGTAGTTCAGAAAGACAGATGATATTAATGAATATGCAAACTAATAATATGGAGGAATTAACTGGCTATGCAAAACAAATTAAAAAAGAACAAGATGCGTTTTATAAAAAACACGCAGAAGTTATTAAAAATTTAAGACAAAAAAGAATTGAAAAAGAAGCTTTAGATATTATTTCACAAGGTATGAAAGGAATAGAAGAAGATACTTTTAACTCTATTGCAAGAGCGGAAAGTCCAGGCATTAGTAAAATTTTTAAAGATTTAGATATTGAACAGCAAGAAAAAAAACAAGCATTAGAAGTTCCTTCAAATGTTTTTGATATGGATATTGGAAATAACGGCGGTAAGAAAAAGAAAACCAAACAAAGAAAAGTGAAACGTTCAAAAAGAAAAACAAAAAAAAGAAAGACAAAAAATTAAAATATTATTGTAAATAGTATAATAATATTTCTGTTAATATACAAATGAATATATGTTTTATTTATTATTTTTTAATTTTCTTTTTTAATAAAGCCAACACATTAAAAATTGTTACAAAACCTAAAAAAAGCCATTATCAAAACAATGGTAATTTTTTTTGGAAGATAGGAAAAAGTGAACAATACAAAAAGAAAAAATTACATCGCACACTTTTTAATAATTTTCCTATTTGTGTCTATAGAGATAACAACAACCAATTGAATGCTATTAGTGATATTTGTATACATAGAGGTGCTGCTATGTCTTTTGGAAAAGTATTAAAAAATAATTGTGTTCAATGTCCATATCACGGTTGGGAATATAAAAAAGGTATTGTTAAAAATATTCCTGGTTGTCCTGACGTAAAAAATAATTTTGGAGTTCCACTTTTTAATATTACAGAAATAAACGATGATGTTTTTTTATGCCCATCATTTGATATTAATAGTCAATCTGGACCACCCGCACTCAATGAACCTTTTATACCTCCTGAGGCTACAGATTCTAGTTATGTCAGAATCCATGGGAAAAAACATATTCAAAGACCACATCATCTTGTAACTGAAAATGTTTTAGATATGATGCATATTAGCTACGTTCACACATTTGGCAATCAAATGTCTCCAATTCCATTTGAAATTAAATACGAAGATACTGGTAATTTTTCTGGTAAAACCACATTTTACTATACTTCTGGTCCCACTAGTATGTCTTCTATTATTGGTGGTGCAAAAGAAGTAAAAGTTGAAAATGAATTTTATTTACCCGATACCACGGTAACAAGAGTCTATGCAGGAAATATTGTTAAAACCATTGTTACTCATTGCTATCCAATAGGAAAAAATGAATCTATTTTACATTTTGACCTTTATAGAAACTTTCTACAATTTCCAGTTTTTAATATATTGTTTCACAATCAAATGGATATTACATTAAAAGAAGATATTGGAATTATCAATAATATTTATGATAAACACATAAGAGGATTTATGAATACAAAATATGATGTAACACAATTAAAATTTCGTGAGAAATGGAACAAACACAGTTTTTTTGAAAAATCTAAAACACAAATTAAAGATTGTAATAATTGTAATAAAAAATAAATTGTTAATAAATTATATGCATTTAATTGTTGCTGTCAATCAAAAAAATGTTATTGGTAAAAATAATAGTATCCCTTGGCATATTTCAGAAGATCTTAAAAATTTCAAAGAAGTAACAAATAATAATATCATTGTTATGGGTAGAAAAACATATGAAAGTCTACCCCAAAAACCTCTTCCAAATAGAATTAACGTTGTAATTACATCTCAACCAGAAAATTACAAGAATAATGAAAATATAATATTTACTAATATTGAAAGTTCTGTTGATAAAATAATTGAAATTAATAGAAATAATGATAATAAAAAAAAAATATTTATCATTGGCGGAACTAACATTTATCAATATTTTTTACCATATTGCACTCGTATTCATGTTACAAAAATATATAATGATTGTGAAGGTGATTCGTTTTTCCCTTATGATTTAGAAACATATACAAAAGAAAATAATTTTCAAGAAATTTTATGTTCAGAAGTTAAAATGGAAAAAAACATAAAATATCAATTTTTTGTGTATGAAAAAAATTCCGGTTTAAAAACTATTTAAATATAATTATTTTAACTATTTATTAAAAATGTTTCTAGAAAATATGCCAGTTCTTGCCAACATGGTGATTGGTTTATTTACATTTTACAATAATTGTTTAACTACAGTGAAATGCAGATTTGAAAATTACTATAATAATAATAAAAATTTTCGTTTTTTATTTGATATAACGAGTTATTTTTATATTTTATTTGATTCATATATGCACGAATACCCAGTTGAACCACTTAGTCAAAACTGGGTAAATTCCATTATCTTTTGTATTCAAGATAATAATAAAAATAATAATCAATTCCTTGAACATTATGAAACAATCCCTTATCAACTAGAATACAATGATGAAGATGTAAAGGAAACTTTAATTGCACTTTTAGAAGAAAACAAAAAATTTAATATAAAAACAAGCCTTGATTGTATTGAAAATTTATTCATTGTAAAGTATAATAATAAATATATTTTTAAAACTAGTTTAAACTATTTGAAAGCAAATGAGATTTTAGATAAAAAAAAAGTAAGCAATCCTTTTTTTGAAATAAAATATACTAATTTAGATAATGGAAGCTATATGAATATTGATTTACCAAAAAATTATTTTATTGATGGAAACGAAATTTTGTCTAATGCATTTATGAAAAGATTTATTGATTATCATGTTGCATTAGGATATTTTAAAGAAGAAGATAATTTGTATTCAAACAATTATTCTATTGAAATCACTGATTTTTGTTTTTCTGCCCTAACTTTAGATAAAAATAGTTATGTTTTATTATCTGGTTCGGATTTTTCCATTCAAGAAATTAAATGATATAAAGATTTCTTTTACTAGAATATAAGGGTGTAACATGGATGCAATGAGTGTTCAAACCCATTTACATAGCTTGAATGATAAATGGGATTTATATTACCATTTACCACACGACAAAAACTGGAATATAGATAGTTATGTTTCCATTAAGAGTGATATAGAGAATGTTGAAACGGTTGTCAAAATTAATGAAGAAATGAATGATAATATTATCAAAAATTGTATGTTATTTATTATGAAATCAGGTATTACACCAACTTGGGAAGACCCTAAAAATCGTAATGGAGGTTGTTTTTCTTATAAAGTCAGTAACAAATTTGTTGTTGATGTTTGGAAAAACCTATTTTATTTAACTTGTGGAAATTCATTATGTGTAAATTCTGGTTATAATAAACATGTTAATGGATTAACTATTTCTCCAAAGAAAAATTTTTGTATTATTAAAATTTGGTTAAATACAGCATCTTTACAAGATCCTACTGTAATTACTTCTATTCCCAATCTTTCTACGCAAGGTTGTTTGTTTAAAAAACACGAACCTGAATATTAAAATTGATTATTATTTTTATTATTAAGATACAATAAAAATAATAGTATATGTCAACCGTTTTTATACCTTCACTCAATTTACATTTATCTTGCTCTATTGGAAAAAATGCAGAACACAATTCTGAAATTATTTCTTTATCTTCTCCTGATGATTTGTGGTTTCATCTTGACAATTATCCTTCAGCTCATGTTATACTTCATATCCCAGATGGAATACTATTAAATAAAAAGAATAAACATAAAATTATTGTTCAAGGTGCCGTTTTATGCAAAGCTAATTCTAATAAAAAATCTGATAAAAATGTATGCATTTGTTATGCTCATATTAAACATGTTAATATTACTGATATACCTGGACAGGTTACCCTCTCGGAAAAAAAAACTATATTAATTTAGAATTAAAATTATTTTCTTTTCTTTTTTATATAATGCAAATTTTTGTAAAAACGCTTACCGGAAAAACTATTACACTTGAAATTGAACCAAGTGACACCATTGATAACGTCAAAGCCAAGATTCAAGAGAAAGAAGGCATCCCTCCTGACCAACAGCGTTTAATTTTTGCTGGAAAACAGCTTGAAGATGGACGCACAATTAGTGACTATAATATACAAAAAGAGTCAACACTTCATCTTGTTCTCAGGCTGCGTGGAGGAATGTAATGTTCCTTCCTTAAAATGTTCTTCATAAAATATATGTTTTCTTTCTGGTTCATTTAATGGTGTAAATATCCATTTTTTATTTGTTGCCAAAGGATATTTTGGAACTACTACACAATTTCTATTTAATAGTTCATCTACTAATACATGTGTTTTTATATTATCTTTCCATTCTTTTATATGCACTATTGCATAGTGTTCTTCTTTATTTTTATAATATTTTATTTTATTCACATCTGCATAATCTTTTATGGTATACCATAATGATTGTAAATTAAAGCTTCCCGAGCTATAATTTGCTTTAAACATATACGGATATAATCTATTCATACTTTTATTATTCAATTAATTATTCAATAAATATATAAAATATGTCAATTTTATACATTTTAACTTGGAGGTAAAGGAGCAAGACATAATCTAATTTCTCCCAACGATGCTACATCATATTTAATAATCAAAGGCAAATCATTTCCTAAATACATCTCCAAATGACTACATAATGGTGTGCATTTTATAAAATGACTAAGACTCTTTAATGAAAACTCACCTTGTATTATCACTGATGCATCTGACTTTTGCAGAAATTCCATGTTTCCATTAGATTGTGTGCGATATATTTTAGAACTTGCAAAATTTCCATCACAAGAAAAGACTAAATCATTTCCTACTGATTTTATTTCAATACGATCAGATATTCCATTCAAATCTCTAATTATCTTTTGAAAATCAGTCGTAGGCAAATTAATCACAGTAGAATATTCTACATCTGGCACTATTAATTCCTCAATATCAGGCTCTATTAATCTCAATTTCTGACTGTAACATTGTTTTATATCTCCATTATCATATTGAAGTCCTAAATAGGATACAATACCTTCATGGTAATCGTCTTTATCTATATACATTGAAAGTGTATCGTCATTAGACATTGTGGATATTACTTTAAATAAATGCAAAGTATTTGCACAAATTAATATTTTTTCTGGATTACAATTATAATATTCAAATTTACTAGACTGAAGAGCTACATTTACTAAGATTGTATGTGTTTTATCAAAATTTATTATCTTCATTCCATCTTTTGTAAAGGTGATAGTAGCATCAGTTAGTATATCCTTTACTGCTGTTATCATATTTCTTATTGGTTGAATTTGCACTGTCTTTATTGTCAAAACATTGTTGGCTTCGTTCATTTAGTATATTCTTTCTATGCGTTTGTTTTTATATTTTATTTTACTAAATGTATTTTCAATCAAACGCACTATTTTTTATTTTTCATTGTTTTATTTTTTCCGCATGATTTATTTAATTTTTTACACGTTTTTTTTGCTAATTTTAAAGCAATACTATCCTTTTTACAATGTTCTTCTAAAACATGATAATCGTAAGCACTTGAAGGTCCACCTGTTATTGCACTCGCCAATCTTGCTACTGCCCAAGATTCTGCAGTTTGATTTGGACGAGAACCTGAAGAATAATATGCTCCTCTACCTTTATTTAATATCTTTTCCATACCTTCTTCTGAGCAGCCAGACTTCTTTTCTAATTCTTTATTTACTATCAATGGGTCTATGCCATATAATTCTTTTACCTTTTCTAAATGTTTAGATGGTTTACTCTTATAAGATTTTACTTTCGGTCTTTCATAATACTTACCTTCTTTATACATCTTCCTACTCTTTTTGATATACCCTTTTTGTTTTTTCTTATCTTTATCTGCTAAAAGTTTAGGAATATACCGTTCGGGAATTTTCAATTCTGTCATTTAAAATATATTTATTTAGTATATATTATGACAACAAAATTTGAAATAAACAAATATTCATCACTTAATTCAGAAATAAATGCGTTGTTTAAAACTGGCTTATATTCACATGTTGCTATCAATATTTTTACTGATGAAGCGGGAACTACACCATATGTTTGTGAAAGTGGCATGACTATTGCTCAGAAAAAAATTAAAAAAGTTGTAAAAACTGCTGCACATAAAGATCCTAATACCAATGCTGTCATCAACGCTAAATTATGTGTTGATTTTATTGATGATACTTGTTGCGATTGCGTTGAATCTGAAACTCAAGATTTATGGTATACACTTGAAGGAGTCCCTATTGTTCGCAGAAGATTTTAAATGAATAATAATTAAATAATTTCTTATTATTCATTCATTTCAATATAATATTTATTCTCTCTTTTCTTTAACATTCCTATTGGTGCACCCACTAATGGTTGATCCAATTTCTTTGCTGTTATATAATCATTGTAATCATATATCTCATTTGTTGATGTATTTAATATATAATCTACTCCATTCTCTGTGATTACTTGTCCTTGCCAATTAATTTTACCTACATCTGTTCCTTCTTTTTCTAATTTATCTTTCTCAAAACTGGGATATGAAGAATAAGCATTTGATTCTACCTTACCATAGCCATAACAAACTATTTTTTCATCTGAATTACTATTTACACTTTGATACAAAGAACAATCTATTGCAGTTTCTTTTATTGAATTTAATATTTGATTATTTATTTTTTGTTTTATACTTGCCAATTCATATAATGTTTCGTCTGTAGTTATGGGAACATTTTTATCTAATTTACTTGTATCTCTTATCAATAATTCAATATGCTTTTCATCTTTCTTTTGTTTTTCACTTAATGTGGAAACATACAAATATACTTTTACATTTCTCATTTCTAATGGTAAATCTTCATGACTGCATATTCTTCTTGCTCTTCCAACTACTTGTTCTACTCTTACCATATGCCAATATGGTTCTACTACATGCACAAAACGAGTGTTCTTTAGATTTATTCCCTCTGCACCAGACGCTGTTATCATTAACACTTTTATTACTTCGCCAAGATAATTATTTTCATTTTTTTCTTTTAATTTTTCTACTATTGATGATGGCACATATTCCCACATACTGTTATACACATTTCTTATTATTTCTCTTTCTTCTGATGTTTCTGTTCCTGTATATAAAACAAACTTTGGTTTATTTAGGTCTTCCTCTTCTTCTACTACTGTCCATAATCCATCTGTCTTTTTCATTTTAAATTCAGCAAACCCATTTGCTAATAAAATTAATCTTAAAATACCGATACCTTCCAATGTTCTAAAATGACTATAAATTAAATGTAAACCTTCGTTATCCAAAGAACTCACGTTTTCTAATATTTTTGCAAATTTTGGACTATATGTTGGTAGTTCACTTTTTGATAAAAATTCTTTTTCGTTTGAGTTTTCTTTGTTTCTATTTAATTCATTCATTGCTTTTTCTATTCTTTTCTTTTGGTTCATTTTTTCCATCTCAGTTATGCTATTTTCTTCTTCTACTATCGGTTCTAAGTTTTCATCTTCTATATTCATATTAAAATCTTTTTTATCTTCACCATCTATTGTATTTTCATCAACCTCTTTACCTTCTTTCATATCTGGTTCTGGTCGTTCTACTCCTTCAGGAAATGTAAAATTACAAGCCGCTCTTGAAAATACACGATAACTTGATGACATATTAAACATTTCATCATTTTTTCCTTTTTGCATTCTTTCATATTGTTTTGCTTTCTTTTCTTTATCGTGTTCTGCTTTTCTTATCTTTTCATAAATACTAAATTGATATTCAGTCATTTCTGTTTTCTCCAAATGGTATATATCTCCATCTTCTGTTTTTACATAACTTGGTAATAATTCTTCTTGTGCACTTCTAAAATACGATGTTAAACCTAATATACGTCTCTGAAATAAATTTATATTTTTTGCATTTCCTGTATCTACATCTACAAAACTATTTATAAATTCTTTACTACTATCTGGTAATGCTTTATGATTTGTAACTGTTATTTGCTTGTCTAATATTCTTATTCCATTCTTTTTTAGTATATGCATTACTTTATCAAAAAACTGGTCATTTGTCAAATTTCCACTATCATCTAATTTTACTCCATTATACTTTTCAAATACATTACCTCCCACATGAATACTTCTGGGTCTATCTTCACCTCCATTTTCCATATTTCTAAGCATCAAATCTTTTTCTTCTTTAGTTATCTCTTCTTCTTCAAAATTCATTTTTGGCTCACCGTATTTATGTGTTTTATTCTTTCCTCCAACTTTTATTTTCTTTGTTCCCTTTACTACACCTCTCTTTTTAGTATTCACAAATCCAAAGGGATTTCTAGTTATTTGAATTTTATTATTACTGTATTCCACTACATCATGTGTTTTTAATTTACCTTCATCAAATATAGTTAATAGTTTATTTGCATCCATCTTTTCTTTTTTATCCCATTCAATTGGTATTGACCAAGTTGTTATGTATCCTCGTAATAAATTATATAATACACCTATTTCTGAAGGATAATTGATAATTGGGGTTCCTGTTAATAATACTATTTTTGCATTATTTGCTTTCATTATTAAATCATAAAGTAAATACATACGTCCTTTCCTTTTATTATTTATTTGATTTACTATTCTACTTACAAAATTATGTGCTTCGTCAACAATTAAAACTGTGTTATCAAATGGATTCTCTCCTACTGATTTCAACTCATTCATTATTCTTTCATTTAATCCATTGTAACTATAATGACTATATTTCATTTCTATCATTGCATTTAATTGTTCATCTAATCTTTTTTGTTCCTCTGGACTTAGCATTTCATAATTACTTTCTTTATTTACATTCACTAACCAAGCTCCTCCATGCTCCTTTATGAATGTTGTTGATAATGATAATGCTTTGGCTAATACTAAAATTAAATCTGGTCTTCCATCTATATCTATAAATTCCCAATACTGATTCTTTTTATAAACACTATCGCCACATTTTTTCAATTCACTATAAAAATTCATTTTTAAAGATGCTGGTGTCATTACTACTACACGTTTATTGCTTTTCATTCCCTCAGCTAAGGCTATTGATGTACATGTTTTTCCTGAACCTAAACCATGATATAATAATAAACCTCTATATGGAGTATATAAATTCAAATAATCTCTAACTACCTTTTGATGAGTTAATAAATCAAAATTATTTGTCATCTTTCTTGTATCACAAGACATATTTTCATTAGCATTTACCAAGTCTTTTTGATAAGGTTTAAATAACTCATTCACCTTTTGTATAAACATTTTTCTATTATTCATATAATATGCAGATGCTTTCATTAATACCTTTTCTCTTTCACCTGGTAATCTGTCAGATACTTTTTGAGTTCTTATTATCTCCTTAGTTAAATCTACTTTATTTACCTTTTCTTTTTCTTCTTCTTCATTTTTATCAGTTTCTATTTGTTTTTCTACATCAATATTTCTTTTAATTACCAATTTTCTTACTGGTTTTAATGTTGTTACTTCTTTTTCCATATCTAAGTCATCTATTTTGATAGCTTTTTCAATTATTTCTTCTTCCTTTTCATCATCTGAATCTTTTATTTTCAAATAATCCATATTGTCCTGCACTGTTCTATCCTTTTTATCAGTTTCATCTATTACATTTCTCTGATTCAATATTTTCAATAATATTGCCTCTCTATCAACTAGATTCGTTTTTCTTTTGTCTTTTACAATATTTGTTACATTTGCTCTATTTACTTGTATTTCTTCGCCTATGTTCTCTTCATTATTATTAAATTTTACTTTTATCTTTTCAAATTGATTTGGATTAGGTCTCTTTTCTAATATTTCTAAAGGTTGAAATATTTTTTTTTCTTCTTCTATATAACTCATAAACCTTGAATATATACTATATTTATAAAATATATTCCTATCCTTTATCATTTTAATTGTTATTTATCAACAATAATATGCTTTGATAAGTTCTTTATTACTTTATTATCCAATCTGATTTGATCATCTCCCATATCACCCAATACATTTCTCATCATATCTATGCAAAAATCATATTTTGGATTATTCCAATCTTCACATTCAGGGTGTTTCTCTCTCCATAACGGAATTTTACTATAATTTTCTTTTCCAACACAATCTATCATACGTCGTAATTTAGAATTTTCGGGAGTGTCTTTACTCCATTCATCGTTATCTTTTATGTACATTGTTTCTCGTTTTAAATCTGTACAATGCAAAGGACGTTTAGTTACATCTAAATCTCTTATTCTTGATAAAATCATATTTGTCATTCCATTCACATAACCATTTCTTCCTATATCCTCTAATTCATGTAAATCTATATTTATATTTTCTATAAACTCAGACATATTCATTGCGTCTTTACATGTAGTATTAAGAAAAAAGTTTAAATTAAATTTTTGATTATTATTGTTTATTGTATTATTTATTGTTTTTCCATCTTTTACTGCTTCTATCAATTGTTTTTGTAAAGTCTGATTTTCTGTTTGTTGATTTTGTAATTTTTTTTGTATTTCTTTCATTTCTTTTGATTGTTCTACCATTAACTCCTTAAATTCTTGATTTTGCTTTAAAATACCAAATACTGTATTCATATCTTCATTTTTCGCGTGTTCTTGCTGCAATATATTTTCGTTATTAGAAAAAATAGGTTTTGATGCTTTGCATACTTTCATATGCCTACTCTGACCTGACCTATATTTAAATTCTCTATCACAATATACGCACAAAAAGCATTGGGGTTTTTTGGGGTTTTTTTTGTTATCATTTGTTACCATTTTATGTTTTGCAGTGGTTAAATGACGGGTATAATCTTTTTTATTGCTCGTAATAAAGTTGCATTTTATACATTCGTATTTTTTGGGGTTTTTTGGGGTAAAATTTGTTATCATTTTTATCCTATTATATGATAACAAAAAAAACCCCTAAATTCTTTTACCAAAAAAATATTTGCAGTCATACCTAAATTATTTTTTTCGTATTTACTGCATTTCAGTCTAAACTCAAATTTTCACTTTTTTTCTGAAAATTCTTCAAATGATTTTTTAAAATTGGACATTTTAAAAATGTCCATTTTTTAAAAGTGCTCCGACTTTTTTTTTAAAAAAAAATTCACTTAATATAATAAATTGAAATATTAACTTAAAGAACACATTGAAATCTATTTTTATAGTATATTTTTATCATTTATCAAACTAAAACAGCAGAGATATCTATTTAATTTATCAAAAATAGACTTTTTTTTGGGAGGAAACGATTTTATATCAATCTCACGAAGTAGAGTTTCTAACTCTTGTGGAATATGATCACTGTTTTTATTAGTATTCATCCAAGACATTACTGGTTTTTCTAATCAATAAAATGAGTAAAATAAGTTTCAATTTTATATAAAGAAAATGAAAAATTGAAATTACATAAAATATTATTTTTACTATCAATTAAACATGTTACGTAACAATCAAAAAAATGCAATTGATTATTCTATAAATAATGGGTTTGAATCTGGGGTTCATTTTCACGCCACAGGAACAGGTAAATCATGGATTTCTTTGGAATTAATTTTAGAATTTAATAAAAAGTATCCTCAAAAAAACATTCTTTGGTTATGTGAACAGAAGTCTATTTTAATTGAACAATTCAATAAAAATACATTGAGAGAGAAAGGATATGACAATATTTTAAAAAAGTTCCTTGTAATTGATTACACTGAAAATAAATCACAAAAGTGGTATGAAGAAATTAATAGTGCATCATTTTGGAAGAAATCAATATTGCTTATTATAAATAGGCACTTTTTAGTTTCACAAGAAAAATATAAACTAATTAAAATTCCTTTTGATTTAATAATACATGATGAGTGCCATTCTATTCGTAATGACACTACGCAGTGTTTTTATGAATATATGTTACAAAAAAATGTAAATCTAAAGTGTCTAGGATTTTCAGCTACACCATGTTTACATGTATATCCATATGACAAAGTGTTGACATCATATACTATCTATGACGCATTTTGTGACAATGTAATTGTTCCACCTAAAATAAAATGGATAGAGTCTAATAAACAGTTAACGGATGAAGATATGTTAAAATATTGTAAATCAAATATTTATAATTTACCTTATAAAAAAATTATTATATGGTGTGGTATAATTAGCAAATGTAACCAGTTAGCTGAACTATGGAAACAACATTTTCCTGAATACTTAATTTGTGTAGATACGAGCATAGAAACAAACGTTCAATTTGAAAAGTATAATGACGCAGAAGAGAAAGCAATATTGTTTTGTGCTTGTAAGCATCGTGAAGGTTCAGATATAAAAAATTTAGATTGTTGCATATTTCTTGATAAAGTAGAAAATAGAAATCCAAAAACATTTGTGCAATGCATAGGAAGGGTTCTAAGAAAAGATAAAAAGAATTTAAAAGAACATGGATTAATTCTAGATCTAAAAGCATCAAGTTGTATAAAAGTGTGTGACCGTATGAATGAATATTTACAATGTAATAATGAATTTCCTTGGAAATACAATTATCATGAATACAAACTTAATTGTAAAAGTGTAATATCTCACGAATTGATATTAAGACAGCCAACAATAGAGGAAACTGTAACTGAAGAAATAATATACGAAAAGAATGATATAGTAAAACGGTTTATTAAGTCTTGTCCAGAAGAAAAAATATACCAAAAAAGACTAGCTTACGAGTTAGAAATGATATCTTCAAAAAATTTATGTAGTTATTTAATTCGTGCAGTTAATATATTGGAGATGACTAATTATATACCTCATGTTACACGTGGCTCGTGTGGTTCCTCTCTGGTTTGTTATTTGTTAGGTATTAGTAATGTAGACCCTGTAAAATTTAATATTAGTTTTGCAAGGTTTCTGAATAATTATAGAGATAGTTTACCTGATATAGATTTTGATTTTCCGCATTATCTTCGTGACGAAGTATTTTTAAAATTAGAATTACAGTGGCCAAATCAAGTTGCACGTATAAGTAATCATGTTCATTGGCATGAAAAATCAGCGTTAAGAGAAGCAATAAGAAAAATAGGTATAAATAAACAAATACCAAAAGACGAATTACAAACATTCATTAACAATTTAAGTCAAGAACAAAAAGATGCAATCTATAAACATCAAGAAGAACTTGATAACACTTTTCGTCATTATTCACTTCATTGTGGAGGAATTGTTTTCTTTCATAAAGGAATTCCACATGAATTAAGGTTAAATAAAAAGACATTAAGTCAAATTATATATGATAAGAATGACGTATCTAAGACAAAAAATTTCAAAATAGATATATTATCAAGTAGAGGAATTAGTCAATTAATTGGTATAGTAGGAAGAAATATACAGTTTCATGATTGTCCATTTGATGAGAAAACATATCATTTATTACAAAGTGGAGATAATATTGGAGTTACACTAGCAGAATCACCATTAATGAGAAAAGCATTGTTGATGATTAAACCAAAAACGATTACAGACCTCGCAGTTTGTTTAGCTATAATCCGTCCAGCAGTAAAAGATACCAGAAAAAAATACCATGATATTGATTACGAAACGAAATTTATATTTGATGATGATGCAATAACTTTACTATCAAAATATTTAAAAATAGATGAAGATTTGGCAGATAAATTCCGTAGATGCATTACAAAGGATAAGTGGGATAAAAAAACAAAATCCATATTTGATGAACTGTTATGCACATTAGGTGAAAGAAAAGAAACATATTTACTCGAACAATTGAAAAATTTGAGAATGTATAGTTTTTGTAAATCTCATTCATATTCTTATGCTCAGCTTGTTTATAAATTAGCCTACGAAAAAGCACATCATCCAAGGCAATTTTGGATTTCAACCTTAAAGCATGTTAAAAGTTCATATCGTAAATGGGTTCATCTGTATGAAGCATGCAGAAATGGTGTAAATATAATGGAATTTTTGCAAAATTCAACTGAATCTTCTGTTTATGCAGAAAACAAAAAAACAAAGTTTCTTGATTTAACTTTGGAAGAACAAATAAAAAAGTATGGTTATTGGAACATGAAAAGAAATGAGTTCTTCCCTAATTGTTACTTCTATATTAAGGACGATGAATATTTATTTGGTGGATTGATAGCATCTTATCGTAACTTATCTTCTAAACCAAGAGTAATTGTTTGTATGATTGGAGTGGCACCTGGAAAATATATAGAAGTTTTAATAAAAAATAAATATATGAATGTTAAACACTACGGGTTAAAAGGTAGAGCTACTTTAATAAATAGCAAAGAACAGACATATGATGCACATATTGTTAAGTTTTATTAAAAATATTTATTTATTATTATATGATATATGTTTTACAAAATCATATTTTTAGTGTCAACATTTCCAATAATTTTCTCTTTTTTTAGTCAAAAATCAAGAATCGTTAACTTGAAATTTCAAATGTTTGATAAAGAAAAGCAAGATTATATTTACGCAAAAGAATATTACGATTATTACCAAAAATATAAAGATAGTATTGGATTTCGTAGTTCTTTCTTTGTAAACTATAAAGAATTTGCAGAAAAACACCAATCAAACTATATTATTTTTGAAAAAAATTATGATTTAATTAAAGACGCTACTAATATGATGCAAACACAAAATAACAAATTTTCCATAGACATTAATAAATACGCAGATACAGTTGATTTAACAAACAATATTTCAGGAGATTTAAATATGAAGTTGCAAACATCTGATAATATACTCAATAAATTAAATTTTTCGCCTTTTGTGAAATTTTTTAAAAACCCTTTTTCCTTTTTAAAAAAAAGGAGGAAATACCAATTAATTGGAACGATACAAGTTATATGAGTCCAGTAAAAAATCAAGGACAGTGTGGTTCTTGTTGGGCATTTTCAACAACAAATGTATTAGAAACACATATGAGAATACGTAACTATTCTGTTGAAAGACTATCTGAACAACAATTAGTGGATTGTTCAAAAAAAAATTATGGTTGTGAGGGAGGTTTCATGCACACAGCATTTGAATATATAATTGAGAATAAAGGTTTGTTGGAAGATAAATATTATAAATACGAAGGTAAAACAAATAATTGTTCTTCTATTAAAGATATTATAACTCCTGTTCCAGGTTCTGATATAAAGGATTATGATTTTGTCTTACCAAACTCAGTTTTAGATATGAAGAATAGTCTTTCATATGGACCAATTGCAATAGCTGTAGATGCAAATAATATATTTTTTCGCTTTTATAGAGATGGTGTTATAGACATACCAAATAACTATTCCAGAGAACTAAACCATGCAGTAGTCCTAGCAGGATACGATTATGACGAAGATGGTATGTATTGGATAATACAGAATTCATGGGGAAAAGACTGGGGAAATAATGGTTTTTGTAAGATACGTGCTACTTCTGGTGAAGGAATTTTACTTTGTCAAAAGTATGGGGTTTATCCAATAAATTTGTAAGAAAACGTGAAAATTGCATAAAATTGATAAATAATTTTTCAAGTTTTCCAGTTTTAGTGAAAGATTAACATTATTAGGTAAAATATGTCTACAGAAAAGCAATATATCAATAAATGTTCTATTTGTAAATTACATGGTCATCAAGCTAGAACATGTGGTGTTTTAGAAAGACTTGCTCAAATCGTGAAAGACACCATTGAAAATGGTGAAAGTTGGACTTCTATAAGAAATGGTATTTTTCAAATGATTAAAGAACACGGAATAAGTGTAGCAAGAAAAATAGCTGTAAATGTTGTAAATACTATGATTGTAGATGAAATGACTTACGATTTTAGGCGTGAGATTCTTGCAGAAATACAAAAAACCAGAAAAACAGAATTTTTGTCTATATTTGAAGATATTTATAAACAATGCCATCCGTCAAATACGGTAGATATAACCTCAGACGATTTTGATATCTTTGATTATGCAGATATGCTAGTCGAAGAAAATAAAAAACTAAAAAAAAATGTGACAACAAAATCTATAAAAATGACAATGTCCAAAAATGAAAAGAATTGGATAAATACCGATGTTTGTGGTATATGTTTTGAAACAACAACTAATAAAACATCAGTATCGCTTGGTTGCAATCATGGCTTTTGTGCAGGCTGTGTATCTGAAATGTTAAAAAGGGAACATACCAGTTGCCCTTGTTGTAGACAAGAAGTAAGCAGTGTCTCTTTTTGCAAAACTATATCCCCTAGAAATTTTAATTTAATTCAAGACTCTATATATTCTTAAGTGTTAACATGTAAGTAACTAAATAAGGATTTTTTCCTGCAAAATAGGTTAAAAAATTAGTAAAATTATATATATTAGTTTATATTACATACTAATATATATGATACCTACAAGTTTAGATAGATTAATACCAGATAACACTTATTTAGTAGTTGTAAATTGGAATCAAACTGGTGATTTTAGATTTGATAATGAATATAGATTAATAGGAAAATTTATTCGGCATGATTACATACGTGGAAGGACACGTTCATTTGATTCAGGATTAACTGTATTGCTCACACCAAATAGAATAAATGCTATTTTTGAATCAAGAGGAGAAAGAATATCTATTAGTTCTGCAAATACATTTTATAAAATAGTAAGACCATCAAAAAATGAAATACAACATGAAAAAATATTACGAGATATGCATTTACCAGATAATTCAAAACATTTAATTCGTTCTTTTTTGTAATATTTAATTGATTTGAAATTCATTAAGTTTTACAATAGCTGCATCACAAGCAACTTGTTCAGCTTTCTTTTTTATTTTATGCTTTCCCTCTCCCATAAACATGAAAATTTTACCATTTTCAGACATATATTGGTGTATATCGTTGTAATTAGTAAAAGTATCAATTGAAATAGAATCATCATGTTTTAATCCGTGAACATATTGCCCTAAACATAGATATACACCCATATGATAGCCAATTTCAGGGTCATGTTCAGATATTTCAATATAATCAGGTGTAACTTTGAATTCCTTTTGTATTTTAACTTGTAATATATTCTTAAAATTATCATCATTTTTAATTAGATTAATCCAATCAACATGTTTTTCAAAAACACTTTCTACAAAAATTTGCACCATTTGAAATCCAGGTCCACATACAAAGACATTGTCAAACCATTTATCTTCATCATGAATTTGAATTTTGTTAAAATCTAAAAACATGGCACCTATAAATGATTCAAATAAACAACCTAATTTTTTTAAGTTAGTTCTAGTCTGTTTACTTTCAGCATGTTTCGATAATACAACCCATTCATGTAGTCCCATTTCATATGCCATTTTACCGATAGATTCATTTTTCACAAGTGCGATCTTTTTTTCTGTCATAAAACCTTCATTTTCTTTTGGAAACCTTCTATACAAATAATATTTTGTTATACACTCTAATACGCCGTCACCAACAAATTCAAGTCTTTCATTAGATTTAGTAAACAAGTCAATACAATCATCTGGCTTATCGGCAATAACAATATTATTTTGTTTATTTTCTAATTCTGGACGTTTCAAATAGGATTTGTGTATAAACGCCCTTTTATATAATTGATTATTATGAACTTTATAAGGAACGTTATATTTAGCCATTATCTCTTCTATTTTTTCTACTGATATTAATTTATTTAGGGGATTGTAAGGATCAAACACGTAAGTTTCTTCTCCATTTGTATTTTTTTCAATTCGGATATCTTCATCGGCGTTTATACTCATTGTTATTGTTGTTATTGTTGATAAGGTTTTATGTATTTTAAATTTATCAATTTTTTTTAAAAAAAATATTTAGTAAGTATATAAAATAATGGTTTTATCTACTACAAAAAAAGCTGCTTCTATTGCCAGTATCACTAACCGAAACTCAGGAGGAGGAAGCAAGAAGGCTGGATTACCTCATCTTGTTGCCCGTGATGCTTTTGCTTCTGTACACATGAAAAACACTCACCAAACAATGCGTCTCCTTAAGATGCCCTTGGTAAGCACAACAAAGGCAACCCGACCCGTATCTATGATTTCTGCCATAAAATTAAGATAATTTAATTACAAAACAATATAATAGTTTTGCTATTATATTTTTTAAAATATGAAAATTATTTTTGATGAAAGAGAAACCCCTTTGTATGAGCAATGTAGCTCAATAATTTCAAGTCAACCAACTCCCAGTTATGCTGAGCTATATAAAGAAGTTTTGCCCTTAGGTGATATATTAATTAAGACAGACGAGAACCTAGACCTCTTATTGATTGAAAGAAAGTCATTTTCAGACCTTATAGCTTCAATTAAAGATGGACGATACGAAGAACAATCCTATCGTTTGCTTCATTCTAGCAATTTTCCATTACATTCCATTATTTATTTAATAGAGGGTATGTTTTCACAGATAAATAATCCATTAGAAAAAAAAATGATATATTCTGCTATGACCTCATTAAATTTTTTCAAAGGATTTAGTGTATATAGAACAGCTCATTTAAGGGAGAGTGCAGAGTGGTTATTAAACATGATTGATAAGATTGAGAAGGAATTTAATAAGAATAAACTTCCCTACTACCTAACAAACCCATTTTTAAAACAGTTTCAAAAAAGAGATGAAGAGAACCTATCAGAAAATCAAGAAAAAATACCCCAAAATCAAGAAAATTATTGCAGTGTAGTTAAAAAGGTGAAAAAGGACAACGTAACACAAGATAATATAGGCGAAATTATTTTGTGTCAAATACCAGGTATAAGTTCAACAACGGCTATTTCCATTATGAAACCTTATAAAAACTTTTATGAATTTATGGAATCTGTAAAGAATAATCCTTCATTGCTGGAGAACCTGACATACGAATCTAAAGGAAAAACACGAAAAATAAGTAAAACGAGTATAGAAAGTATTAAAAAATATTTGTTTAACATGGAATCAAGTTAAAGAATATCTTTAGGAGGAGGAAACAGTGAAGGTGCAGAAGGGTCGAAAACTGTTTTAGGATTAAAAAATACAGGTTTTCTAATTTCGTTTCCTTCATATTTTCCTGATTCTACCATTTGTTGAGTATAGGTAGTCCCTGCCCAATTTTCGTCCATTGGATTATCGCTAATTTTTCTTGATCCAGTGCTATCATGTAAAGCATCTAGTTGTGTATACTCTCCAATATGTTGTCCATGTGCATCAAAACCAGCATAAGCATTTTTGTTATAAGGTAAATTATCACGTGTAGAGTCTATTACTTTTACTGCTTCATCAATCTTTTTTAAATCATCTTCTGTAAGATTATTACCAGTGGGTAATCCTCCTTCCATTTCAAAGGGACTTGGACGTATACGGTATTCGTCTTTACCTTGTGCGTTATTTTCATGTTGTAAAAATAAGACAGGACAATCCACACCTTTTTCTTTTTGTATTTCTAAATAATTGATATATTCATCTAAATTAAAAAAAGGTATTGGGTTTGAATCGCTAATTGGTTGATTGGAATTGTATAGTAATAATACATTTCCTTTTTTTACAAGCATATTAGGACATTTACTTGATACGTTTACCATACTTTCTTTTGATGAATAGGGGTTGTTAAAATATACAGTTACATACAATCCAATAATAAATATGATAATTAGGATAAGTGTAATTATTTTGCTTTTAGAATTCATTATATATTTTACCTACATAAAATATTCAAATTATTTAGTAGTAAATTGTTTATAGGTATAGTATATATGGCAAAAGAAAAGATAGAAAAGAAAAGCAAGAAGACATTAAAGAAAAAGAGTGTAGGTAGAAAGAATAAAAAAACAACGAATAAATCTGTAAAAAAAGCTAAACAAGATAAAAAGAAATCAAAAAGTAAAAAGAAGGTTAGTAAAGAAGAACCTACTTACGTTGAATCTATTTTTTCTTCTTTTCATACAGAAGATATCCCTACACATGAGTCAGTAATGGAAGAAAAGAAAAAGAAAGAACCCGTAATAGTTTTATTGTATGCAGATTGGTGTGGACACTGTCAACGATTAAAACCTACTTGGGAAAAAACAAAACATGAGTTGATTGGTTCAAATATGTTAAGTGATGATAACTTTTATGAAATTGAAAGTGCATTAATGGACGAGGAACTACCAAAATTAAACGAATATGTAGAAATAGGAGAACCAGTAATGGTTCAAGGGTATCCTACCATTGGAAAAATACAAGGAAAACAGTATATACAATTTACAGGTGATAGAGATGAAGACAAACTTAAAGCCTTTATGGGTGGCAAGTAAATTACAATTACTATTTAAAAACATAATTATTTAAATAGTAAGTATGGATGACAAAATATTTATGATTTTTGGATATATGGGTTCAGTAAATGCATGTTTAATGATGTTACCACAATTATATTTAACAATAAAAAAAAGGTCATTTGAAGATTTATCTATGAATATGATTTTTATGAATTTGTTAACTCAAATGTGTTTTTTGCCTTACACTATTCATTTCAAATTATATCCGTTAATAACAGTTAATTCAGTTTTATCATTGAGTGATTTAATAATTATTTACTTTTATTATTTTCACGATTCAACCAAAGACCCTCTTTTTTTGAAAGATTCATTAGTTGAAAGTGAATAGAAAGTTTGTTATCTGTTTAATATATATAATGTTACATTTAAAACCTATAATATTAAAACATTTAACCTTATCGGTAATAGCACCACATGGAATTACAGATATAGTGCACGGAAAACAAGAAGATAAAATAAATAATTTATTAATAACATATTCTGGAACAGTAGGAACAAGTTATTTATTATCAAGTTTGGATTTAGATTCTGTGATTAATTTTACTTTTTTTATTTTATCAATCGTGCATTTTAGACGTGATATGCCAGAAATTAATGGAATTCCCAAATATGTATGGAGTTTCTTATTTTTACAATTCTGTATAATGAATTCTCCAAATTTATTTTTTTTATATATGGTTTTTATGCATGTCCCGCATCATTATAAATTAAATTGGAATTATATCAAAAAGGATAAAAAATTAAGTCTATCATTGATATTGTTTTCTACTTTAATCATTGAGATGTTTGGACAAAATATAGATATATTTAATATTAATGAATCATTTATGAGTGTAATTAAGGGTATAATAATGAGCCATGTGATATATGAAGAAATGAATATATTTGAACAAGAAAAAATTGATTTTTAGATTAATTACAAGGTGTAAATAATCTAAACGATATTTTGTTTATAAGAATATGACAGAAAAAAAGAAAGCAAAGATTAGTATTGTAAGATCCTTTCGTTTGATTGATTTTCAGTTTTACGATAAAGAGAATGCAGAAAGTAGTGATGATAGTTCAGATGAAGAAAAATACAAAATAAAGAGAAATGAAAAGGAATTCATTATTCAAATGTTTGGTATTAATGAGAAGGGGGAAACATGCTGTCTTTATATAAACGATTTTCAGCCATTCTTTTATGTGAAAATTGGTGATAAATGGGGTCAATATGAAGCTAACCAATTAAAAGATGACTTGTCAAAAAGAGTATCTGGATTTTATAGTGAGTCTATTGTTTCTTGTAAAATAGTAGATTTTTATAAATTATATGGATTTTCTGGTGGTAGAAAAAATAAATTTGTAAAGCTAGTTTTTAATAGTATCTCTGCTATGAATAAATACAAAGGATTGTGGAATCAATATATTAATAATGAACAGGTAAGAAAAAATCTGAAGTTTAAAAATGTGGAATTAGAATTATACGAAAGTAATATTCCACCACTTTTAAGATATTTTCATATTAATAATATTAGTCCTTCTGGTTGGGTAAATATTAACACATCTAAGGTAGGTAAAGTAACTGTAAAAACTACAACATGTAAATATGAATATGAAACATCTTTGAAAAATGTTATTCCTTTGCCTGATAAAGAGTTGTCAGTGCCATATAAGATATGCAGTTTTGATATAGAGGCGAATAGTAGTCATGGTGATTTTCCTATGCCTATTAAAACTTATAAACGATTAGCAACAAATGTTATTGATACTATATTGAAACAAAGAAAATATTTGAATGAGGATAAAATGAAACAACTATTAAAAAAGTTGCTAATGGCAGGATTTGGATATGATAAATTTGAAGATATAGATTTGGTATATCCGAAAGTAGAAAAGAGCAAGGAAGTAATTAATGGATTAATAGATAGATTGTTAGGAACATCTCTCAGTAAATTTAAAAAAGAAACAGGGGAGGATAATAGTTATCTAATACAGATTGATTCATTTTTAGAAAAGGAAACCGAAAATGGTGGTTATAATGGGGAAGAAGATAATGACAATAATGATCAAAATTGTGAAGAAATAGATACAGAAAATATAAGTAATAAAAAAGGTCCAAAATACAAAAAAACTATACAACTAGTTGATATTGTTTATGACGAAAAGTTTACCAGAGATGAACTTATACAAATATTAGACGAAACATTAACTACGAGCTTTCCAAAATTAAAAGGCGATGAAGTGACTTTCATAGGTTCTACATTTATGAATTATGGAACAAAAGAACCCTATTTAAATCATTGTTTAGTAGTAGGAAGTTGTGATGACGTGGAGGGTTCAGTTATAGAGACAGTAAAAAATGAACGTGAAATATTATTAAAATGGACAGAATTAATTCAAAAGGAAGACCCAGATATAATAATTGGATATAACATTTTTGGTTTTGATTATGAGTTTATGTTTCGCAGGGCGCAAGAAAATAATTGTGCTTTGGAATTCTTGAAGTTGTCAAGGAAGAAAAATGAAATATGCGCAGTTCCAAAAAAGGGGCTTGGTTTTGAAGGTTCAGACCTATTAACACAAAATGATTATAACTTAGAACATACAAAGATTGTGTTAGCCAGTGGAGAATATGACCTACGATATGCTAAAATGTCAGGTAGATTACAAATAGATATGTATGCATATTTCAGAAGAGATTTTAATTTATCATCATATAAATTAGATGATGTTGCTGGAAATTTCATTAGTGATAGTGTAAAAAAGGTAAAAAATGTGACACACGATGAATATGGAGAAGTAACTGAATTATATAGTAAAAATTTAATGGGTTTACATGTGGGTGACTTTATACATATAGAAATCACTGGGTTTACATCAGATTATTATAACAAGGGGGAAAAGTTTAAGGTATTGGATATTGAATTAAACAGAGAGGAAGATGGTAAGAATTTCAATGTAATTACAATAAAAGGTAATCTAGATTTAACAATGGAGAAATCTATAAAATGGGCTATGGCAAAGGATGATGTTTCGCCTCAAGATATTTTTAGATTAACCAAGGGTTCTTCTAGTGATAGAGCTGTAGTAGCAAAATATTGTATTCAGGATTGTAACCTAGTGCATCATTTAATGAACAAGATAGATGTAATAACTGGTTATATTGAGATGTCCAGAATTTGTAGTGTTCCTATAAGTTTCTTAGTGTTTCGTGGACAAGGAATTAAACTGACAAGTTTTGTTGCAAAAAAATGTAGAGATAAGGAAACTCTAATGCCTGATTTGGAGAAACCTAGATATGCTGAAGGATATGAGGGTGCAATTGTATTGCCTCCCAAATGTTCAATGTATATGGATAATCCAGTAGCTTGTGTAGATTATTCATCATTGTATCCGTCTTCCATGATTAGTCAAAACTATTCACATGATAGTAAGGTTTGGTCAAAGGAATATAATTTAAAAGGTGACTTGATAAAGATTACAGGCGAAAGGGATAAAGATGGCAATTTCATATATGATAATTTGGAAGGATTCAAGTATATTGATATTGAGTTTGATACATTTAAATATTTAAGAAAAAGTCCAACATCTCGTGCTGAAAAAACCAAAGTGGGAACTATGATTTGTAGATGGGCACAATTTCCAGATAATAAGAAAGGAATTATGCCTTCTATTTTAGAAGAGCTTTTGAAAGCAAGAAAAGACACAAGAAAAATGATAAAAACAGAGAAAGACCCTTTTATGCAAAATATATTGGATAAAAGACAATTAGGTTATAAGGTGACAGCAAATTCTTTATATGGTCAATGTGGTTCAAGGACATCTACTTTTTACGAAAAAGATGTGGCCGCATGCACTACAGCAACCGGTAGAATGATGATTGTTTATGCAAAGAGAATCATTGAAGAAGTATATGGAGATAATACTTATCATACCAAAGATGGTATAGTAGCAACCAAAGCAGAGTATGTTTATGGTGATACGGATTCTGTATTCTTCACATTTAATTTAGAAGACCCCAAAACTGGGGAAAAAATAAAAGGACAACGAGCATTAGAATTGACAATAGAAATAGCACAAGAAGCAGCAGATTTATGCACTATGTTTTTAAAACCACCAATGAAACTAGAATATGAGAAAACACTAATGCCTTTCATATTACTATCTAAAAAGAGATATGTAGGAATGCTTTATGAAGAAGATCCAAATGTGGGATATATGAAATTTATGGGATTGTCTCTAAAAAGGAGAGATTCTTGTGATTATTTAAAAGACGTATATGGTGGTATATTAAATATTCTGATGAAAGAAAACAATATTGAAAGCGCTTTGAAATTTCTAAACGATTCATTGATGAATTTAATTGAAGGTAAGGTGAACATGGATAAGTTAGAAATAACCAAAGCATTAAGAGGTTATTATAAGAATCCTAGTCAAATAGGACATCGTGTGTTGGCAGATAGAATAGGACAAAGAGACCCAGGAAATAAACCAAAACCTGGTGATAGAATGAAATTTGTATTTATTGTAAATGATAAACCGAAGGCACTAATGGGTGATAAAATAGAAACACCTGAGCATATTATTAGTAACAAACTAAAAATAGACTA